GATGTCCGGTCGGAAGCGGCAAGTGATCGTGCCGCTGAGCATCTCCTCGTTCGCGGCGTACCACGTCGACATGAGACCGCTGTACCAGTCGAACATGTCACTGAAGTCCTGCGGACGGTTGCTCCCCTTCGCGTACGACGTGCTCGCGCTGCTTGAACCGAAGTTGAACCGCGTCTCCGCCTCCATGCGGCGAATGCCGAAGCGGTGGACGCTCTGAAGGTTGACGTGGATGCCGTAGACGAGTTCCTGGAACTCGTTCGGCATGGACGGGAACCTGATGCGGAAGAAGTTGACGACGTCGTTGTCGGAGAAGCCGAGGTCATCGGTGAACACCTCCTCCGACTCGAGGATGTGCTGTGGAAGCGTGGTGAAGCTGTCGCGATCGTACGGGCGCTGCCGGAAGATGAGCGCCATCACCGGATGCGTGGCGACCTGCGCGTAGTCGGTCTGGTCGAACTTGCCCTTGATCGATGCGAAGGTCGATCCGGTGGCGAGACGCTGTACCAGCGTCGACTGCCGCGAGGCATCCGAATCGGTCAGCACCCCTGTCGCGTACCCAGCCAACTGCTTGAGCACGTCCGTGTACTCGGTCTGGTACTCACGCACGTCGAAGAAGAACTCGTTCACGACCTTGTTCGCGTAGCTGTTCAACAACACCCACACGTTGCCGGACTGTGCGACCGAGAACACCTCCGGCAACGAGTAGCCAAACATCGCCGGCTGAACGAACGACGTGACGTCGATCAGCGATGCGAGAGGCGTCGGCGTGTCCGTCTGAGTCATGAGCTGCCACTGCGCCGCCACGACCTTCGACCCGGTTGCTTGTTGGTTGTAGAAGAGGTCGAGCAACGTGAGCACGTGCTCGAGAGGGCTGCCGGCCGACTGCGTGGAGAAGAGCTGCTCGATCCACTGCTGCGTGAAGAGCGTGTTCTCGATCTCCGCGAACGCCTGGTCGAACACCGTTGCGGTCCTGCTGAAGATGACACCGAGGTCTGCGCCGCTGACCATGGTGGTCTCGACATCAGGCCCACCTTCGGATGCAGTGGTGCGGAACGGTCGACCGATGATGCCGTAGGTCAGCAACGTGCAGCTGAGCGGGTCATCGTTGTACGTCGCACGGTCGCTGGCGTAGAGGAAGACGAGATCGCCTGGCCGCATGATGTCGACGTACTCGGGCAGAGACGGAGCACGTGGACGCAGCGTGAACGAAAACACGCCGAACGGACCCTCGACGTCCTTGTTCCAGTTCGCCGAGAGTACGTCGCTGAAGCCTTCATCGTCAGCGAGCCACTGCGCGTTGCCTTGCTTGAAGACCTTGGCGAACTCGTTGGCGGTCGAGACACCGAGCAGACCGGTCACGTTGTAGTTGCCCGAACGAGGCACCCACAGCACGTGGAACACGCTGTTGACATCGTAGACCTTGCTGAGCCTGGCGTTGACGTGGATCTCTTCGCTCTGCGCTTCAAACGCAGAGACGCCAGCAAGATCATCGTCGCTCAAGCCTGAGTTCGGATCCGGCATCAGCCGACTCCCTTCTTGTTGAAGTTCTGACCGGGCGCGCCGCCAGGCACGATGCGACGAGCCACGGAGACGCGCGTGTCGTGCACGAAGATGTGGACATCCATGCGATCGCCGCGGTCATTGCGCGAGATCGGCGCGGACGGCGTAGACGACGTTCGACCACCCTGACCCTGCACAGCATCGTCGTGTGTCTCGCCGCTCGGTGGAGACGCTTGTCCAGGTGCCGCTGGCCGCTTGATGCCGGTCATGATGTCACGCTCGCCGCCGTTCATCGTCGACATCGGATCGACGACAGCTGGCTTCCCGTCAACATTCTTGCGTGCTTCGAGGTGGAGGTGCGGCTTCGAGTTCTTGTTGTTCTTCGCGACCGTGCCGATGCACTGGCCTTGCGTGACGCGTAGCCCTTTCTTCAGGGTCGCATCGAAGTTGATGTGCACGAAACGGTAGGTCACTTTGTTGTCGCCGAGCATCTCGCCGACGTAGCCTTCATCAGGGCTACCAGCGATTGCCAACACCGGCGTCTGCGTCAACCACGTACCGTCGACCGGCGCGTAGACCTTCTCGCCTGCCTGACCGCTGCCGACCACGATGTCACGCGCCATGTGGCGCGCGCCGTTCGGATCCGTCGGTCGTGAAGGACGCCAGCCGGGCAGGTAGCCAGGTGGACTCTGCTCACCAGGACCGGTCGGCCATGCGTCACGCTTCTGACCGTAGCCTTCGTCACCGTAGTTCCTCGGGATCGGGACGTTGATGTCGCCGATGTCGATGACGGTTTCAACAGGAGGCTGCGTGCGGAAGCCGCCTTGCGCGCGGCCTTCCTCTCGGTTCTCAATGCCGCCGATGCCGCCACCACGTGATGCGCCGTAGTTCTCGTCCACGTCGATGCGGTCGGTAGCGTCGGCGCCCTTGTAGCTGCCGCTGACAGCCGAACCGATGACCTCGCCTTCTTGCTTCGGCAGAAAGCTGGCCTCCTTGTCACCTTGGAGCGCCATCGGACTACCGATGTTGCGCCCCATCATCGAACGCAACGCTTCGGTTGGACCGCTCACGCCACCTTGCACACGAAGAGCACGCAGCATCTCCTTGATGTCGGTCGGCTTGTACCCAGGCAACATGCGCGAGAGCAGGATGTACGCGCGATTCAAATCCGCTTCGGTGCCACTCACCATGTACGCGCGCACGAAGCCAAGATTCGTGTAGCGTTTCAGCACGTCCTCGAGCCCGACGCCGCCAGCAGCAGCGCCGAGGTCGACGCGTGCTTGCGCATCGAAGTAGCCACCACCACCGCTCAGACCACCGGCTTGCAGCGCCATGATCTGCGCGAGGCCGCCACCTTGACCGCCTTGCAGACCTTGAAGCGTCGCGACCATGCTCATGTGCGCGGCGCTGTCTCCTTGAAAGCGCGCTCCCATGTTGCCAACGAACGTCTCCGTTGCGAGCAGACCTTCCTTGTCGATGTTGCCGCTGGTGATTCGCCGCGCAGCAGCCGACAACGCGGTGAACGCTTCACCCCAGCGACCGCGATCCAGGTTCGTCCCGATCGCCACGGCGAGTACATCAGCGAACGTGCGCCACTCGGTTTCGCCGGCCTTGAATTTGATGTCGTTCACGCCGTTCTTGTCGACGGTGCCACCGCCTTGAACGAGCGTGCGCATCAAGTCGGCACCCTTGTCAGCCAGCCCGTAGCGTCCCTGGATGGCAGCGAGCGGGTCAGCGGCGTAGCTGCCGTAGGACGACGCGCTGATCTGCATGTTCGCGTACTCGGGCAGCGTGATGCCGACCTGCTGAAGGAACTTGTGACCAGCCTCCTGCTCGGCGACGCCACGGAAGTTGCGTCGCGCGTCGCGACCACCGGAGCGGAACACGTCGAGTGACTGCTTCATGTACTCGTCGCTCGCCTGCGCGTACTCCGCGCCGAGACCGAAGAGCTTGCCGACGACCGGGATGCTGCCGAGCGCTTGGTTGAGGAACTGATAGACGCCAGTGCGGTGGAAGTCGGTCTGGATCATGTTCGCGAAGCTGCTCATCGGAAACTGATCCGCGAAGCGGAGACCAGCCATCATCGACTGGCCCCACGTCTCCTGACGCTGCGGTGCGTTCGGCGAGACGAACTGACCATTCGGTCCACGCGGTGGCGAGCCAGAGCCCGGTGCGCCTGACGGACCACCAACGCCGCCACCGCCGCCGTTGGCGACGGCAGCGATGAGCGCTACGAAACCTTGCTGCAACGTCTGCTGGATGTGAGAAAGCGCCGTGAGCATCTGCTGCGCTGGTGCTTGACCAGGCGGCAGCTGCGACGGCGCCATCCCACTACCCAGCGTGTGACCGCTGAGCGCTGACGACATCGCACCTTGAAACGCCTGACCGAGCACGGTTGCGCCGCGCTCGGCAGACTGCTTGAGAGCATCGAGGTCGATGCCTACCTGGAGTTGGATGTCGTCAGCCATTGCTACTGCTCCTTGTTGTAGTCGTCGCTGAAGCCATCACCCATCGCTTCCGTGAGCCAGTCCGGCAGCTCTTCATCGAGCAGCTGGTCCGGCGTCTTTGGAGGCTCTGGTGCAACGGGTTCGACGATCGGCATCGCAGCCGCAGCAGCCGGCGGCGTGCTGCCACCGCTCTTCTTCGGCTTGAGCCACGCCTCGAACACCTTGCGATCTGCCTCGTTCTTGAACGCCTTGCTGAAGTCCGGCGCGGCGCCTTTGGCGATGTCCTTCTCCCAGGCATCGACGACCTCGTCACCGGTGCGCGTGAACTGAACACCGTCCTCGAGCGTCTGCGTCGGGAACGCTTCGCCCGGGTCCATCTCGATCGCATCCTTCAGGTACTCGATCATCAACTCCTCCATCGTGTACTCAAGCAGCAACGGGTCCTTGCTCGGGCGGTTGTACTTGCGGCACCACCACCGCTGCAACCAGTCACGCTTGAGCTGGTTCGCAGCTATCGACCTGAGCAGTTCGAGGTCATTCGACCACGCGCTTGCTGCGAAAGGAGTTCTCCCACGACCTCACGTGGTCCCACACCTTGCGCAGTGGGCTTGCGTCGAAGAACGCCTCCGGGGTCCACCACTTCGGTGTGTCCGTGAGGACCACCGAGCAGTACGCCACGATCTCGTTGAGGAAGTCGATGTCCGCCGGAACGCGCTCGCCACCGTTGAGGCGAGCCTTGATCACGGCGATCCGCTGCACCATGCCGATGTTCGGCCGCTGCGCGGTGAACGTGCCGGAGAGCTTCTTGCCGGTCTCCGGGTTCGTCCACTCCATCGTGAAGGTCAGCTCAGTCTCCAGCTTCTTCTCGCCGTTGGCCTCGCTGACGTTCACGATGGTGATCACTTCGGTGCCTTCACTCTTCTCTTCGCTCATCTCGTGTCTCCTCTTCTACGAATGTCGGGTTGTGGGTTGCTCTACGGCGTGACCTCGCTCTCGTCCATCGCGCGGATCGCGACGAACGTGACGTTCTGACCGACGATGCCTCGCGCGGTCACGCTGAAGTTGTACGACGCCGTCTTCACCTGCTGGAGCAGGTGGATGATCTTGCCGCTGACGTGGTCCTGGAGCAGAGCATCGACACCCTGGAGCCGCAGGATGTCGGCGAACTTCGGGAAGATGTTCTGCTCCTTGAGCGAGCCGGGACCGTCGACGTCCGTGCTCGGACCGACCGCGATGGTGCGGAAGATCTGCGCGGTGAACGTGACACGGTAGCCGACCGGCGCATGCTCGCGCACCTCCAGGTGATCGAGCGTGTCGACCGGCTCGTAGATGATCTCCTCCGAGCCGGACACGCCTTGCGCGAAACCGACGATGCCGTCGTTGTACTTGAAGATGCAGCGTGCACCCGAGAAGACCCGGGTGCCGGTGCCTGTGGGCAGTGCTGGACGCGACATGGACTTGCTCCCTTCTGGTTATGCCGCGACGCCGCTGATCTGCGCCGGCACGAGCACGATGGTGGTGAGGATGAAGTTGATGCCGGGCGTCGGGCTGACGGTGACGTTGACCGTCATGACGTCGCCGTTGATCGTCCAGTTGACGTTGCGCCAGGCGTTGATGACCTTGCCGTTCACGATCGAATCGGTGATGGCGCCCGCATCCTTCAACGGCTGCATCACCTTCGCGACCGTCGCCGGCACCGTGCTCCCGAGCGCCACGGTACCGCCGCGACCGACGTACGTGTCTTCGAGCGTGGTGCGGAGGTTGAACGAAACGAGCTTCCAGATCTGGACGATCGTCTCTTCGACGTAGGCGTCGTTGTCCTGCTTGGTGTACGTCGTCTGCATCTTGTCGAAGCGGAAGCCCTTCGACGCGAGATTGTTGATGACGTTGACACCGTTGAGCGTCAGGTTCGTGACGTCGTCGTTGTTCGACTCCGACCACGACGAGTCGCTGCTCACGCCGAGGACGCTCGGGTACTTCCACGTGAGCGGCTCACCGAGGTTCGCTCCGGCGCGCATGCCAGCCGCGACAGCCGCCGCCGACCACTCGGCGAAGAATGGAAGCGTGCCGTCCGCCGTCTTGAGGCGCTTGGCCTTCTGACCGAAGAGGCAGAGGTGCTCGGAGTTCTGTGTGTTCGCCGTCAGGACGAGGTTCGTGAGCGTCGCGCTCTGCCCCATCCAGATCTGGCACTCGTTCTTGCCGAGCGTGCTCGAGACGAACTTGCCATGCGCGACAGCCGCGGCAGCGACCGACGCGAAGGTGAAGGTGTCCGGTGCCGTGCCGTCCGCGCTGACCAGCGGCACAAGCTGGTTGATGCGCGTACCGCGCAGCGCGGTGAAGCCAGTGACCCAATCGGTGTTCGCCGAGCTGCCCTTGGTGCCACCGGTCAGGCCGGACGTCGTGACCGCCGCGGTGATCGCCTGCGCGAGCGTCACGGCAGCGCTGATGATCTGCGACTGGTTGTTGATCCAGTCACCGATCTCCCAGTTGACGGCCATGATGTTGACCGGCGACGCCTTGATAGCGACCGCCGACTGGAGGTCGACGTTCGCCGGGTTGAAGCTCGCCGCGTTGCTGACGATCGACGTGACCGAGTAGACCTGCACACCGTTCGGTGCGTAGGCCGCGATGAACTGGAGCATCACCGCGAGGTTCGGGAAGTCGGCGAAGTTGAGCGTCAGCGCTTCGTTCGCACCACCGCCGGTGATGTTGGTGGTCAGCTGCGTCGCCGTCGTGGTGAGCGTCGCCGCCGAGCCGGCGCCGGTGTACTGGATCGCGAAGCGCGCCGTGGTTCCGAGCGTCGGAGACGTCTCGGTGACGGTCGTGCCGAACGCATCGATGTCGGTCACCGTCACGACGCGCTGCGAGCCAGACGGGACGGTGATGCCGACCTGGATGTTGTTCGCGAGCAAGCCGTACTTGCGCGACGTGAACACGAACGGCGCAACCGTGCGAGCCGCCTGCGTGGAGTTGTTGACCTTGTAGCAGACGATGGCCGCCGCACCGTTCGGGATGCGCGGGTCGTTGCTCGGGTCAGCCACCATCGCGGCAGCCTCGACGATGTCACCGCTCTGGTAGAACTGCTTGACGGCGTCGGCAGAGTTGAAGACCTGCACCGTGCGCGGCTGACCACCGTCAGCCGTGCCGATCAGGCCGACGATACCGAGACCTGCGAGGATGATGTTCTGGAACTGGGAGGCATCGATCTTCGTCGCCGCACCTGGACGAACGAGGACCGCGCCATTGAACAGTACACGCTTCGACATGATGGCTCCTTTCTGTTAGTGGTCGCGGAAGATCTCGTCCCAGGCATCGACCGTGGCGCGCTCGACCTTGGTATACGCGCGCATGGACGCCTGCATCACCGGGTTGCGGATCTGCTTGACCGAGAAGTAGACGTTGAGCGGCACGGCGTTCGGATCGTCGTACTGCTTCTGCAACTCGACACGCGCCGCCTCCTCCTCCGGCAGCGTCACCGCGTAGTGCTGCTGCCCTGGGAACTGACGTCCGACAACCGGACGAGTTGCCGGCGCCGCCTTGGCCAGCGGTTCCTGCTCTTTGGTCTTGACATCATCGGACATGGGTGCCTCCTATTCTACACTGGATGCCGGGTGGGTTCTACGGGCTCGGTACCGGCGTCTGGGTTTTCACCCCACCGGCCAGCGCCTCGACGACGAGGTCGAGCGACACGATCTTGGCCGCCTCCTCGGAGAGGTTCCAGTCGAACAGGGTCAGGTACTGGAGCTGGATGGTCCGGTAGAAGCCCTTGACCGGATGCAGCTCCTGGTCGTATTCCAACGCCTGCCCGCTCACGACGAGGTTGTGGATGTCGTAGAGCTGCGAGAGCTGGAGCTTGTTCGAGAGGAAGATGAAGCGGACGACGTTGTACAACAGCAACGTCAGCTCGTCGTCCGTCGACGCGATGTAGATCTGCGTGGTCGACCGCAGCGGCACGGCCTTGGCCTGACGCTGGGTGAGCTTCTGGCCACCACCGAACGTGCCGAACTGCTCCACGCCGACAGCGTCGCCAAGGAACGCGAGATCGGTCGCCTCTTCCTCGGACTGGCTGATGACGGTGATGAGCGGCAGGTGGACGTCTTCCTGCGGCCAGTTGACGCCCACGTAGAAGTTCTTGTGGTCGCGTAGGTACTCCTTGAAGCGCTTGATGGTGTCCTTGGTCGTGAACGCGAACAGCTCGTCGATGAGCGAGTTGGTGTCGATCGTGCGCCGGATCTCCTGGAACACGAAGCCGATGAGCTGCGCGAACACGTACTCCGGGATACGCATGCCGAGCGGCTGGTTCGCCGGCACGGTGTAGTTGTTCTCGCGGTTGTAGCGATCCTGGTCGATGGTCACTTGAACCTCGCTTTCAGTCCGACGCGACGGAAGCTGTCGCCGATGACGTGGTTGATGTCGCGCTTCAGCTGATCGAACACCTTGCGGAAGATGCCGAGACCCTGGAAGCCAGGATGCCACCAGGACATCGCGTCACTCGCAGCCGAGATGCGGCGGATCGTCTTGAACGAGCCGCTGCTCACGCCACGCGTGCGCGACATGATCATGTTCGCGTGGATGCTGGTCTTGTGATGCACCTGTGTGGTGACCTTCTTGTCACCGAAGGTCAGCTCACGCTCGAAGCTCTTGGGCGCTGCACCATGAACGTTGGTCCGCACGCGGATGTCGTCGCTCTCGATCTTGTTGGCCTTCTTGTAGAGGCTCTTGAGCACGTTCTTCGGCACGCCGTCCTTGCCTCCGAAGAAGCGCCCGTACGGTTGGTGCGTGAAGGGCACGTCGATATACGGCGCGCCCTTCTTCGAGAAGTGCTTCGCATACGGAAGCATCTTGGCTTTGATGTCGAACGAGTTCACGCCGCCGTCCAACGCCAGCACGGTCGGGTCCTTGATGTGGACCTTGATGCCGTGCTCGTCCACTGTGATGGCGTGCGGATCCTGGATCGCCTTCTTGTACGCGGCAGCCTGGCTGTGCAGCTTCGTGTCGGCCTCCATCGTGACGCGATCGACGATGAGCACGACGAGCTTGGGCTTCGCGTCGGCCAACGCCTTCTCGACAGCCGGACGCAGCTTCGCGTGGATCGCTGCGCTACTGCTTGAAGGGATCTTGATATTGAACTTGAGCGGCATCTTTGCTCTCGTCACGGATGAGGAACGCGAACCGAGCTACTGCTTGCGTGGGGAACTCGTAGTGGACTCCTTCGACGGTCGAGTCGCGGTGGTGGTGCACGAGGTCTTGAACGACGTACCGCGGCCTGCACGTGTACGCCACCGAGTACGTCGAATCGCCGTCGGGACGCCCGGTCGTGATGAGCCAGGTGATGCCGGTGCCGAGCACGCTCACCTGAAAGTCTTGACCTGCGATGTAGCTGCGCAGCGAGCCGTCACGCGCCTTCCACGTCACGGCTTCGATCTCGAGTGGGGCGAACTTGAACACGTCGCTGGTGACGTTGCGCTGCCGCGTCACCATCTCGAAGAAGCGCACCGTGCCGTTCTGGAGCGTCAGCCTGTCCCAGTAGTTGATGCGCTTCTCCGGCAGCGCGGTGACCATCATCTGACCAGGGTCCCAGCGACCGTACGCGTGGAAGGCTTGCTGCATCGAGATGCCGGTCATCAGCATCGGCGTGATCTCGGACGCGTAGTAGAAGAAGCCAGAGCCATCGCAGATGGTGCAGTTGATGTCGTGCTGCCGCGTCTTCTCGTCGTTGCTCCGGTTCGGGCACCACATCGCCTTCTCCCACTGCACGCTGTAGCCTTTGTCGGCGAGCATGCGCGTGAAGGCATCACGGTCGAAATCGACCGTCTGGTTGTCGAACGACGGTGCCCAGGTACCAGCTGGTGACGGCTTGCCGATGGTGACACCACCGACCTGGACGGCTCCCATGCGGATGACCTTCATGGCTACACGCTCGCCATCAGGATGCCGACGTACTGCTCGCGAATCTGCGCGAGCATGCCGTCCTGCGGGCTGTGCGGCGGCAAGCCGAGGTCGGCGTTGTACGCGTCGATGCGCGCCTTGAACGCTGGCAGCTGGTAGCTGCGGCTCTGCGACAAGCCATCGACGCCTTGGCTCGTAGACGTGACACCAAGCGGCGTCACGGTGTCGCTGAGGATCGTCAAGATGTCGATCGCCGCCCACTTCATGATCGAGTCGGCGACGATGCGCGGAATCTGATCCGGGTTGAACCCGGAGACGTAGTCGACCTCCCACAGATGCGGCACGTATGTGCGACCGCTGAAGAATGGCAACCACTCCATGCCTTGGCCGATGGAGATGGTTGCGAGCGAACCAGCGGTCGGTACGAGGTGGATCTGCGAGTGCTCGAGTTGGATACGGACGTACGTGGACGGGAACACCTGGACGGTCTGTCCAGGCGTCACCACCGCACGCACTTCTTGAACGCTCTGCGCGGGGAAGCGGAAGAGCTGGATGAAGCCGAAGGCGTCCCAGTCCTGCGAGTGGTAGTCGTGCTTCTCCGCGACGTTGTTCCGTTGGAGAACATCGACGTTGAGCACCTCCTCCAACTTGCCGATGGCGTTCTGGATGAACTCCTCGAACCACTCGTCGGCGAGCGGCTTGCCGTCATCACCCAGGAAGGTGAAGCCTGCGAGGTACTGCTTGCGCAAGTACGCTCCGCTCAACTGCGAGAGCGCGATGTACGGTGAGTAGAGAGAAGGGGGCACGAGCTTCCTCCGCGTTGGTGGTGGCTACTTCGCCTTCGCCTTGGCCTCGGCCTTGGCTTGCTGCTTGGCGCTCGGAGCCGGCACCGGGTCTTCGGCGACCGGCGTCGGTGCCGGCGTCTCGACGACCGTGATCGGCGGCGTCACCGGCTCCGGCTCGGCGACGACGTTGCGCGCCGCGATCTCGGACTGCGCGGCGTTCGCCTTGAGCTGCGCCGCGTCGCGAGCCGCCTGCTCGGCGCGCTCACGCGTCACCTGCTCGCGGCGCGCCTGCACCAGGCGCTCGTCCCACGGCACCTTGCCGCCGCTCTCGAACGCGGTGAGACCGGCGCTCGCGCGCTTCTCGTAGCCTTGCGGCGGGTACTCCTCCGGCAGGTAGCCGGCGGAGACGTATTCCTCGATCGTCGGACCGCGCAGCGGCTCGTGCGCGAGCGTGCGCGCCGTGTTCTCCATGGTCGGCTGCGGCTCCAGCACCCAGCGCAGCGCGTGGAGCTTCACCAGGTCGTCCGCCGAAGCGTTCCACTCGGCCATGCCGTTCTCGTCGAAGTGAACGGTGCCGAACGAGGTGCTGACCTTCTCGCCCTTCAGGTCGGGCGCGTGCAGCAGCACCATCTCGCGCGGCATGTCCGCCTTGACTTGCTCCTCCGGCGTGAGCTGCGGAGCCGGTGGCGAACCGGTCCAGCCGAGCGCGGTGAGCTTCGCCACGTCCTCTTCGGTGGCCTCGACCTCCGCGCAGCCGTGCGCATCGAAGGTGACCTGGCCGAACGAGCACGTCGTGTTCACGGTGTCGCCCTTCAGGTCGCCGCAGTACAGCTTCATCTTCGTGTCACTCATTTCTCTTCTCCTTGAAAAGACAAAGGGGAGCGGGAGATGTTCCCGCTCCCCTCACGGGTTCAGGTCAGCTGCACCTGCTACGCCACGCGGTCGTAGCAGTTCTTGAAGATGACGTGCTTGCGCGGCTGGTAGACGATCGGCATGCCGTACAGCACCTGCGCCCACCGGATCGACAGCGCGATCGTGGCGAGCGGGATCTTCAGCATCGGCGCGAGCTGGCGGAAGCTCACCGCCTGGAGGTTCATCTGCATCATGAACGCGCGCGAGGTCGCCGGCAGATCGGCGTTGAGGTCCGCGTAGAGCGTGGTGCCCGACGCGGCGCGCTTGATCTCGCCGATGAGCTTCTCGGTACCGGCCGCGCCGCCGACCGCCGAGCGGTAGACGCGGTAGCCGGTCGCCGTGTCGCCACCACCGCCGTCGGTGATGGTCACGTTGACGGACTCGCCCGCCGCCGCGATCGCCTGCGCCGAGGACGCGGACGCCGCGGACTCGCCGAAGCGGTTGACCGCGGTGACGCGGTAGCGGAACGTGCCGACGTCCGCCGCGGTGAACAGCGAGCCCGCGGTGGCGCCGGGGTCGGCGACCGCGATGGTCGGCGCGTTCGGAGCGCGCGGCGCGGTCTGCGAGACCGGAGCCGTGGTCTTGCCGATGCCACCGGCGCGCAGGAACTGGTTCGCCTTGAGACGGACCACGCCGGCCTGGGTCTGCACCTCGGACACCGCCATGCCGATGCGACCGTTGACCGGCGCCGGCAGACCGACGCGCTCGCGCGGGTACATCGTCTTGACCATGTCGCTCAGCGCGCGCGGCGCCGCGTACAGGTCGGACGGGACGCCGAAGCCCTCGATCACGAGGTTGCTGGCCTCCTCGATGCGGTCCTCGGTGAGGACACCGCCGCGGAGATCGAGCACGTTCGTGGCGAGCGCGTCGGGATCACCGACGATCTGCGTGTACACGCCGTCGAACGACTCCGGGATGATGTCGCTGTTGCCGCGGAACAGCGCCTGCTCCATCTGCTGGAGGATCCAGATCGCGCCGTTGGTCGTCTCGAGCGCGATCTGGTTGCCGTGCGCCGGCTTGACCAGCGTCTGCACGTGCGTGACCTCGCGCTGCGTGGTGAGGAACTTCACCAGCGCCGACTTGCGCTGGTAGCCGGCGTCCTGGACCTGCGGCAGCTCGCCCTCGCGGGTGAAGCCGCCGTTGTCCATGCCGTACGACGTCTGGACGTTGTACTCCTCGACCGTCGAGTAGGCCGGCAGCTTCGGGAAGTCCCGCCAGAACTGGATGTGCTGCTGGTTGAACGTGAGGATGCGCATGGTCTGCTCCAGCGACTCGACGCGGAGAGCACCACCACCATCCGCGCGCGGCGCCTGGTAGCCGGCGGCGAGCGCCTTGTTCAGAGCCTCGACGTCCGACTCGGTCGCCTGCGCGAAACCGTGGAAGCCAGCGAAGCCCTCGTAGTCCTGCATTCCGATGATACGGGTCATGTTCCTTGTCTCCTTCCTGACCTACTTGCGGAGGTCGTTGACGAGGGCCTTGCGCACCTGAACGGGCAGCGCCTCGATGTTGCGGTGAACTTCGTACTGCGTGACGAGCAGCGAGTCGATCTCGCCGGCCATCGACTTGTTGAACAGCCACTCGGCGACCTTCGCCGGGTGCAGCTGCGTCTCGTCGCCGCCACCGCCGCCGCGCGACGGCTCCTGGATCTCGTCGGCCGACAGGATGCTCTTGCGCATCTGCGGGTTCGGCGAGTTGACCAGCGACTTGATGAGCTTGTTGGTGTCGACGAGCATCTTGCCGATGTCGACGAGGCCCTTGGCGAGCCGGCCGTTGAAGTTGCGCTGGTACGCCTCGCTCTTCTCGAGACGCCCTTCGAGCGAGGCGACCTCGTCGGAGAACGCCTTCTGGAGATCGGCGTAGGCGTCGCTCGCCTGGTCGATCATCGACTCGATGAAGTCCGAGACCTCGATCGCCTTCGCGGTGGTCTCGCCTTCGTCGGCGCGCTCGCGCAGAGACTTCGACATGCCCTTCTTGCCCTTCTTCATCGGCATCGGCGGCTTCTCCTCGGACTCGTCGTCGGACATGTCGTCGCCGTCACCGTCGCCGGAGCCGTCGTCCTCCTCGGACTCGTCGTCGGACATGTCGGCGCCCTTGTTGACGTCGTCCTCGTCGTCCGAGGCATCGTCCGAGGAGCCGTCGTCCGCCTTCGCGACGTCGGCCTTGCCCTTGGGAGCCTTCTTCGAGAGCGGCTCGCCTTCGGTGGAGAGACCACCTTCGGGATCCTGGTCGAGCAGCTCGTCGCCACCCTTGAGGACCGCCTCCTCCAGCTCGTTGAGGCTCTTCAGCAGCGCCTCTTCGCTGACGACGGCCTTGCCGCCCTTCTTCATCTTGTTCTTCTTCATGGTGTTCCTCCGTGGGTGGCAGCTCCTGGGTTAGCCCCAGACCAGGATGACGCCAGCGACGGCCGTCGACGGGATCGGACCGAAGGTCCGCACCGTGCCGCTGAGCGAGGTGACGGTGCAGACGCACGTGGCGCCGGCAGCGCTGACCGCGACGGTATCACCGGGGCGCAGCTCCGCGGCGACGTCCACGACCGCGTTGCCAGCGGTGTCGCTGAACGACGTGACGAGCTGACCGCCGACGCTCACGCGCCGCGAGTCGAGGATGGTGGCCGGCGAGAGGCCGGAGCTGATGCCGGCCGGCGACGGACCGGTGGTGCTGTCCGGGATCTGGAACGAGGCGCCCTGGAGCACCTTCACGACGTTCCGGTTCTCGAACATGTTGATCGGAAGGTTCGGCTTCTGCATTGCTTCTTCTCCTTGCTAGGTGTTGCTGAGGCTACCCGCCGATCTGAGACGCACCGGCGATGGCGATGAACGAGATGTTGACGGCGGCGGTCGCCGCGATGAGCGTGGTGGTACCGGCCGCGGTCGCTTTCCACGCGGAGATGACGAACGCACCCTTGATCGTCGGGTGGTAGTTCCACGAGATGTTCGAGGCGGCGTTCGCGTCCGCTGCCAGGTTCGACAACAGATCGAGGTGGACATTGAAGTTGTTGTGGCCGATGCCAAGGTCGACGACCTTGGTGCCGGTCACCGAGACAGCGCCCCGATGAAACCCGGAGTTGTTGATGTCTCGGAACTGCTGAGCGGGAAACGCAGGCATGGATGGGTTCCTTTCTAGCGGTGCATCGCCAGGCGTACGATGCGCTGACAGGTTGACTTGCTGAGGTGCGGTCGCATCCTGCGAACCTTCTCCACAGCCTCGTTGAACGAGTACGCGGTCTGCCTGACGTACTCGGTGCTCTTGTGCATCGCCTTGCGCTGAGCGCGCTCGACGATGTCGATCGGCGCGAACGCCTTCGACATGATGTCCCAGGAACAGTCGGTGTTCACCGGGCAGTTGGTGATGGCGACGTTCCGCACCGTGGCGCGAACGATGCGGTTGCCGCCGTCGCGCTCACGGACCTTGCCTTCGATCGAGAAGCCGAGCTTGCGTGGCGCACCGCTCTTCTTGAGCGCCTTGGCCAACTCCCAGATCTTGTCGGAGTTCGAGTAGCCGTGAAGGAGGTTGCCTTCCGTCCACCAGCGGTTGCCCTTCACCAGCCGCGCGAGCTTCGGATAGCCAAGCACCTCGCTGGTGCCTTGCTTGTGGTTGTCGTTGAACCACCCCCACGCCACGAACTCGCTGAAGTCGAGCCCCTTCGCTACCACGACCTCTTCCTGCCGATCGAGCGTCTCGGTCGAGCAGTAGCCGCCGATCGGTCGTGTCTGCTCGATGTCCTCCTTCGAGCCGCTCTTGTAGAGCACCTCGAAGCCGCTGGTCGCAGTACCCGGCACGTACATGGAGAAGTCGTCCTCCTCCAGGAGCCGCTCTACTTGTTCATGCATCGGATGCCCTCACTGCTGGGTTTGAATATACACAGGTTACGCGGACAACGCCACGAGATGCTGGGGTTGCTCCAGGACCGGCTTGAAGTAGGCCGCGTAGTCGGGGAAGTCCCTCGAGCGGTCCTTGCCCTCGCTGACGACGCGCCACGGCAGCCGGTACGGGTAGTCCTGAAAGAACTGGCAGCGGAGGAACGTGTCGGTGACCTCGGCCGGCTCGAGGTAAGGTCCGATGGCGCCGGTCAACCCGTCGAGCGTGATGGTGTCCCAAACCGGCCACACGTCGTCGAAGTTGACGTAGTCGCGGAAGATGTACTTGTGGAAAACGTTGTGGTAGCGCTTGAAGGTCAAGCCGAAGGTGCAGGCGTTATCCCAGGCGTGCAGCCGGAACGTCGGCTTGTTGTCCTTGAGGTGCATCGTCACGCCGACGTTATGCGCGTGCCGGTCGCGCGCGCCTGCGAGGATGTCGAGCGCCAGCAGCTTGCGCCAGAACGGCTTGGGCACCTTCAACGCGGTCGCCTTCAGCTCGTCGCGCCAGCGGTTCGAGCCACGCAGGTCGACCAGCTTCGGGTTGATGTCGTGGAGGTTCATCGCGCCAGGCAGGTAGAGCTGCGCGCTCGCCACCGTGCCGTTGTAGTGCGTGAGCACCGTCTCCGGCACCAGCGCTTCGTAGTCCTTGCCGAGGTAGACCGCCAGCTCGTAGAACGCGACCTCGCGCTGCGGCTGCGTGATGACCGGCAGTCCGCGCTGACGCTTGTTGCCGTTCGGTAGCTTCTCCTTGGCGAGCTTGAGCACGGCGCGAAGACCGCCGCGGTAGGTCGCCAGCAGCGCACCACTGATGCCCTTCTTCAGCGGCTTCACAGAGACCGGCTTGGTCTCGGTGACGATCTTGGCGAACGCGCTCTTCATGTCACTCGCACTCGTGGTTGAGAAGAGCCCGGTCGAGCGACTCGACGGTCAGCATCGACTTCTTGGTGCCGACGTAGGTGAGCTGGCCGTCCGCGTTGAACGCCATGCCTTCCGGCAGATGGTGGAGCGTGCATTGACACCACGGATGCATCGCACCGAGCACCGCCTTGTACTCGGTAGCGTTCGAGCCCGACAGCCGTGGACGGTTGGCCTTGCGTCCGACGTTGGTGCCGTTCGCTTGCAGATCGCTCAGACGGAACACGCGCGGCTTGTTGCCGTCCATGTAGAGCAGCTTGCAGAACGGGCAGGCGTCCGGTCGCGTGCGCTTGTACACGAGAGGATCGCCACCGTGCTGCTCGATCAACGCTACAGCCTTCGCTTCCTCGGACGCGTTGTGCATCTCGGTCTGCGCGATCTTCGCCCAGTCGCGCTTCACATCTCCGGTTGCCGTGCGGATGCGCTGCGCGATCTGCTGCGCGTTCTCACGTGAAGCCGTGCCTGCGGCTACCGCCTCGCGGACCTTGCCGAGGTTCTGCCGGCGCAGCTTGTCGTTCGCGTCCACGATGATGTGGCCGGTCGCCGTGTCGAGCTTGTTGCCGAGGCCCTTGATGTGCTCGCCGACGCGTTCACGCGTGATGGCGACCGCCTCGCGCTCCGTCTGCGACATCACGTGCGGTTGCTCGCGCACCATCTCCCAGAACGTGCCAGCGCTGAGCTTCTCGGCATCCTTGCTCGCCATGCCGTGCGTGACCACGCCGAGGATGTGCGCCGCGGTAGCCGCGTCCGTGACGAGCGGTGTCGAGTTGCGGATCTTGCCCGCGGCCTTGAGCCGCTTGTAGTCCTCCTCCGAGATGGCCGACGGACCGAGCACCTCCGCCATGAAGGCGAGATGGTGATCGTTGATCGCGCGCTGGACCGCACGCCGCTGCTTGTCGGTGAGGAGCTTCGCCGCCATTACCCCTGCTCCTGCTCGACCGCGGCGCTGCCGAACTTGCTCGCCGGCATGAACTCGCGGAACGACAGCTCCGTGGTACCGAAGAGGTCGCGCTTCTGATCGTCATCGAGGTTCTTGAAGTAGTCGTCGTTCTCGAGCCACTGCGGCACCTTCACCCCGAACTTCTTGCAGTAGAAGCGCAGCGCCGGCCGGATCTTCTCGACGTAGTGCTTCCGCGCGAACGGCGTGTTCGGCTGCACCGTGTGCTTGATGAACGGACGCGAGTAGTGCTCCAGCTGAGCGAGCAGCTCCCCTTTGCTGTGGATGCGCACGGCGTCACTCGGCGTGGTCACCTTCAGAGCCTTCCCGCTCTTGCTGTTCTTCGCCTTGACGGTCTCGAAGATGTAGTGGTTGTCGAGTTCGTGTGCCACGGCTTAGCTCCTCTTGCGATTGATGAAGTTGAACGTAGCGCCCCTGTCCTCGATGGTCGAGTTCTTGACGTCGTCCTTGTCCATCGCACCGACCACATCAGCGCGAGACAGAGTGACGTGACGCTGGCGATTCAGGTCGACGAGCTTCCGCTTGAACTGGTCCATCGTCATGGTGCCGAGCCTTCCCTTCAGCTTCTCGTAGAGCCGATGGACGAACACCTTGTCGTCGCCAAAGCCGTGCGACGACGGCGCATTGTCGGCTGCTTCTTGCACAGCAGCACCAAGCTTCGCGTCGTCGGCGCCCACGAGCGACGCGCTTTCCTTCGTCGCAGGCTTGGCCTCGGCCTTCGGAGCAGATGCCTCGGCCTTCGGAGCAGACGCCTTGTCGAACGCACCAGCACCCTTGAAGTGCTTGAGCATCGTCGAAGCCCACTTGTCCAGCTCGTTCTTCTTCACACCGAGCTTCGCCAGGTACGGCTTCATCGCTTCCTTCGCTTCTTCTTCCGTCGTCACGCCCTTCTTCTGAAGGAGCGTGAAGATCTTGTGGTCGTGCGAGTCTGCCTCAAACGGTGACTTCTTCGCAAGCGAGACTGCGCCCTTGGCCGGCTTCCCGCCGGTCTGCTTGTCGAGATCGGACAACACGTCCTTCGCTTCTTGCACCTTGCCAGGCACCTTCACCTCACGCGAGCCGGTTGCCGAGCGGAGGTTGACGACGATCTGGCCACTCGCCGGATCCTTCTTCGCGCTGGTGATGTGCTCGCCCTTCTTGGGCTCGACACCGGACTCGCTGACGAGCGCCTCCTGCTCCTTGGCGAGCTTGACGTTCTTCGCCTGTGTCTCAATCTTGATCTCCTGCGCACTCTTCTTCGGTGGCGGCTCCGCACCCGTCGCCTTCGCACTCAGCGCGGCAACAGCATCCTTCGGATCCTTGTACTGCTTGAACGCGTCCGGCATGTCGTTGCGGAACTTCTCAGCCTGCGCGATCAGCTTCTTCGCGACGTCGGTGTGGCCTTGCTTCTGAGCGACAGCCGCTTCCTTGCCGAGGTCACGGTACCACCCGAGGCACTGCGCAGCGAGACGGTCAGCGCCGGCCTTCGCCTCTTCACGCTGCTTGGTGTTCTTCGCGCTCTGGAGCAGCACCTCCTGCGTGCGCCACTTGATCGGCATCGCGTTCATGTCGAACGCGCGATCCCACAGACGCTGCTCCTCGCCCACGTTCATCTTCTGTGCGAGACCCTTCGCTTCGCTGATGAGGTTCTCGTGCGTCTTGGGGTTGAGCATCTCCTCGAGCGTCGGCGCGTCGTCGTCCTCCTCGAACTCCTCCTCCGGATCACGCATGAGCTTCTCGGGACGCATGCGACGTGCAAGCGCTTCGACCTCCGGCGAGATTTTCATGGACGAGACGTCCGCCTCCTCGTCGTCGATGAGGTTGTCCGGATCGTTGTCGTTCTGACCGCCGATGATGCGCTTCTTCTTCTTGCCGCTGTTGCCCCACGGCTTCTGCGGCTCGCGCTGCGGCTCCGGCTTGATGCCGAGACCACCGAGCGCGTCGTTCGCCGCCTGCGTGAAGTCGAGTGACTGCATGTCCATGTCCCCCATCATCGCCGTGACGAGCGCCTGCTTGGCGCCAAGCCGACGCTTCGACTTCTCGTCCCAGCTCTCACCGTACGGCGACGTGAACGTGTAATTCGACTCCAGCACCGTGTCGCGCTGACCAGGACGCCACACGCGACCAACCGCCTGGCGCTTCGACGCCGGGTCCATCGGCTGGTCGAGGTACATCACGCGGTTCGCCTTCTTCTGGAGGTTGAGGCCAGCGCCACCGCTTTTGGTGCCGACGAGCAGGATCTTGCGCTTGCCGGCGTTCGTCATGTCCTGCTCGAACGCACGCTCACGAGCGCTCTTGCCACCGTGGATCTCTCCGATGAGCGACGGATCGATGCCGGCCTTCACCAGCTCGCGCTTCACGATGGGGAACGCCTTGCCAGGCAACGACGAGAACATCACCAACGGCTTGTCCTGCGTACCACCACCACCCTTGAAGTGCTTCACTGCGTCGGCGACGAACTTCTCGATCTTCGGCGAGCCCCCTTTGTACGACGGGTCGAACAGCTCCGGCGTGATCTCAGACTGCCGCCGCAGCGAGTCGCGCAGACCACCACGCACGAAGCCCGCGCTCTTGTTGAGCCGCTCGAGACGATCGTCATCACCGGCTTCCTCGGCTTCCTGCACCATGCGCGAGAACAACGCCTGCGCGAGCTGGTCCACCTTGCCACCAGGCTTGTGGTACTCCCAGATCGGATGATCGTCCGACGGCTGGATCTTCATCAGATCCGGATCCTCATGTTTCTCACCGAGCAGCGAGCCGACATCCTTCACGACCTCCGGATCCGTGATGAGCTTGTGGAAGACGAACGGACGCACCTTGTCGCGCATCTCCTGGAGACCCTCGGGGTTGCCGACCTCCCAGCGCGCTTCGCCGTCGTTCCACTGCACGCCGTGCGTGGCACCAGCCCATTCGTCCGCGGTGCCGATCTTGCCAGGCGCGAAGAGGTTGCCGAGATGGAAGAGGTCGCTCGGTCCGTTCGGCATCGGCGTCGCTGTCATGCCGAAGCTGTACTCGCGCCCGTCCATCACCTTCTTCGCGATCTCGTGGCGAACGGTGCCAGCTTCCTTGAAGCCACCGGTGTGCACCTCGTCGATGAACACAGGTCCCTGGATGCTCTTGAGCAGTTCGGTCATCTCGTCGTCCGTGCCGCCGGTACCGTCGTTCACGACGCCGTCGTCGAAGTCCCCGCCAGCGATGTCGGCACCCTCCTTCTCACCACCGCCGTTGAGTGTACCGGTCGAGACCAGGATGTACTTCGCTTGCTTCGCGACGTCGCTCTTCAACACCTCCTTGCGTTGCGCGAGCGACAGACCGGCGAGGTTGAGCACCTCGTCGTTCTTGACGCCGGGCGCGTAGTCGTTGATCTCCTTCGGCCACTGGTTCATGACCGACGGCGGCAGGAAGATCATCGCCTGCTCGCCTTCCTTCATCTTGCCGGTTTCGCGCAGGTGCTCGAGGAACGTGATGACGGTCGGCGTCTTACCCATGCCGGCGTCGAACGCGAGCACGCCACGCTTCGCAGCCAGCATCCAGTTGATGCCTTGGCGCTGGTGCTTGAACATGCCGTACGCTTGCTGCTCGCCCTTGTCGTTGGTGTACAGCTGGTGCGGCAACGGCGTCTTCTGGTGCACAGCACCGAGCCGCCCATCGGCCATGCTCTTCGGAAGCTCGAACTCGTCGTTCTTCTGCGCCTCGAGCGCCTTGGTGCGCAGCTCTTCGAGGTCCGCCATGTCGGAGCGGATCTTATCCGCTGCGGTGCTGTCGTTGAGCACGTCGGCACCGTGCTCGATGAACTTCTTCAGCAACGGGTTCTTGCCGGTGTTGGCGTCGTTGAGCTGCTGCGCGATCGTCTTGACCGACTCGTCGAGCTGCTTGCGAACGAGCGACAGCTGCGTGCTGTCGGTACCTGCCTTGCGCGCGAGACGCTTCAGCGCCTCGTCACCGAGCTTGCTGTGCATCGTCGAGGTCGCATCGTACTTGCGCTGCTCGCCGTCCCACATGCCGTTCAGCTGCGAGGCCACGTACAGCATCTGGAGCTGCGAGTTGTTCAACGTCGACAGGCGATGTGGCTCGGCGAGAAGCGGGTTCTCTTCATCGTCCAGCAGCGTCGCGTTCGGAGACACGACACCCTTGAGGTGGCCTGCACCACGACCAACCTGACGCTCGCCTTCCTTCGGAATGAACAGCATGTCGAGCGCGCTCATCGCCGCGAGAGCGTCGGTCGTCATCTTGGTCGGGTCTGGCTCCTGGCGCAGCTTCTCGTCCAGATCCTTCATCGCGTCATCGTGCTGTGCGGCGTTGAAGAAGAATTTGTAGCGCGTCTGCTCGATGTGCTTGCCGATGTCCTCCATGTGCTTGAGGACTTCGGGGTTCGTCTTCGTCTTCTCGTACTTGTCGAAGAGATCGTCCATCAGCGGCTGGATCGTCTCGTGGAAGTAGGTCGCGCGCTCGTCCTCGCTCTTCGTCTTGTCGCCTTCCCAGAACTGGAGCTTCATGAACTCCATGACGGCTTCCTGGTAGCTCATGCTTTGACCGTCGACGTTCAGCTTCAGCTTGCTGAGGTCGTCAGCGAGCATGTCGTCGGTCAAGCCGTCCTTCTTCGTCTTCGAGTCCTTGAACATGTCGCGGAAGTCGCGGAAGAGCGTGCCGCCCTTGAAAGAGCCCGTCTTCTTGTCGTGCGCGCCGTACCAGAGCGACAGAAACTGGATGTCCGTGTCGGAGAAGCCAAGCTCCTCACCGTTGTCCATGAGGTGCTTGATCAGCTTCGCGTCGTTGCCATTCGTCCCCATGAACGGTAACGGACGGTAGTGCGAGAGGTGCTGCGCGATCTCGGACGGGTCGGCTTCGCGCGCGAACTCGCCTTGCGGCTTCGTGCCGTAGCGAATCTTGCCGCTCGCCGTGACGTAATACTTGCCACCGCGAGAGCCAGCGGTCGCCTGCGTCACTTCCTTGCGCTCGGCCTTCTGTCCGGTAGACGGACGACCGACCTTCTTGCCAGTCGGCGCGTAGCCGTGAGACGCGAGGTGCTTCGACTGCGCGCTCTCGACTGCCTTGGGGTCACCGTGTTGACCGAGGTCTTCGGTCACGCCAGTGTGGCTGCGGAACGTCAGCTGCGTCTTCCCCTTGGGGGTCTGGTGCGTGCTGTACGTGCCGTGCTCGAACTTCTGTGCGGTGCCTTGGTCGCTCTTGTTGCCGCCGACACGCGTCGGCACCGTCTTCGGAGCGGCCTTGAAGAGATCGTTGATGAACTGCGGCTGTTGAACCTCGTGCAGCACAGCCTTGCGCAGGTCCGATCCACCGGAGAGTCCCCCGTCGACGACGTACAAGCCGAGTGCCTTGCGCGCATCCGCGTTCGCGAGAACGCGGTCGATGTCTTCCATCATGAGCGAAAGGCGCTCGTCGTACAGCGCTTCGAGCTTTGCGGTGAGATCGCGCAACGCAGGCAGACGTGCTGCCCGAACCGGGGTGATGACCTGAGCCTTCACCAGTGTGGTGCCACCGAGGATGACGCCACCGAATAGATCGTCGAGGTTCATTGTATGCCTGCGTGGTTGGTTGCGTGGTCGCTAGATCTTCGTGATGTCGATGTAGACGTGATCGCCGACGTTGAGCTGGCTCGTGACGTTCGGGTTATCGATCACGACGTCCATACGACCGGTCGGCGTGTACTTGGTGAACGCCTGATCCTCGGCGACGGTGTTGTCGTATCGCGTCTCGAGCACCAGACGCTTGGCGGTGCTCTCCGGCTCCGAGTTCGGATACGCCGGGAGCACATTCGTGACCTGGAACTTGCAGCGTGCGATCATGACGGTTGCCTCCTACCAGGTGCGCTTGTGGTTCTTGTCGATCGGCTGCGTCGGCTGCTGACCGAGACCGCCTTCCGCGATCATCTTGGCGATCGCCGCGTCACCGGTCGCCGACGGGTCGGTGTAATACTGGACGTGCTCCGTGCCGTAGATCGTCGGCCGCGCCGACTTCTGGACGTTCTCCTCGGTGGTCTCCGTGGTCTCCTCGGAGGTGTCGTCCTCGGTGCTCACGTCGTCCTCGGCATCGCTCTTCTTCGCCGCCATCGCGCCAGGGTACGCCGGGCTCGTCTTCGCGACCTTCTTGCCGGCCTTCTTGGTGGCGACGTGCGGCTTCGGCGCGTTGCCGTAGCGCGCGTTGGCGCCCTTGCCGCTCGCCGAGTTCTGCTTCTCGGACTCCATCTCCTTCTTCGCCTTGCCCGGCAGACCGCCCTTCGCCTTGGCGATGACGTCGGCCTTGCTGATGCCTTCACCGCAGTGCGGGCAGTCGAGCACCTTCGCGTCGGTCGACTTGCCCAGCTCCTCCTGAAACAGGTCGCCGAGCGACTTCGTCAGATCCTGGTCTTCGTTCTGCTTGCTCATGATGTTCTCCGTGAGTGACGTTGCATTGATGCCCGCCAGCGTCACTCGACGCTTGCGGTGGTTGATCCTGTTACCGCCGCGCCTTGCGCAAGGCGCGCGCGAGTTGCGTGAGACCGAGGGTGAGCGACTTCTCGTGGAACTTGCCGGCGCGAAGGTTCGCAGCGGCTTCCGCGTTGGTGATCGGTTTCATCCTGACCGTCTCCTTCGGCGCACGACGTCGATTGAACGGCGTCGCGCTCACCTGCGGTTTCACCTCGCCGCCTCCTCCGCCCATGTCCTTCCGAAGGCGAGCGTGCGCTTCGTCCAACGAGATCACGTCGAAGGACTTGCGCGTTTTCTTCTGCTTGTTCACGGTGGCCCAGCCGACGCTCTCGGCTCTCTTCGGGCTCATGCCGCGAGCGCGCTCCGAAGCTGCGACGTGCTTCGCTTGGCGCTTCTGCTTGGCGGTGTGCTTTCCTGGCATCGGTGGGTCTCCAGCCTGGCTAGTATGCCAGCATTCAGGGGTTAGGTCACGCCGGCTTCTTGGGGCACAGCGCGTCGTAGATCAGCCCGAAGTAATCTCCGTCGAGCTTGTGCTTGTTGGCCATGCGCTTCAGGCGCGTCTTCATGAAGGTCACGAAGCCCGACCGTCCGCCGAGCTTCTTGTTGTCGCGGAACCGGTGCGCGATGCGCTGCAACGACGTCACCGGCGTGCCGAGGATGTTCGCCAGCTCGCTCGGACTGGCGATCGGCGGTCCCTCTTCGGCATCCGGCGGCGTGCGCGCCGGGTTCGGCTTCGGAGGAGCCGACTGCTCTTGCGGCGTCGGTTGCGGTGCCGGCTGACCGCCGGCTTCCTGCGGGTACGAGCTGCGCACCTTGCCGGTCTTGCCGGCGACCTGCTTGTTGGCCTTGGACGACTTCGCCTTCTTGGCTGGCGCCGCGCTCTTGTCCTTCTTCGGCAGTGCCTTGCGCATGCGCTTGTCGCAACAGTCGCCCACGCCGTCCTTGTGCATGTCGGTCCACTCGCGGCTACCGCACTTCATGCACTTCTTCTTGCGATCGGTGATGACGAGCTTCGGTGGCTGCTCTTCCTTCATCGCCTTCACGAAGACGGTACCGCCACGAGCCAACACGTCCTCCACGGTTGGCGCGTCGCCGAGAACCATCCCGAGGCCGTCGCCCGGTGCTTCGAGAAAGCGCAGGTAGCGCTCTTCGTCACCGTCGTACGCGTAGTAGGCGCGGTAGTTGCTCATAGGTAGCTCACCTTGAAGATGTTGTGCGAGTCCACGAACGACGCGGTGATTGTGCCAGTGTCCTTCTTCCGACGGAAGAGGCCACCGAGCTTGGAGAGCACGCCGCGCTTCTTCATGCCCTGGGCTTCTTTCTCCTCCACAGGCGGTGGTGCGTGCTCCTTCTGGTGCACGACCTCCGCTTCCTTGGCTGCACGCAGCGCCTCGTATTTCGCTCGGGCACGCTTGGCGCTCGCGTCGAAGTACGCACGCTTTCGCTGCTCTTCGGCCACCTGCTCCTCGTAGGTCTTCTGCTTGTAGGACACCACTTCGCGAGGAGCCTCGCGGTACTTCTCCGAAGCCGGCGTGACCATCGGTTTCCCGTTGACCACCCACGACCTGGACTGCGGATCCCACTTGGCAGCGCTTGCAGCTGCTGCGCGCTCCTGTGCGGTCTGCGGCTCCTTCTTGGGCTCCTGTTCTGGCGCAGGCTCGACCTTCGGCGCTTCCTTCACAGGTGGATCGGTCTCCACGTCCTTGCGATAGACCATGCGCTCCAACGTCTTGACCTTCGGCTTTACCGGCTTCTCCCTGATCGTGTGCGTGCCGATCCCCATGCCCACGCCAATCGGCATGATCATCTCGCGCTTACGCTTCCTCGCCGTCGCGGTCTGCTTCTTCTTCGAGGCCAGGCGCTGGGTAGCCACGAACTTCTGCTTCGCAACAGCTCGCTGCTTGTTGACGCGCAGCCGCTGCTCGCGAGCAGCAGCAACGACCATGCGATGGTCGAGCTGCTGAGCGCGTAGCTTGTTGATCTTCAGCTGAAGAGCTGCACGGCGGTGCTTCGGAACGATCTGCTTCTTTGCACGCAGGGTCTTCATTTCGTCAGCCAGACGCTTGACGTGCTTCTTGTGCGCGACCTCGACGTGCTTGTGCTCGTCCATCACACGACGAAACGCCAGGTCATCGAAGCCACGCCATGACCGAGCTGGCGCGTTGTATGTGATGTGCCGTTCGTAGACGACCTTGCCCTTCGTGTTGAAGTGGAAATGGCCACCGCGTACGCCCGGTCGCTGGATGATCGGAACCGCCTTGGAGACCTTGCCTTTCTTCTTCGACAGTTTCTTGATGACCGAGGCGTACTCCTTCCGCAAGGTGCGCACCTGCTCAACTGCGGACTCCAGACCCGTGGTGACTTCTTCACCGTCGTACGCGCTCTCGAAGTCACCGTCGATGATGCTTCTGACGTGGTCACGCAGTGTCTGCGCAGCACGACGTGCGTCGTCATAGCGCGCGTCCTCCTGCGGCTCCTCTTCCTCGTCGCCTTCATCGCCTTCACCTTCATCAGCGATCTCTTCGTCCTCCTCTTCCTCTGGGTTCATCTCCTTCGCGACCTGCGGGAACTCCTTCTGGTTCATGAACACCAGATCGTCATCGAAGCTGCCGTCACCGGTCTTCTCATCGAAGTCCTTCTCGAGCTTCTCGCGTGCAGCGGTCGCCTCCTTCCCTCTGGCCTTGAGCGTCGCTGTCGCGTTCTTCAGCACCGTCTCCAACTTCGACAGCCCGGTCACGGCTTGCTCGGCATACTTCAAGCGTGCAGCATTCAGCGTAGCCGCGCGCTGTTTGATCACACCGTTGTACGCTGCCAACTCGGCTTGGTAGGTCTCGTCGTCTTCCGCGTCCTCTTCATCATCGCCGTCAAAGGACGGCTCATCGGGGAGTTCCGGCAAATCGACAGACTCCGGCTCCAAGTCATCACTGGTAACAGCGTCGTCGCCACCGTAGTTGCTCATGAAGTCGAGGATCTCAGAGAGGTCGGTCTCCGGGTCACTGACATCCGACCGCTCGAAGGTAACGTCCTCGTGCTCCGGTTCATCCTCGAACTTGTTCTCCACGTCGTAGAACGATGCCAACGCTGGTGCGACCTGCTTTATGGCGTTACTGATCTGAGTAATCACCTTCGGAAGCGCATCGTTCATACGTTCGAGCGCGTGCTCAGCCGGCGTCGGATCGATGTGCTCGAACGTGACAAGCCCTTGCCGGAGCATCTCGTTCGCGTGCCGTCTGTCTGCGATGTCCTGATCGGCGTGCTCTCCTGCTTGACGCTCAGCCTCGTCGCCTGCACGTTGCGCCTCCTCCTGCACATTCGCCTGAGCTTGATCGGCCAGCTGGTGCACGCCTTCGTCGATCTTGAACCCGCCGTACGGAGTCTCCTTCCGATCACGGAACAACCGCTCCGTGTATGCCGTGAAGAGATGCGCACCGTGAGCTTCGTACACAGCGTTGCGTGCTGCGGAGAGAACGGCGCCGTGTGCCGCAGAGCGTGCATTTGCGATGTCGGTCGCGTACTTCCCGTGGTCGATCTTGAGATAGTCACGCTTGATGTGATCGTCATCTTCGTCAACGCTGTCCTCTGGCTCATGATCCGGCGCGTGCATCGCCCCTTCCTCTTGGAAATGATCCACCACGCTGTCGGTCAGCTCTTCGTCATCCGCGCCGAAGTGGTGCTTGATCGCGCCGTGAATCGCGCGGACCGTCTCGTCGTAGGTCTGCGGCTTCGCATCATGCACGGTGCGCCAGACCTTGTAGTCCTTCTCGTTCTTCTTGGGATGGAACGGCTGCTGATCGGGGTGCACAAGGAAAGGTGCCTGCGTGTTCATCTGCACCGGCTTCACGCCCTTCGCCTTCACCTGGACGAGCTTGCCGGTCTTCGAGTGCCGCGCGTAGGCCACGTGACCGTACGGCAGCGCCTTCGCGTACGCCTCCTCGTCCTCGATGCCGCTGTGCGGCTTGCTGTTCTTTGTGTGGTCAATCTTGTACACAAAAGGAACGGGCAGCGTCTTGTCGCTCTGTGCAAACTGATTGGCCGTCCAGTCGATCACGGTGCCGTCTGGCGTGACCGCGACTTCGTGGAACATGTCTTCCGGATCAGCGTGACCGTCCTTGATCGACTTGCGGTCACGCTTCCGCATCTCGGCGATGGTCTTGTCGCTCATCCCGTACAGCTTCTGAACGCGCGCGATACCCTCCGGCGTGAAGGTGTCGAAGCGGTACTTCTTCAAGCCAGCCGACGCCGGTGCCTGTGAGACGAACTCTCCGGTCGCACGATCGCAATTGCCACACGCTTCTGCCGGCACGTTCCAGCGCCGCTTGATCGCCGTCTCCTTGTAGCTATCGATCATGGGAGCCAGATCGGCGTGCTTCTGCGTGACCTTGGTCAGCAGCTTCTCGCTGGCCTTTGCCAGCTCTTGATGGCTCGGAATCCCGGCCTTCTTCATCGGCGATGCAGGCGCCTTCGGTTGCTTCGCCGGCTTCGCGACGTGCTTCTTCTCGAACGCCGGAAGATCGTCACGCGTCTTCTTCTCGCCGAGCGTGCGCTCGTCCCATCCATGCTTCGCGCCGAACGGCGTCACGAGCACCGGATCGATGTAGCTGTTGCGGCAGCTGGACACCGTGTGACCGAGCTTCGTTGCGATGGTCGGAAGCACGCCGATGATCGCCTTGCCTTTGCCCTTGGCGCCGTGATTCTCCTCGAGACCGAGTGCCTGGCGCACCGTGCCGCCACCAGGCGCCTTCATGTCGAGCAGCTTCTTGCCGGCTCTGTCGTTGACCTTGAACCCCTTGTAGATCTTCTTCACCGTCGCATCATCCCAGCCGTGCTCTGCGGCCAGCGTCTCGAGGGTGTCGAGCATCTTCTTCATGTACTTGTTCGCGTGGAACGTGCGGAACATCTTCGCCGTGAACTTCACGCCGTCCTTCGAGTAGCCGTCGAGATACTCGTTGATGACCTTGCTGTCCACCGACCAGCCACCACCCAGCTCTTCCCAGACGCGATCCTTCTTGTGCTTGTGCGCCAGGCAGCTCTTGATGATGTGGAGCGCCTCCGGCATCTTGCTGAAGTCGACGACGCGGCGCCACGGCTCATCCTTCTTCCCCGGGAAATCGAAGATGACGTGCTTGCCGTCCACCTTCACGTGCTCGACGCGCAGCGAGCCGATACCGAACGTGCCGGTGTCCTCAGCGTGCGACTCTTCTCCCACGCGGAAGTGCTCCTTGTCGATCAAGTAGGTGCAGAGCGCTGCGACGCGCTCCGGCATGCTGTTGCCGCTCTTCTCGATGTCACGCACCACGCCTTCGCGGATGCGGTCGATGTTGAGACCGAGCTTCGACGCCTCCTCGAACTTCCTCTGGTAGGCAGACGCGCGCGACGGATAGACGTAGCCGATCTCGTCGGTGTCGGGATGACGCCACGTGAGGTAGTAGTCCTTCGTGGGATCGAAGATGACCTTGCCCTTCCAACCCTTCGGAGCGCCGCCGTTGGCGACGTTCATCGTGATGTCCTCTTCGCGCAGAGCACGAGCCCACGTACCGCGCTTGCCCTTGCCGGTGTAGAAGTTACCTGCCGGCGTCCGAACGTCCGAGAGTCGGACGAACTGACCGTCCTGCTTGATGAAGAGGTGAGGATGCGTCTTCGGCGTCGGCTGCTCCTTGCTCTTCGGTGCCTTCTCCTTCTCCGGCTCGGTGGTGATGCGCTTGACGAAGTTCTTGTAGTCGTAGGTGCCCTTCGGCACGCCCATCGACTGGAGACTCTTCTCGAAGCCACGCACGAACTCGGCGTGACCCTTCACCGTGCCTTCGTTGACGAGGAAGCGCTTGGCGAACGCGTAGCACGCGTGCTCGGCGTCAGCCGACAGCCGCACAGGCGATCCGTTGACCAGGAGACGCGTCCCTTGCGCGTCGAACGGTGATGGCAGAACCGGACGCGTGAGCGCCTCGCGCTTCTTGAAGAAGTGCGGAACGTCCTTGGTCGGCTGTGCGGTCGGCTGCGTATCGTGCTGGTGCAGGTGGAGCGCACCCTCCTCGTGGAAGTAGCGCAGCATGTGCGCGGTCGTCTGATCGATCTGCTTGGCGTTCGCGCTGTAGTTGTCCTTGATCCACGACCGGATGTGCTTCCGCGCCTCGTGTACGGTGGCAGGGTTCTGCTTGCGAACGTGCTTGTGCAGCTCTGCCGCGTCACCTTCCAGCTCGTGCTTTGCCGGCAGTTCGACGTGCACGTGGTGATCGTGCATCGGCTGCTTGCCGTAGCGCACCTTGCCGTGCTTGTCGAAGTAGAACTTCCCGCCACGTGAACCCGGCTGCTTGATGTCGGCCTTGATGACGAGTGATGCTTGCTCCTTGGCCGCGACGTAGCGCCGTGTCTCGAGCGCCGTTGCGCGCTCGGCATCCATGTAGTGGTCGAACAGCTGCCACGCGTGCTCGGCGTCCGGCGCGCGCTTGACGAGGATGCCCTGGCTGTTGAGCGCGAAGATGTACGGCTCGTTGTTCGAGTCGATGATCCCGATGTACGCGTGCTCGCTGCGTCGCAACGCCACACGCGTCACAGGGATCGGGCTGTAGCGCGAGATGTCGTCACGCACGCTCTTGAAGCGCGACGGCGGCATGTCGCGCGTGTCCAGCTTGAGCGTGTCGACCGCGCTCGCGAGCTTGCCGCTGAGCAGCACGCCACCAGGCTTGATGTTGCCGAGCACCGGGTACGCCGGCAGCGGGACCTGCGCGATACGCAGAGGAAGAACGGTAGCTGGCTTGTGCATCCGCATCAGTTCATCTCCACACCGAGCCGATCCAGCTCGAAGTCGTAGTCGAGGAACGCCTTGATGAGCGACAATGGGGTGTCCTTCTTGGTGACCACCATGCTCTTGGTGGTGCCACGCGTCTGCCGAACGAAGTCCATGATGTGCACGCGCCCCTCGGACACCGAGATGTCGTGGAGGATCCGCTTGTGCGTGTCGTCGTCCTTCACCGTGCGCAGCTTGCTCTGAAGCACCTGCACACGACGCGCGTGCTGGCTGTGCTCACGATCGAGCTGCTTGTCGGTCATGTTGTTGACCTCGTGGAACACCTTGTAGTGCTTTCGCGCTCGGCGGTAGAGGTTCTCCGCGTACGTGCCCGGCGAGACGTTCTGCTGGTGCACCTGCTGCGCGTACTCGTGCAGATCATGCATCCCGAGACGACCAGCCAGCGCCTGGTTGGCCGACGACGTGAAGAAGCGCACCGCTTGGTTCTCGAGCGGAGAGGTGTGTTCGATCTTCCAACCGACGGCGCGCGGCTTCTTCAGCTTCTCGATCGAGACGGTCGAAGTATCCACCTCGCGCTGATGACCAGGAGCCATCCACCGACGGCGATTCTGAGTAGCCAGCTTGGTCTCGATCTGGAGGTAGCGCTTGACAGCCTTGCCTTGTTGCGTGAGCACACGGGGTTCACCTCCGACTGCGGTGTAGGTCAGTTGCTCCTCCGGTGAGAGGCGCGCGATTTCCTTGTTCGTGAGCGGCACGATGACGTGGTTCTCGCGCTGCTTCCACTCGGCGCTCGGCTGGAACGCACGAGGATGCGAAACCGGCGCGTCGTGCTTCCCAGGCTTCGTGCGCGTCACGGGCACCGACAGCTCGCGGATGATGTGAGCGACGCCCATGCGGTAGTAGTTCTGGAGTACCTCACGCTGGTGGCCAACACTGTACTCGTCGATGTTGAACGAGGTACCGGTCTCTGGATCGATCCAGGTCTGGTACTTGTCAGCGATCGAACCGAAGCCGGTCCACTCGCGCTCCCACGAACGCGGCTTGCGTCGGTCGCGCGCCACGGTCTCTCCGCGCTCCTCAGCCTCTGCGATCTTCTCATCGAGCTTCTCGTGACGCTGCTTGCGCGTCATCGTCTCCGCGCGAGACTGCGGAGCATCGAGCAATGGCACGCCACCGTCCGACGGCTCGTCGAGCCACAGGCGTGCCTCCACGACACGCCTGTATGCATCCGGGAGCTTCGGCATGATCTCGGCGAGCGCGGTTCGCGCAACCGGCGTGACTTGCTTCAGCTCGGCAGCCTCATGCGGCGAGAGCGGCTCCATCGATCCGCCGCCGCGCGCGTTCTCGCGCATCGCCTGCTCGATCTCGCCTTCGTGCTTCACGGGTACGAGGAGGCCAGCTTCCTCTGCCTTGATGCGGCTCTGCTTGCGGATCTCATTCGCTACCGAAGCGTAGGCGAGCTTGTCGAAGCGATGGCGCGGATTCTCCGTGTCGACCTCGTACTGCCGAGCGATGCGCAGCAGCTTCTCGGCGCCAGCCTGGAAGAGGTCGCTCACCACGGTTCGCTTGTACGCGTTGACGTACTTCCGCGAGTCGGTGCCTCCTTTGTTGCGCTGGAGCCCGCGCTTCGTGCGCTCTGCATCGCGCGCTGCCGCGGCGCGGTAGTCGTCGGTCTCCTTGAACGCAGCGAAGTTGTCGCCGCTCAGGCCCATGATGATCGGCGTCCATTCCGCGATGAGCGCCTCGTTGAGCTTGCGAGACGTCGCAGTCGGCTTGGCGTAGCCGAGCGAGATGAGCGCGCCGACAGGTTGCTTCTGGAGCTTGTCCATCAGCTCTTGACGATCGTGGTACTTCGCGAGCTGCCAGTCCTGGAACTCGAGCACCGAACGCGCACCGGGTGTCGCCTTCTCCTTGGCCTTCAACGCTGCCTTGTCGTACAGCTTCGCCGCGAACGAGAGCGGATCGACCTGCTCGTCGAGACGCATGTTCTCGATCTGCTCACGTCGAGCGATCGACTCCATCGAGAAGTCGTGCTCCTTCTTCGTGTGCGGAGGCGCTACCGGACCGCGCCCGGACACAGAGCCGCCAGCGATGCGCTGAGGACCACGGTCTCCATGGAGCGGCAGCTCCGCCGCGTTGAAGCCGCGTTGCGGAGCTTGTTCCTCCGTCGTCTTGATCTCGTGAGGCTCGACCTTGAAGGTTTCGATCTTCTTCGGCGTCCGGTAGCCGTGCGCACGCACCGACGGGTGGTACTCGATGTGCGTGTAGCCGGCGAAGCGCACCGGCTTCTCTTTCTCATCGCGCTCGATGGCGTGCACCTTCGGATAGCCGAACACGTGGTACTGCCCGACCTTCTCGCGAGAGATCGCGTCGCGCGTGTAGTTCTCGCGATTGCGCGGGTCACGCAGCTCGCTCTCGTGTGCCACCTCGTAGCGCACGAACTCGCCTTCGCGCACGCTCGGACGACCATCGCGCTTCGTCTCACCAGTCGGACCGCCGATCATCACGTCGCTCACGACCTGGTTGATCGACACACCAGGATGCAGCTTGAGCTGCTCCTTGTCCGTCATCACACCATGCCGCTTGTCCGGGTAGACGCGCACGATCTCGCCTTTCGCGTTCGTGTAGCGCGCGATCCACTTGTGGTCCTTGTTGGTGGACCCCTTCGGGCGGCCCTTCGAGAGGTCGATGACGAGCTTCATGGCGTGCTCCTACTCGATGACGTCGTAGACGACGGTCGACTTGACGAGGTCGTTGTCGTTGACGGACGCGTGCACTGTCGAGTCCCAGTCGTGAAGATGAACGTAGCGCTTGTCCTCCGACGAGTCGTCGCTGTCCGATGACGTCTCGTGGTCACCACGCTCCGGCGATGAGGTCGAATCGTCGCTGGCCTCGTCGTGAAAACGCCGCAGGTTGTCGGCGCCTTGCTTCTCTTCCTGACCAGGCTGCTTGCCGGCGAAGCGACCCGCATACGGCTGTGCTGGCGCCGGCTGACCGCCAGGCTCGGCCTCCTGACCTTGATCCTGCTGGTCCTGGCCAGGAGGCATGCCTGGCTGACCACCAGGCATGCCTCCACCGCCAGGTGCGCCGCCAGGCATGCCACCCATCTGCTGTTGCTGCTCCGCCATGTCAGCTTGCTGCTTGGCACCAGCGTAGACAGGGTTCAGCGGCATGTCGCCGTGCTTCAGCGGTGGCAAGTCCTCCATCGCACGCACCTCGTTGAGCGTGTAGATGGTGGTGACCTGCTGCTGGCGCAGCTGCATCGCCTGGTCTTCGGTCTTGGCATCGAGGCCCACGAACGCCAGCTCGAAGGCGTCATCGATCTGCCAGACCACATGCCGATTGACGGTGTCCTCGACGAACCGGAGCAGCGGCTGGAGCCCACGATCCTTGCTGACCTTCTGCTGCGCCTCGTTCGACGACATGAAGAGCGGCTGCTGCTGCGAGCCACCACGGAGGTCGAAATTGATCTCGGCCGGATCGATCTGGTAGATGGCGCTCGCGATCTTGATGAGGTACTCCATCCACATCTGGTACCCCATCTCGACGTTGTTCCCTTGAAGCGGGATGAACGTCATGCCGTCGGTGTTCACCACCGGCGTCTTCCACGCGTTGCTCACACCGCTGATCTGCGCGTACCACTGGCGCTTGAACGCCTCGAACTGCTGAGCCGGGATGTTGCCCTGAAAGTTGACGACGCCCTTGATCGTCGAGCCTTGCGAGAACTGCCGCCGGTTCCACTCCTCCGCCCAGAGGTGCGAGGTGACGGTCGTCATCAGCACCTCGATCTCCGGCAGACCGTAGCCGTAGACCTTGATGTACGAGCGCGGGTTGCGCACCGCGAACGCGAGTTCGTCGTGCGTGTACTCGGTGACGATCTCGCCGTTGATGACCTGCACGTACTTGAGCTGGCGCTTCAGATCCGCTCGATCCGGTGGCGTGCCCTTGGGGATCTTCGGCGCCACGATGCGGATGGTGTCGGCCGGCACGACGTGGAAGCTGTGCGGCCGACCGCCGAACGTGCGGACCTTCTCGAACGTCATCTGGTCGTAGGTCAGCGAGTCGCGAACGAGCTTGCGCACGCCTTGCTCGAAGCCATCACGTCCGAGGTTGAACTCGAGCCCGGTGTTGAGAAGGTAGTGCTCGATGAACTGCGCCTTCGCGTTCTCTTCCTTGGTCGGCCGGCGATGCATGTGCGCGCTGCCGCGCAACCTGATCTTGAAGCCGACGCTGTACTTGTTCTCCTGCGGGCGGCAGAACGCAGCGACCTGATTGACGCGCGTGAGGATGATTGCCGCGATGACGGTGTTCCGATCGCCAGTCATGCGCAGCGTATCGAACGTCAACACGCTCGGTGCGTTGCGGTAGCCCATGCCGACCGTCTCCATCAGTGCGTACGGATCGGTGAGCCACGACTTCGGCTGCTGCGGTGAGGGTTTCACCGCAGTGGACGGCTCGAGAGTCCACGCCTTGTCGCGCAGCTCCTCGAACGCGTCGGCGAACGCCTTTCGCATGTCCGGTGTGACCGGATACGCTGGTGGAGTCGGTTCGACCTGCATGGGCTATCCCTTCTTCGGCGAGAGCTGCTTGTTGCGGTGCTGCTGGAGCTTGAGCATCAGCTTCGACTTGTCGATGCGCAGCTTCTCGTCGCGCTGGTACTCGGCCTCGTAATCGTACGGGCTCTCGGCCTGGATCTTCGCCGCCTGCGCGGCCTCCTTCTTCCGCTGCGCTGCGCGCTCGATGCGACGCTTCAGCTCAGCCTCGCAATGCTCGATCTCGCGCTCACGCAGCTTCACGGCTTCGTCGAACAACGGCGTGCCCGTGAACTGCGACGTCCAGTCGTCACCGTAGAGGCTCTTCGCGAGCGCGTTGTTGTCGCCGAGCTTGAGCTTGTCCGGCGCGTAGAGCGACTTGTTCAGACCGGAGTTGTCGGTGCCGGCGTGGAGCTTCGAGATGGCGATGTCGAACGGCGTCATGCCCTTGCGGATGCCACGCACGAAGAACACGACGTCGTTGAACGTCAGGTGCACGCGCTCCTTGTTCTCGAGCGCCTTCCACAGCTTCTGCGCCACGCTCTTGCTCGCGATGCGCTTGCACTGGCACACGACGGCACCGACGCTCGCGTTGTAGCTCTTCGCGACGCCGGAGTTCTGGTGGAGCGGGCAGCACATCTTCTGCGGCCGATCCAGCTCGTCGTGGATGCTCTTCGCCATCTCTGCGTGTTCGTCGCCGAGCACGGTGAGCGACATCGGCACCATCTGAAGCTGGTCAACGTTCGCGTTCGCACGACCCGGATCGGCGAAGCTGCCGGGATCGGACGGAGCCTGGCCATCCAGCGGAGCGTAGCCGGCGACCTGGTTGTCGCCATCACCGCACAGCCACGGGCTCAAGCCGATGACGCAGACGCCGGAGCGACCGCCGTTGCTCATGTAGTGGAGGCAGTTGTTGCACTTCGGATTCGGCGAGACCTCCTTCGCGGTCTGGCCGGGGAAAACTGATAGAGCCGTCATGGTGTCTCCTTACGAAGCCTCGCCAACGAGGACGATGACCGCTTCAGCGGTAGAACCGCTGCTCGGGTTGCTGAGGTGAATGCTCGTGACCTTACCGCGAATGAAGAGCACACCAGGCTGGTCGGCGAGCTGAAACGACGACAGTGGATCAGCGCTGCCGGTCAGCGGCAGCGGCTTCACGCGGAACGACTGCTGCGTGCCGGGCGAACCACCTGCGTTCAGCTTCACCGCGATCTCCTGGTACGCGATGATGAGGAGCGTGTCGGCGTTCGTCACGCCACCGAACGCGACCGCGGTGTCGGTCGCGTTCGCGGAGAGCGTGATGTCGCTCGCCTGGAACGTCTTCGCCGTGTTCGCGTCGGAGTCGTCGAGCGCAAGCAGCTGGTCGAACAGCTTGAGGCGCTGGTCGGGGTCTTTCGTGACGAGCAGTGAGAGCTGAGCGAAGGTGCGCATGGGTTAGCCTGCCTTGAAGAGGTCGGGCGCGTCGTCGACCTTGCGCGTGATCTCGCCTTCCGACTTGGCGAGGTTGCCGCAATTCGGACACGTCGCGCTCTTGCCGATGAAGCGGTAGCCGCACGTGCATCGAAAGTCCTGGTTGGCTCCGACGCCGTACGGCGACGCGCTATACGGTGATTGGTGGCGCGGGGAACCGGTCTTGGGGGAGTTGCTTGGCATCGGCTTCCTTCTTTGCTGCCGCGTCTGCGGCTTCTTGGTTGATCTTGTCGATGTCCGCTTCGAGCTGTTGCTTCGCACGATGCGACTCCAACGCGGCCATCGACAGCTCCGAGATGTTGAGCCCCTGGTTGTTGGCCTCCGCGAGCGCGCGACGCTTCTCGCGATCAGCGAGGTGAGCGTCTTCCGCTTGCTTGACCGCGCTCTCCTGGAGCTGAGAGACCAGCCCTGGGAACGAGTCGGCCATGAAGGTGAAATCGTCGTCTCCGATCATGCTGCTTTCTCCTTCATCTTCTTCTTGAGCTTCGAGAGCTTCTCCTTCTTCGGCACGTCGGCGACGCCCTGACCCATCAGGTTGTCCAGCTCGGTCTGCGAGCTGTTGACCGCCATGTACTCGAGAGCGCGTCCGCGGATGTTCTTGCCGTTGAGCAGCGCACCGATGCGTGACAGCTCACGCTCGACGACTTCCTGCTGAGACCGCGACATGACGAACTTCACCTCGACGAACACGTCGTCTTCGTCCTTCGCGCGCGACTCGCCGTCCCCTTCCACCACGACGTCGATGTGCTCGATCTCGATGTCGTAGGCATCGAGGATGGCTTCGATCTCATCGGGGTTCTTGTGCACCAGCTCGCCAAGCTCGGCGACTGGCGTCTGCGTCTCCGTGATGAGCCGGCGGAAGTATTCCGCGTAATCGTCCGGCGCCGGCTCGCCCCGCAGGTAGTTCAGCGTGTCGGTGAGGATCATCGCCGTCTTCGTGTCGACGTTGAGGACGAAGGCGTTGATGCGCTCGATGCCATCGGCGCGGTAGATATCCCAGCGATGGAAGCCGTCGATGATCTGGTACTTCGCAACGGTCTTGTCGGGGTGCCGACGCACGATGATCGGCGGCACCTCAGCACCTTGGTCGCGCAGCATCTTGATGCCGCGGACGAGCTTGTCACGCGTCGACGGATCCATCTTGTTCGGGTTCCAGTCGTTCGGCACGCAGGTGGAGACGCGGATGGCCTTGAACGGTCCAGGGTCCTTGCTGATGCTCTCCTTGATGATCGATGCCGCCGACTTGATTTTCTGCTTGCCCATCGCTGCCTCCTAGAGTAACGCGTCTGGACCCCTCAGACAATCGCGCACTTACAGGCGCGGCTCGAGGGGGTTGATGCCTTCATCCTCGACGAACGGCGTCAGCGCCTTCGTGCCCGTCGAAGCACAGATCGCCTCGACGAACGCGCAGAATGCGCGGTCGTGACGAGGATGCGTGAACGCGCTCGACCGGCACACGAAGATCTTCGCGACGTGCTCGTGTGCGAAGAACATCTGCTCGGTCGACCAGCAGCCGACCACGATGCGCTTGGAGAGCGCCGGCTCCACGCACCACGGACGATCACGACGCTGAAGGTCCGCAAGCCCCTTCCAGTCCGGGTAGACGATGCGCAGCTGCACCGCGGTTCGACGTTCCATCACGAAGCGCAACCAATTCCCGCAGTCGACTTGCTTGAAGTCGTCGTAGCCGAGGTCGTGGTGTGCATCGACGTGGATCAGTCGCGAGATACCGTCGCCGCTCTGCGCGAGCACGCGCTCCGCATAGCGGTGTGAGTCCGCGACGTAGACGGCGCAGCTTCCAAGGATGTAGCGTCCACGGGCGAACTCCTGCCACCACGTACGTGGTGGCGGTAGCAGCTGCGAAGGCACAGCGCGTTCCTTCCACCGATGCAGGCGGAACTCGTCCGTCTCGGTGATGGAGTCCTGCCACGGAATCACCATGCGGACGAAGAAGTCCCAGTCGATCGAGAGCTGTGCGAGGTCAGCCATAGCGCTCCACCAAGTCTTGAAAGGCTTGCAGGTTGTGCGTCACCAGCTCGTGCTTCGCGAGCCGCGACTTCCTACCGGTGCCGTTCGCGACGAACTCCTTGCCTTGCGTCGCGAAGTGATGCGGGTTGCCGCTCACCCAGTAGAGCGGGCGCTCACCGACGATCTTGCGAACGGACGCGAAGATCGTTGGCGACGCAGCACCGACGAACCAGAAAGCGACGCTCGCCGGGTAGCGCTCGTGGAACCATTTCACGTCGGCGAGTTGCTTCTTGATGATCTCCTCGGAGACGAGGAACTGCGTGTTGAACACCAGCTGCGGCAGCTTCTCCATCACCTTATCGAACAGGTCTTCGAGGTGGAGACCGGGACGCCGGTAGTTGCCCACGAACCACCAGCCGTGCGATCGGTCGAGCGTCTGAAGCGTGCGGTAGAAGTTGAAGACCTGCTGCATGTGCGCGTCGCCGCGGTACGCGCTGAATGCGATCGGCATCCACCAGGTGAAGCCGACCTTGGTGAACTCGTGCGGGTCAGCATACAGCTCGGCGGCGTACGCTTGCTCCAGCACGTCGTCTCGGTTCATCGTCATCAGCATCAGCTTCGTCTTGCGCGGCAGCCGCAGGTAGTCGTGCATGTCGTCGCTCGAGAAGCGCTTCCCCGACCACACGCGAGCAAGCGAAACGGCCACCGCTTCGGTGTCCGGCGGCACCAGGTAGCCGTCTTCCTCGCGTACAATCGTGCCGACGGAGCCAGCGGTCACGTAGAACACGCCCTTCTTCTTGAGCTTGATCTGCTCGCGAGCGTGCACCTTGAATGCTGGCTGGTTCCAGTCGCCGCCGGTGACCGCCTGCATGTAGATGTCCTTCAGCGGCGAGCGGCAGCAGATGCTGAGCGCCTCGACACCCTCGAAGCCGCCACCGCCGCACTGGCTGCACTCCTTGTAGCAGGCGACGTAGTTCGGCGAGAGCAGCTCCTTGTGAGCGCTCGTGCAGCCGTCACAGCGACCGCCGTTCTTCACGAACAGCTTGCAGCCGGAGCACTGGTCGGTGCCGAGGCACGTCGATCGTTGCAGCTCCTTACCTTCGGGGTAGTTCAGAACCGGTAGCCTCATGCTGCTCTCCTCGTAGAAATGAAAAGCCCCGCACGTGGGTGAAACGTGCGGGGCTGTGACGCCGCAGAGCGCTGGCTGCGAGCTACCGCCCGCCGCCGCTCTTCTTCGCGGCCTTCTTGCCGGCGGACTTCTTGCCGGCCTTCTTGGTCTTGGCCTTCGCCTTCTTGGCGTCGGTCTTCTTGCCGGCCTTCGCCTTTGCCTTCTTCTTGCTCGCGCCACCACCGGTGAGCGCGTCGAGCGGGGACTTCTTCGCCATGGTCTGTTTTCTCCTTGAGGTCGCCGCTCGGCAGCTGCCTGGCGGACGTGCCACCCAAGCATACCCAAGTCGGCGCCGAGATCAACACCATCTACTTGACTTTGGTGGTGGCGAGGTCCGGGTAGGCGGCAAGCAGCGCGCGCTCGGTCCGTTCGTACTCGCGATCGACGCAGCCGCAGCGGACCAGGTTCGGACCCGGGCGCGTGTGGCGGACACCGTTCGAGATGGTGGTGAGGTTCGTGATGCTGACGACGCCGCGCCCGTTACAGCGCTTGCACGACGGCTTCGCGTAGAACTTCGGGTCGCACGGCAAGCCGTAGCGGTCGGTGACCGGGATCTCCTGGACGGAGCTGTCTGGCATCAGCATCTTGGTGTGGAACAACGGCTCACCGAGATGCACGACCTTTCCGCGAATCCTTACGCTTCTTGCCTGCACCTCCGCTGTCGTCGGTTCCTGCGTCTTCTCGTCGCTCATTCTTCTTGCCTCCACTGCTCGTGAGGATTTCGATCGCCTTGCGTTGCTCGGGCGTTGTCCGTGCCTTGATGGCATCGGCGATGGCTTTGTTGATGAAGGTGTAGCCGGGTTCGCCGACCATCTTGGCTACGTGCGCAGCCTGCTCATAGACCAGAGGATCGATGTACAACGTGACTTGCTTGTAGCCAGGCATGGTGCCCATGACGGTTACTCCTTCCGCGTGAGCGGTCGACCGTCGGGGAAGTTCTTCCACATGCGGGACGCGACGGGCTTGGGGTTGTCGCTGCGCGTGTGCTGCGCGGCGTACTTCTGACTCGGCTTCGCCGCGTAGTCGACGATCGGCTGAGACGAGACCGTGTAGTAGATGAGGACGCCGATCGGCATGCCGGCGTAGATGCGAAGCGGCTCGACGACCGACAGCTCCATCGTCCAGTGACCGCAGAAGCCGACGTCGCCCTTGCCGGCGGTGATGTGGATGTTCAGACCGAGCCGACCGAGCGACGACTTGCCTTCGAGGAACGGCACGTGCTTGTGCGTCTCGGTGTACTCGACGGTCGACGCGAGGTACAGCTTGCCAGGCTGGAGCACGAGACCGTCTGCCGGGATGACGGCTTCGACCGTCTCGCGCTCCTCCTTGCAATCGAGCGGCAGCGGCGCGAACGATCGCTCGTCGATCTTCTTCTTGTAGGTGAGCAGCGTGGACGCGAGGTGCACGTCGTAGCTGTTGGTGCCGAGGCACTGCGGGTCGTACGGGTCGATGACGATGTCACCGGCCAGCTTCGCGTTGTAGATGTCGTGGTAGCTGAGGATGCTCACGGTACGCTCCGCCAACGTGCGTGCACGTTGCGTTCACAGATGAAAGCGGTGCCGCCGACCGCATGAAGGCGTGAATACTGTTGGTGCACGGCTTCCACCAGCAGGTCACAGACAAACCAATCGAGCGACGTCACGATGCCAGCTCCTTCTTCTCCGTGAAGTGCTCGCGCACCAGGCTCATGCACGCCTCGAGCAGCTCGTCGAGCGGGCGCGTGCCGTCCAGCACCACGCTGTGGTCGTTCAACGCGGCGTAGCCACTGTACCGATGACGGAGCCGGTTGCGGTAGCCGTCATCGTCCTTCTCGAAGACGAGGTTGGCCAGCCCGTGGCGCGCCTTGATGCGCTCGACCGCAACCTCCGGCGGCACGTCGAGGATGAACACGACGTCCGGTTCGACGAAGCGCTGGCGTTGCTGAATCGCCACCAGCTCGTCCATCGTGAACACCTCGGTCTGGTACGCCCAGGCGCTGACCAGCGGGTGACGATCACACACGACCGTGATGCCGGTCTCGAGCCGCTTGTACAGCCCATCACAGCGATCGTGACCATCGGCAATCATCAGGTAGCCGAGCGTCTCCTCGCTCAGCTCGACCTCGCGCGTGAACGACCGGCGGATGAGCTGCCCGACAGGACCGTCCTTGGACGGAAACGTCTGGAGGAACGCGGCGCCGCTGCCTCCGATCTCCAGGAGCTTGTCGGTGAAGAGCTGTGAGAGCGTCGACTTCCCGCTGCCGTCCGGTCCCTCGAACACCACGTAGAGACCGCGTGTGCTGCCTGTATCCTGTTGCTGGACGATGAACATGTGACTCCTCTACTGCTGGTAGTGCTGGCATCGTACCCGAGTGCCAGCAGAATTGCCAGCTGCGCGATTGCGCGGCTGGAGGCCGGCCGGAGGCCGGTCCGAACCGGAAAACGCTCGCCTGCGCGAGCCCAGCGCTTCCTAGCGCTTGCCAGCGCGGCGCATCACGCGCGAGACGCGGCGCCGCCTGTACTGGCAGCTGCCGCACGACTTGACACGCTCGAACGCCAGCTCGTTCGCGGTCGCCACGATCCTGCGCCCGCACGTGCACCGGCACCAGAATTGCGGCACGAGTCGGTTCGGCACCAGGCGCTCCACCGTGAGCAGGTGGTGCTTCATGCCGATCCACGACTCGTAGCGCTCCATCAACGCGAAGAGCTTCGCGGCTCGTGTAGCGCGTGCAGGCGGCATCGTAGAAGACTGCCAGCATGCCAGCATCCAATGGCGGTGTCAAGCACGAAGACTCGACGGCAAACGCACGTTTTCGCCTTCCTCCTATAGGACGCTGTAAGTGATCTATACCCTTGCTAAGAAGGATCTCCACTCTCGACTCCACGTTGCGCCACATCGACGCTGTGCTTGAACGTGGAGGCGACAACAGAGATCCCGAAGGAGGCAGACGTCTGCGCGTCTCGCTGGTCTGCCAGCAGCGAGCCGCTGAGGGAGGCTGTGATTGGGTGGACATCACGCCTCTACCTCAGCGACCGTTGTTACGCCCGAGGCATCGTTCCGTGGAGCGATGCCGTGTGCCCCTGTGGTGGCGTCTGAACCACCTGCGGAGCGATCGACCACTTCGCCGGCCGACCTTGCGATCGCAGCACGACACCGGAGGCGAAGAGCCGCGCGACGGCGTGCTTCACCTTGTTCTTGTCGATGCCGAGGATCGTAGCCAGCTCTTCGGTGGTGAGCTGGTACTGCTGCCCGTTCTGGCGAAGCCAGTCAACGATCCTGTCCTGCGTCGGACCATGCGTGTTTTTCATCTGCGTTCTCCTACTCTTCGATGGCGTCTTCGTCGTTGGGATCGACGGCATCTTCCTCGATGCCGGGGTCCGACTCGTTGTCCTCGTACTGCTCCTCCGTCACGGTCTCGGCGAGCACCTTCGCCTTGGCGTTGCTGGCGTTCGCACGCCGCTGCTTGTCGCGCTCGCGCTTCGCCTTCTTCGCCTCCGCGGTGCGGCGCTTGCGGTCGTTCTCGACGTCGGCGCACACGGAGTCGTGGAGCATGTGCAGCAGCCCCATCTTGCCGGTATTCTCGTCGAGCGCCGCCACCTCGGTCAGCAGCTTGTCGTGGTCCGGCAGCTTGAGCACCTTGGTGATGGCGTACACTGTGCCGAGGTCGATGGTTCCCCACTTCTTCAGCAGGACTTCGACCTCGCGCTTCGTGGGCGCCGCGCGGTAGTTGCGGTTCGTCGCACGGTTCGCTGCGTCGAAAATGCGGCGAGCGTTGTCGGTGCTCTTCCACTCCTTCGAGCCGAGGTCCGTCATCTTGTTCTGGTAGCGCCGTAGGAGGCGCTCGGCGCGATCCGTGAGGCGGTTGATCTTGCTGCACAGGCGATCGGTCTGCTTGCTCATCGTCTCTTCTCCTTCGTGGGTTAGTGTTCCCACACCATCTGGCAGAACGTGTTCAGACCGACGATGCCGTCGGCCACCAGTCCTTTGCGCTGCTGGTACGCGATGACGGACGCCGCCGTCTTGGCTCCGAAGTCACCATCGATCCGCTCGCCGGTCACGCTCTGGACGAAGCGCACGCGCTCGCCCTTCGCACCCTGACCGAGCATGCGGAAGAGGTTGAGGTCGACCTGCCGGAAGCCAGGCACGTACCAGGCGTCGCCTTGGCACTGGTGGATCCAGTAGTCGTCCTTGTCACCGAGCTGCGGCGGCACGACACCGGGCACCAGGCTCTCACCGAGATGAGGAGCCTGGTGCTCGCCGTACGTGTAGCGCGCCAGCCAGTTGTGCGTCGACGCGAACAGCTTCGACGCGATGTCGCGAAGATCCTCGTGCCACACGCGACCGCTCGTGTAGTTCAAGAGCGTGCCGTAGTGGTCGAGCAGAACCTGAGCTGCGGCTTCGAGCCACGCGAGCGCCTGTGCCGGCGTCTTCCCGGTGTCCACGAGCCCGTGGCCCGGGAACTCGATGTCGAGCGTCGGAGGCAGGTCGCCAGGACCGAGCGGACCGACAGCGTTGATGAACGCTGTCGCCTCGGTGATGGGATTCCCCGAGTACACGGGGAACATGTACGCGCCGCGCACGAGACCGGCGTCCTTGATGGCTTGCCAGTCGCGATGTACGACCGGATCGAGCCAGGTGCCGTACGTGCCGCGCAAGATGACGAACTGCACGCCGAACTTCTTCGCCGCCGCGAAGTCCGGCTTGTTGTTCGCGTCCACGCTCGCGTAGTCGACGCCGACGATCACGGGGTCTGGCCTCCGGTCGGGAACCTCGACGCGAGGTCGGCGTCCGCCTTGGCGTCGTTCGCCGTGACACCGGCGGCGAGCTTGTCCAGCTCGGCGATGATGTCCTTCGGGTTAGCGCCGTTGGTGATGCCGTCGTTGACCGCGTTCACGATCGCGTCGATGGCCTTCAGCGCGGTCGCGGCCTCCGTGCCGCCGACGCCGGTGAGGCTCTGGACGAGCTGGAACGCGTGGATGACGGGCTCGGCGTAGCCGATGCCCTTCTTCAGGATGTCGAGAGCGTTGCTCACAGCGCACCTCCGAGTAGCGGTAGAACAGCGTCGAGCAGCTGCTTGAGCGAGGTCTGCATGTTCTTGATGGACAGGTCGTCGTTCGCGTCGGACGCCACCTTGATGCTGGTGTAGACGACCGGGAACAGCGCCAGGTACTTCGTGCGCTTCTCGCGGTACGCCGCGAGCTTCGCCTTGCCGTCATCGAGGCTCGTCGCCTCCTTGACGATCTTGTCCTGCTGCGCGGCGTCGTACTGCACGTAGGCGTCGCGCGCGGCATTGGTGGCGATGAACGCCGAGGTGATGGTGTCCTGCCGCGCGCTGTGCGTGCACGCGACGAACAGCGCGCAGAGCGCGACGAGGACGGGGAGCTTGAGGATCTTCTTCACTGGGGCTTCTCCTGGCTGGTGGTCAGCGGCTTCGTGGTGCCGTCGTTCATGACGATGGTCTGCGCGCCACCCGTGGGACTGGTGACGACCGAGTGCACGACCGGCGCATCGGTGGCGCTCGACGAAAGGAACGGCTGCGTGTCGACTCTGGTCTGGTTGAGGCGCGCCTCGATGAGCTGCTTGATCTTCTCCTCGCCGAGCGCGACCAGCTGCTTGTCGTCGCCCAGGAACTTCAGGACGAAGCCGAACGCCGTATCGAGCTTGTCGTTGGTGGCGACCGACGTGCCGGTGACCGCCTTGCGCCCCTGTTCCTCGGCGTACGCGATGCCGAGGTCGATGTAGCTGTGCACCTTGTCGAGCCACGCCTGCGGCACGTCGAGATGCCACTTCTGGCGGAGCTTGTTCGCCGCGAGCGTCAGCAAGCCCATGAGCAGGATGCTGAGCGTGTAGGCAGCGATGTGAGCCAGGTCGTCGAACACGGTCATCGTGTTCGTACCCGCTGTGGCGGTATCCGCCACCGCGACGTGCGCGAAGCAAACGCAAAGCACCATGAACAGGAACAGAACACGCAGGATCTTCTTCATCGTCGGTCTCCTTTGTAGAACAAATGTGCCCGACCACGGATGCCTTTGCAAGTGAATGCTTGCAGTAAATGCATGCCGTGTAGCACCATGGACCCATGCAGACCCTACCACACGAGAATGACATCCAAACCGAGGAACCCACCGCCATGATCCAGGACCACAAGAACAGGCACTGCTACATCAGCGGAAACGGTCAGCTCGTCTTCGACCGCCACCCGAGCGACGAAGCGCATCTCCTCGCAAAGGCGACGCGCACCGAGCAACCGCTCTACGATTGCCGGACGTACCTTCGCGACCTCATCCCGAAGGACTGGCTCGGCAAGCATGGCACGCTACGTGTGTCGCGCATGCACACGTCTCAGAAGACGGTCGTGGCGATCACCTTCGTCATCGACGAAACGCCTGCGCCAGCCCCAACTCCTTGAGCTGTGCGTTGACGTGGATCTCGTGTTGCGGACGGTGAGGACGCTCGACAGGGTCGAGCACGTAGACGTCGACCTCCCATTGCGGGACGCGCTTCGGGTAGCGCGTCACTGATGAGCTTGGATCGATCTTGTGAACGACGACGCGGACCGGCCAGTCGTTGAGCAGCGCCGCGTCGGTGACCATCACCGGCTTGAGCAGGTCGCGTAGCCACTGCTGAAGTTCGCGTTGACGTCCCCGCTCTTCGGTCAGGTGCCAGATGTCCTCGTCGCTCGTCGGCTCGATGTCACGCAGACGCACGGTCTCGACGTGGTAGTTGCCGAAGCCGCAGTCGATGAGCAGCTGCAACGTGAAGCCGTCCACGACCTGGATGCATTGCGCTCGTACGCTCAGCGGTGGGAACGCGTAGTTCGTCGAGTGGCTCATGCGACGAGCCTACAGCAAGCCGAGCTGCTGCGCCGCTTCGTGCGTGACCGTCAAGCTTGCGCCGCACGTGCAGCCGAAGACGATGTGCGTCTCGTTGTACGCGTAGCGCGTCGGACCGTGCAGCAGGTGCGGCCACCACTCGCGGATGAGCAGCTGGTAGATCGCCCGCTGGCTCGCGTCCTCTGGACGCGAGAGGTCGTTGACCTCTGGTAGCGGTACCTGCACGCCCGCGAGTCTACCAGAGGACACGAAACGTCGCCGCTGCCGGCGCGTTGCTCGAACGACTGCGGAAAGCATGGCGTTCATCCTCGGTGCTGACCCTAGCACAGGTCACGCCAGGAATGCCAGCATGCTTTGCGTGCTAGCTTTCCCCGTCGCCTTCGTGAGGACGAATAGCGTCGGCGATGCGGTCGATGGCGTCCTTGTGACGGAGCTGTCCCATGACTCGAGCCAGCAAGCGACGCAGGCGCAGCACCTCCGCACGCGAGAGATCGCGCTCAGCACGCAGCTTCGCCACCTCGTCTTGCAGCTTGCCGACGATGACGGAGAGCGTCTCCACGGGGCCGACGACGGGCACGCTGCACGATACCAGATTTCCGTACGGGACTCGGACGGAAACGCTCCGATAGCGTGCGCTCACGCCACGGTCAGACCTTACGGAAACGCGTCGACACGGCGTGCAGCGTTTCGCTCTCCGGCTCGTAGTCGCTGAAGATGAGCGGAGACACGTCCTTCAGGATCGAGCATACGGTGCCGAACAGCTTCCGGATTGTGGTCTCGGCGAACTTCGACGCACGCATCTCGATGACGTGACGCCAGGCGCGCGCGTTGCCGGTGACCACGATCGGCGCCTCGGTCTCGTTCGGCAACCCGGATCGCGCGGTCTGGTTGACCGCCTTGCGTGCGTCGGTGCGCGCCATGCCCTTCAGGTTCGGCATCGAGTTCTGGAGCATCTCGGCGACGCGGTCGTAGTTCTCACGCGCGGCGTCGATGCGCTGCTCGAACAGCAGATGGAGCATCGTGTCGTTCTGGTACTCCGGGCGTTCCACGAAGCGGAGCGTCTTGCCGCTGACGTAGCGCTGGCTGACCTGCGAGTACGCCATGCCGGCGCGATGGCGCACCAGCTCGTGCGTGACCGACCGGTCGATGCCCCAGAACAGGAACGAGTAGTTCGCGTGCTCGAGGACCGAGCCGTGACCGCTCTCCTTGATGTGGTCGAGGTACTTCTGGCCATCGGCGTTGCGCGTGCGCTGCTCGCCCATGCTCATGTAGCAGAGCTGGCCGGCGAACTTCACGAGCGACGCGCCGTCGTCCATCGTCAGCGGGTTCGCGTAGCGTGGCGTGTTAGTCCACTGCGACTGGTAGAAATCGTTGACGTAGTCCTCGGCGTCGAACGTGTCCTCGAACCCTTCGAGGAACGACCGCACAGCCGTCGGCTCGAACTCCGGCTTCGAGAGCAGCGCGACACCGGGCTCCTTCAGGTAGACCGTGCCGCGGCTGGTCTTGTACGTCGCTGGTGCGTGGACGTGAATCATCGCTTGCTTCCCTTCTTGGCCTTGGTGTTCTTCTTGCCCTTCACCGGCTTCAGCTCGCGCTTCACCGACACGCGGTGCACGTCGACCAGCTCGTAGACGCCGACAAGCTGGCCATCGTCGGCGTCGGTCACGTCCTCGTGCGCGAGGAACATCTTGTCGCCGTCCGCGTCCATCGTGGTCACGAACAGCTGCTTCTTGAAGCCCTTCACTTCGACTGCTCCGGCGTGACGAGCGACGGTGACGGCGTGGCTTCGATGACGATGGCCGGATCGAGACGATGATCCGGCCAACACGGCGACACGCGCTCGACGTTGTAGGTCAGCTTGACGACCGACCCATCCTCGGCCGCGCGCTTGAGCTTGTCGATGCTGTTCTTGGCGCTGTTGTCGAGCGCCAGCACGAGGTCTTCGTGCGACATCGAGCCGATGCCGTTGCGCACGACGCCCAGGGAGACATCGACCTCGGTGTAGTTCGGGCAGATGAACGGCGTCTTGTTGACGACCTTCTTCACCTGACCGACGACCTCGTTGCCCGAGGAAGAGGTGCCACACGCAGCCATGAGGCCGACGATGGCGCAGAAGATGAGGGTGCTCGTAGCGATGATGGTCTTCACTTGCTGTCTCCTGGTTTGGTGTCCGTGTCTCGGATGAGGATCTTGATTGCCTTGCGGACGAAGTTGCTGGGCTTGAGCTTGTGCTTCTTCGCGTAGCGCTTGAGGACGAAGATCTCGCGCTCGCTCATACGAACGCCGAAGACCTTTGTCTTGTTGTCGCCATCGCGCTTGGTCTCGAATAGCGCCATGTCAGCTTCCCTTTCCTTGGTCATCGGGCCAATCGATCCGCAGCAGCCGGATGATGGCGTCCACGTCGTGCTCGAACTCTTCGCCCAGCGCGGTGAACACCGAGCGGTCGAGATCCTCGCGACGTCCTGCGGAGATGAACGGCAGCCCAGCGTGGTGCGCGTAGCCCAGCTCGAACCAGGCGCCGCGTGTTTGGAAGCGCGCGTCCGGTACGAGGAAGAGCATGACGTCGCTCTGGTTGACATCCTGCATGTCGGACTCTGCGCGGCGCTTGCGCTCGGTGATGTCCGATGGATTCGCCCCACTCACCGTCACCTCGTCGATCCACCGTGACGTCACCATGAGCCCACCTGCGACCAGCTGCGCTCGCACGCGCGTGACCCGGTCGAGGTCACCGGACGCTGCCGCGATGTACACGTGACTCCACTTACGAGTGCCCATGGTCATCCTTGTTTGTTCTACATTGGTGTTCTACAATCAAACCCAGGCAAACGCAAGCGCTGCGCGCGCGAAATGCGCCCACCGAGGAGAACACCGTGAGCACCGAACAGTTCCGCACCATCAAGTTCCGAGCAGAGACCCAGGAGAAGATCGATCGCGCCAACGCCATCATCGGCGAGTACGGCGGCCAGAAGCTGACCGCGCGCCAGATCTACTACCAGTTCGTGTCCCGCGGATGGCTCGCGAACAACGTCAAGAACTACAAGATGCTCACCGGTGTGCTCACCGATGGACGTTACGCTGGCGAGATCGACTGGGACTCGATCGAGGATCGCGGACGCGAGCCGGAGTCACCGGCCGACTGGCGCCACATCAACGACATCCTTGATGCGGCGGTGTACTCGTTCAAGCTGCCGCGCTGGCGCAACCAGGAGTTCTACGTGGAGGTGTGGGTCGAGAAGATGGCACTGGCCGGCGTGCTCTCGCCGATCACGCGTAGCCACCACGTGACGCTCATGGTGAACAAGGGCTACAGCTCCGCGAGCGCGATGTACGAGAGCGCTCAGCGATTGATGACGGCGTGCAACGCCGCAAACGACACCGAGGCCGAGCGCTTGCTGGAGCTGTATGGCAACGACACCAAGAAGCCGGTCATCCTCTATCTCGGTGACCACGACCCGAGCGGCAAGGACATGGTGCGTGACATCGAAGACAGGCTCCGCGAGTTCGGTGTGTCGGAGCTGGAGGTCGTGTCGGTCGCGCTCACGACAGCGCAGGTCAAGGCGTTCAACCCGCCACCGAATCCTGCGAAGCTGACCGATTCGCGTGCGAAGGCGTACATCGCCGAGTTCGGTCCGAAGTCGTGGGAGCTGGACGCACTCCCACCGCGCGAGCTGAATCGCCTGGTTGAGCAAGCCATCACCGCGCGCAAGGATCAAGAACTGTTTGATGAGGTGGTCGCAGAAGAGGAACGACAGAAGACGACCGTCCGTGCGATGATGAAGCGGATCAAGTAAGGAGCAGCAGACGTGGAGAAGACGAGCAAGAAGATGGGTCCGATGGTCAAGCGCCTCGTGTGTGAGTACGCCGCGGTGTTGGCGGTGCCGCCTGGTGGCGGCATCGCTGATGCGATGCGCGTGATGACGAATCCGCAGCTGTTGCAGGAGAACCTGCGCGCTGCTGGTCGCTGGGTGGAAGAGAAGCTCGCCGAGGTCAAGCGCGCACCGGACAACACGTTCGGCGAAGACGACGAAGCGATCGCGAAGCACATCCTGGACAAGATCACCGAGCGCAAGGCTCAACAACAGAAGGAGCGAGCACGTGTGTGAACCGCAGGTCGAAGAAGAGAAGCCGCCCACTGAGGACCGCTGCCAATTCTGCGGCGTGTACCACGCACCACTCGCGGTGATGGTCGCGATGCTGGTGCGCAACCCACGCATGGACTTCATCATCTACCCTGCGTGCAACGACTGCTACAGCGCGGTGGTCGAGCACGCCGTCGCCATCCGCACCGCACGCGTGGTGACCGACTGGCCTCCGCCACGAAACTACCCGTACAAGGTGTGGTCTCAGGCCGAGTACAGCGCCTACTACGCTGACCAAGGAGGCTGACCGTGAAGCGCATCGCGTACACGGTCGGCACCGTGGTGCTCGTGTTGTTCAGCCCGGCCATCATCGTGCTGGCCGCGCTCACACGCGCTGTGGCAGGCGACGACCGCGAGCCGCCTGACGAGTACGACGGTCGGCCTCCGCGTTAACCAGCGCGATTCTACGCGCTCCCATAAGGCGTGGTGATGGTAGGCTCGTAGCCATGCGAGATACACCAACCACCGTTCAGTCCGCACTTCGCGTGGAGAGCATCCTGGAGCCTATGCTGCCAGTGCTTAGCGAGCGCGCACGCGCCGTGTTCGCCAACCTGTTGCCAGAGCCAACACCCAGCATGTTCTACTTCGGCTGCCTGTACGCCGCGCCACCGGACGCGGAGACACGGCTGGCGAACCACCACGACTTCGCGCACCGCGTGAACTACCTGGTCGACCAGCTCGACGGTCAGTCATACGTGTATACGCATCGCAAGGCTGGCGAGATACCCGTCTCGAGCTTCCGCTCGCCGACCGCGCACGCAGCCATCGCGCCACCCATGGAAATACCGCTTGCTGGCGACCGCGTTTTGTTGGTGGCGTACGTGTTCATCCAGGACACGCCGACCGGAGCCGAAGGCAAGGCGTGGCTCAACAACATCGTGGGTGAGCAGATTCGCTGCGCGCTGGACGGCGAGCTGCCGCAGAACCCTCCCGGCCTCCCAACGCCGCCCGAGCCACTCCCGGTTGACCTCCGCATGTCCATCGCTGGCCGGCTGGCCAGCCGCTAACGTTCTACGCCTCGTTCTACATAGACCGCACCAGCAGGTCTGCCGAGACTTACTGGTTTCGTGTAGCGCTTGAAGGCGACGCGTGGTGTACGACAGGCGCCACGTGCGGGTGTACACGTTGGTCGCGTAGGTGCGCTGTGCGCGAGCCACAGCGTTCTCCTGGGTGACGTACGCACGCGCTGTGCACGCTATCGCACGCGGGTCGCACGCTCAAAATTCAAAAAAAAAGTAGCCCACGCCAGGCTTACTAGCACAGCCTGCCCGCCTGCATCAGTATTCGCGCGCCGTTCACGCCGACCCGGAGGAGCGGTCGAGCGCGACGGCACGCTGAGGCCAGCGCTCAGGGCGCTGGAGTTTCCTGTCAACGCACCCAGCCTTTAGCACGCATGCGCACGCGCGAGGTGGCTGGCGGAGACAGGGCCAAGGAGCCTGACCGGCCGGTGCTGTGGTGCAAGCTCAGGCGAGGCGTGTGAGAGTGATGGTCCCTCTGTAGCGTCCTGAGATGTACTGCTTGCTGCGTGGCTCACAGGTCGAATGCTCGTCCGGTGAAGGACAGTGGTCGGCACAGTGTGCTGGCGTTGCGTGGTCGCTTCCCATGAGGTCTGGATACTCCTTGGCGTACTGTGCTGCTGTGCTGCACGTGGCACACGCAGGCTCTGTGCTGTGGCCTGTGGCTGTCCCTAGAGCGGTGCTCCTGTGGATGCTGCCGGTGAGCTGTGGTGGCTTCCTACCTGGCACGGTTCCTCCTAGCGGCGGCCTTTTGCTTGGTGCGGCGTTTTCCACCACCTCTCCCAGGAGGCGGCACAGACACGTCCTGCGGCGTCCACGAGCGCGTCTCCCTGATGGCCAGAGCGCAACTGACCTCGCTCCTGCACATCCAGTGCTGCGTGGTGCAGCCGCTCTCCACGCAGTCAGGGTCACGCTTGGTCTGCGTGGCTGGCATCAGGCGACCGCAGAAGGTGCAGCGGCGTCTCCGCGTCACGGCGTCCTCCCAGAGGCGGTCGTCCAGCAGGCGTCGCAGACGATGACGGTCTCGTGCTCCTGGCCAGGCTCGCCAACAGGGACGGTGCTGTAGCCGTCCTGGAGCGCCTCGTTGACGTCCTGGTGCTGGTTCGCCGCCTCCACGAGCGCCATCTGGTCGCGCGGCACGCTGACGCGCTTCCCACAGAGGCTGCACGCCACCTTGCGGCGGCTCTCTGTCAGCGTCAGCGTGGTCGTCACGACTCTCCCTCGATGCACTCGCGCAGCCGCTCGCAGACGCCTGGCGCGCAGGTGCCGTCGCACTCCTGGCACCTGCGGAGGATCCGCTTGACGGTCTCCCAGGCGGCCTGGACGTGCTCGCCAGCGGCTGCGAGCGTCGGCTCCAGCTCGGCTCTGGTCACCGTCACGGTCTCCTGGCACGTCAGGCAGGTCACGCGGAAGGTCTCGACGGCTCTTCCCTGCTCGTGCACCGCGTACTCGACCAGCGCGTTGCGCTCGTGCGGTTCTGCGGCGTGGTGCTGGAGGGCCTTGGCGTAGGTGATGGCGGCCGACTCGAAGAGCTGCATCTCTGCGAGCGTGGCCAGGACGATCAGTTGCGTGGTCTCGATGGTCTTCACGGGTTCTCCTCTGCTTGGTCTGCCAGTCTGAAGGTCTGCTCTCGCCGCGCCTCCAAGCAGCTGCGGCTTCCCGGCTTGAAGCGCTGGCAGACGCTCGGCCTGGTCTCGTAGATGCGGCACGTCACGCGCTGGCCTGGCGTGCCTTGGAGGAAGGAGCAGGGAGCGCAGTTGAGGTCGTCTCGCCAGGTGGTCGGCGTGGCGAGGTGGCACTCGTTGAAGCGCCAGCCTCCTCCCGTCTGCACCAGCTTGAGACGGACGCGCCGGCTCATCTTGGCGGCGTCCTCCTGGCTGACGTCGGCCCAGCCGTACGGCGTGTCCTGCGAGCTGACGCAGCAGGCGCCGCACGTGCGGCAGTCGAGCGCGGCGCTCACGGCTCCTCCCACTGGACCTCGGCGTACGGTCCGCTCACCGTCACTCCGGTGACGCGCTTCCCTGCACGTGTCAGCCTGTCAACTTCGGCACCGATCTCCGCTTGAGACACCTGACGCGTGCTGGACAGCCTGTGGACGGTGTTGCGCGGATCGCGACCGCACAGCTCGCAGGTCTCGGACGGCGGTCCCTTGAAGCGGCGACTCAGATCCTGGCGGAAGTTGTGCGGTCGGTCCTCGATGCGCAGCTCGTCCAGCATCGCAGGCGTCACGGTCCCTGCGCGTGCCAACTCCTCGATCTTTGCGATGCGCTTCAACACGTCAGCGTTGACTACTTCGATCGCAACCGGTCCTGCGGCAGTGGCGATGCCACCACCGTCAGGGCCGATGCCTAGAGCTGCGGCAGTCTGCCAGAGCACCTTGATGGTCAGCTGTCCGCCGACTCCGTGCTCGCAGAGTACCATCGTCAGGTCGTTGAGCTTGTCGGCGAACTCGCTAAGCAGCGCGTTGGGCTGCGTCACCGTGAGCGGACGCTTGTGCTTGCTGCCGGTGAGCAGTGGAGGCTTCTTCGACATCAGAGCTTCTCCTTGATGAGGTCAAGCAAAGCCCCGCGGCGGACGCTCTCCATGGCGTGCTTGAGCGCGTCCACGTGGTCGTTGGCGGGGAAGTTCAGGTAGCGCTGCATCCGGTCGAGCGTCTCCTTCTCGCTGACCTCGAGCGTGAGGATGCTCGGCATCGGCACCAGCGGCTTGAGCAGCAGGTTGTCCCAGCGCAGGTTGAAGCGGCTCGGCGCGGCGCGCGGCTTGGCGATGAAGGTGAGCGCGCCTGGCGCCAGGACACGGCTCTTGGGCTTCTCGTCCTCCATCATCTTGATCAGCTTCTCGAGCTGCTTGGGGTTGATGAAGAACGCCTCGTCCTTGTGCGTCCAGTTGGAGGTCGTCTCCTCGTCAGCACTCACGCCGAGTGGTCCTGTGAGCCACTGACCAGCCGGGGCAACCGAGCGATCGATGCCGTCGAACTCTGAGGGCTCGCGTGGCGGCTGGCGCTTCTTGCTGTGCTGGAGTTCCAGGTTGCGACGTCTCATGTGGCCTCCTTCGGGCCGCTGGCGAACGGTTGCAGGTCATCAGGCGGTGGCATCAGCTGCATCGTGCATCGGCTGGCCACAGGTCCGGTCTGCCGTCCCTCGTTGCAGATCGGACAGCGGACGTACCACGGCGGATCGTCGTCACCGTTGCGTACGGTGATCACGTCGGTCTTGCACACGCCGCAGACTACCCGCACGCGCTGATCGCCGACGCTCCAACTGAGCACAGACCCCCAGCTGTGCTGCGCCTCGTGACCGTCGGCACGCTCACATCGGTACCACTTGTCACCTTTCTTGTGGAGGCTCCAGCATTGCAACGCACCTGGCACATAGCGGGGCAGATAGCGCATGCCACTCTCAGTGCACCAACGACACCGCAGGAACGAGCCGCTACTCACGTAGCCGCATTCGCAATGTTCACCACGCGTCTTGGCACGCGCTCGTCGACCAGCAACCCTGGCTTCGGCTGCTGCACGGACGATTGACGGGTCATCCAAACCAAGCGCTGTCTTTCTTTTCTTGCTGTGCTCCAAGTTGAGGTACTTCATGGACGGTCATCCTTGGTTGTGTCAGCCATGTGCACGTCGGTCCGCTCGTGCAGCGTGTTGCGCTTGCACGTGTCGCAGTGGTGCGAGCACGTGTACGGCCCGTCGCACTTCTGGTTGCGCGTGTGCACGGACCCGCACTCCTTGCAGCGCACCTCGTAGAGCCAGCCGTAGTTGCAGTCGTAGCAGCGCTTGCAGACGTACTCCAAGAGCACGCCTGGCTCCTCCACAGGGAAGATGTACGCGCCGAACCGCGTGCGCTGGTAGAGCGCGTCACCGATCGGATCCTGACAGACCTCGCAGATCGTCGGGTAGTCGCGTTGGTGCATCACGCGCCACCACGCACGAGCCGTCTCGCGGTGCGTGCTACCTCTCAGTTCGAGTTGCTTGCTCATGATGTTGGGGCCTTGTGGACTCGCACGCGGAAGAGCGTGCCAGCTGGTTTGTAGGGCCAGCACTCCAGCTCGAACACGTGAGCCAGGTGATCGGCGTACATCGTGTTGACCACGTCTGGCCAGAAGGTCAGATGCACGGTCACCGTGCTCACAGCCTTCCTGTCGATCACCGTGTCCACGTCCCACGCGAGCAGCTTGTTGCGACCGATGCACGCCTCGATCACCTGCTCGAACCAGGGACGTGTCCATGCTCTCGGAGCCAGAGCGGCGATGCGTTGGCGCACGGCTTCGTCAAGCGGCTCAAGCGACTGTGGCTTGCTCAGCTCTTGGACGACACGCTCCAGGCGCCGGCTCTTGTGCACGCTGTGCGGCGTGCAGGGCGGCTTCCTCTTCATCCTCTTCTCGTCTTCTCGTCTTCTCGTTGTAGCCGTGGCTACTTGCTGAGCAGGGCCTGAGCTTCCGCGATGCGCTTGTGCACGCGGTCGCTGAGGTCGCTGAGCAGCGCCTCGATCGCCAGGCTCATGCGTGCGTGCTTCTGCACCAGCACGAACCCGGCGACCTCCACGGTCGCGATGTACTGCCGGTAGTGCGGTCGGATGTGCACGCCGACCTCGATGTCGGCGGGCAGCGAGAGCAGGTTGCGCGTGAGCGCCGTGACCATCTCGATCGCCTTCTCGATGTCGTGCTCGGTCTTGATCACTGGTTCCACTTCACCGAAGGTCGCCATCTGCTTGTCTCCCTGTTGGTTGTGCATGCGAGGCACCAAGCGCTCGCTCTTGACGTAGCCGCCAAGCTCCAGACCACGCGGCGTGACTGCCACGTGCGTGACGCTCATCCTCGTCACCTCTTTGGTGGGCTCACCTCGTGCCGCATCGCAGTCCTTGCACGTGCCCGGCGTGCACCACGGCGAGTCATCCATCCTGCATACGCTCATCTTCTCTTCTCCTTGCTGGTGGTCAGCTTACGCCGGCTCTGCGCCTGGCCTTGAGGCAGGCAGGCGAGCCCGGCTTGAACTCTCGACAGAACTGAGGGCGCTGCTCGTAGATGGAGCAGCTGACACGCTGGCCGATGCGACCGGCGAGCGCGATGCACGCGAAGCCACCGTGTCGCGGCTTGTCTTGGAGCACGCGGAGCTTTACGCGTCCATACTGGCGCTCCACGACCAACGTGCCAGGGACGTTGGTGAGGTCGAAGTCGGTCAGCGGCGTGTAGCCGTGCGACCAGTGCTTCACCCAGCAGCAGGCACCGCACTTGGTGCAGTCAAGGTTGGAGGTGGACATGGTGTCCTGCGCTCACGCTCTCGCGAGCCAGCTTGAATTGCGCACGCCACCAACCGTCCGTGTCGATCCCGTGGTGCACGGCGTCTTGCATCTCGACCAGGACCGCTCGGCAGTCCCTGCACGCCACCGTCGCGCACTCCGCGAGCATCTGATCGCTCGTGGTCCTGCGCTGCCTCTGCCTGCCAAGCTCGACAACAAGTGCCATGACGCCTGTTCTTTCTGTGTGCTGCTCATCCCAGGAAGTCGAACGAGAACCGTCCGCCTTTCGTGATGTGCTCGATGCCGAGCCACGCGTAGACCGTGGCGTGCACCAGGTGGTCATCGCCGGTGTGGCTGATGTCCTCGACGATCTCTCCCTCTTCTTCCACACGCAGCGGCGCGAGGTTCTTGAAGTGACGCTTCCAGAGCTGCGTCTTCTCCAAGCCAAGGTCAGGGATGCCGAACTCGCGCTCCTTCACTGCGCGGCACACCGTCTTGATGCTCATGGTGCGGTCGACCAGCAGACGTCCCTGGTCAGGCGCCGACCACACCGGCTGGAAGGTGCGGCTGTGCTTGGTCGACGGGTTGTACTGGCAGCTGTAGAACCGGCCGAGACCACGCGGCGAGAACTTCCGCATCAGGTACGCGTTGCGGTCCTTGCCGAAGCCGGCATCCGCGATGATGCGGTCAGGCTCGTAGGGCGCGATGAACTTCTCGATGTCCTTGACGCTCTCCAGCTCCTGCGAGTAGTTGTCCTCGAACACACCGAGGTTGAGCAGGTAGAAGAGGTTGTTATGCGTGCTCTGCGCGATGACGACCACCCAGTTGAGGTGGCCCCAGTCGATGCCGACCGAGATGTTGTGCCAGTCGCGCGTGCGGCGCAGGACGAGCTGGTGACCCGCGCACGCTGCGTCGTAGTCGGCATCGCTGAGTAGCACGTCGTTGCTGATCGCCGGCAGCCCCAGGCAGTAGTTCGTCCAGAGCTGGATGAACTTGTAGTCGATCTTGTTCTGCATCAGGCGCGTCGCGGTGATCCACGGCGCGATCGTCTGCGGCATGTGGTAGCCGCGGATGTTCTTCTTGTCGGGGAACCGCGGTACCCAGCGACCGTGCACGCGGTCGAGCAAGCCTTGGCACTTCGAGCGCCGGCAGCGGTACTCGTACGCACCATCCGGCAGCTCCTTGGTGCCGAGCGGGTAGTCCAGCTCCTGGTGGATGTTGTCCGGCCAGGCGATCTCCTGCTCCAGCCTGCACTTCACGCAGCGCACGAGCCAGCACTGCTGGTCGCTCTCCTTGAAGCTCGCGTCCACGCCACGACCAGGGAGCGTCGGCGTGCTGACCTCGCGCAGGAAGCCGAACTTGGAGGACTTCATCGACTCGCGGAAGGCGACCTCGACGCCTTCCTTCATGCGGTCCTTCTCGTCCAGGGTCACACCGTCGGCGTCGATGCCCTCACCGAGGTTGCTCTCCCAGGCTGAGCGCAGGATGAGGTACGCCTCGCCGATTTTCTTGGTGTAGATCTGGTTCGGCGTGCCGAGCAGCGAGCGCATGCGCGGCGTCTCGGCGAACGCCTCGGCGATGCGCGTGGTGCTGAAGTCGCGGAGCTGCGTGTCGCGAGGGAACGTGTAGATCCACTTCGTGGTCGGGTTGGTCCACAGGAAGTGGATGACCTCGCTGATGGAGGTCTCGCTGATGCCGATCTGCCGCGCCTTTTCGTAGACCTTCCACGGGTGCGTGTCGCTCATCGGCTGCATGATGAACGGTCGATGGCGCAGCAAACGCGACTGCACCTCGCGCTTGTACTTCTCCGGGTCGCGGATCTCGCGCTTGGTCTGCTCAAGCGCGGCCTCCGTGAGCTGCCTGCTGTTGTCGAACGTCAGCGGATGGCCACGCAGCCGGCGGTAGAACATGCACCACAGCACCGGGTCCTGGCGGCTCAGCTCTTCGAGCACCACGCCGACCGGCGCATCGGGCATGCGCCGGATGGTCTCCTCGAGTTGTGCGCGCGTAATCACGGCTTCTTCTCCACCTGCGTGTGCGCGTCCAGCTTGAGGTGGCGCTCTTCCTCCGCGAGGTCGTCCAGCAGCGTCCCCTCCACGAGCGCTTGCTGCGTCGCCTGGAGGATGATGCCGTGCACGTCGTTCGCCTCGATGCACTCGGCGTCGATGATGTTGCTGCCGAGCGCCTCCTGCATGAACCCCTTGAAGGACTTCGTGCTGAGCGTGTGGCTGTGGTTGACCGAGCCTTCGTGCTCGTGCTTCACGTGCGCGACGTTGTCACCCGTGTCGATGCGCTCTTCCGCACGGAAGGAGCGGTACTCACCGAGCCACTCGCGCGCAGCGCGGACAGCGGTGCCGTCCTTCGGGTTCTTGATCGCGACATCGAGCATCGTGTGCGCGGCCTTGGCGATCTTGTCCGTGAAGAGCTGCGTCTCCACGTGTCGGCGCTGGCGCGTGGTGTTGACGCGGTCATCGGTCAGCTCTCGCACGCGTGCCACGAACTCTGGGTGCTTGCACCAGTTGTTGACCGTGTTGCGGTGGACGCCGAGCTTGTCCGCGATCTGCGTCTTGGGAATGCCAGCAACCACCTGTTGCACTGCCTTCTCGCGCTCCGGTGTCCAGGCCCAAGCTTCATCTTCCTGAGCCGCGGTCTCTTCGGCTGCTGGCGATGCCACGGCTGGTGTCGCGGCGGCCGGCAACGCGAGCGGCGGTGGTGTCTCCTTGGCAGCGGCGACCTTGGGCTTGCGCTTCTTGATCTCGCGCAGCTTGGCGTCTGCCTTGATGAGGTCGACGGGCTTCTTGTTCATGACGCGGTCCTCGTGGTGATGCGATCCATCAACGCACGCCGCTGCGTCTCCGACAAGCCCATGATGCGTGCAACCAGCCTGTCAAGTGAGCGCCTGGCCTCGTACTTGACGCACCACTTCCGCACCGTGTTGCGTGTGACGCCGACCTTGGCCGCGATGAAACTGTGCGGGTAACCCCGCGCGGCATACCAGCGTGCCCTGGCCATGGCAGCTGGTTTTCTGACTGTGCGCCGCCTGATGCCCGGCATGTGCGCACTGTAACGCGCCGCGGTGCACAAGGCAACCACTGCAAGCTGGCGTGCTGGCGTCGACGGAATGCCAGCACGCCAGCCTCGACCCGCTGTGCATGCACATACCGCGCTGTGCTCACTCGTTGTGCACGAGCGGCCTCAGCGCGTCGTGCTCACTTCGAGCGTCGCTTGAGCACGGTCTCCCCGCAGTTCATGCAGACCTCCTGGTTCGCACCAAGACCACCGCGCGTGCCGCGCCGGTGCTCGGGGTGATCGCATTTGGTACGCACGTCCTGCAAGGCAGTGCATCCGTCGCAGTCGTCCCGGAGGCAGCCGGGACACAGGCTAGCCACCGCGCTTGTCCTTGGTCACGATGTCCAGCGTGATCTTGAAGTCGGTCTTCTTGCACGCGACGTACATGACGTCGCGCATCGACTCCGCGGTGCAGCCGTCACGGCCGAGCACGAGGCCCATGTCACTGGACGCGACGCAGATCTCGAACACGAGGTTGTGCTGCGTGTCGACCATGCGGACGACCACCTCCTCGGGCTTCTCGGCCACGGACTTCACCATCGTGGTGGCCAGGTTCCTGAGCAGCTCGATCTGCTCTTCTCGCTTGAGACGGGGCATCGTCTTCTCCTCGTCGTTGAACTTCAGACGGATTGGGGTTGCAGGCACGTCAGGCTCCGTATTTCTTCTCCAGAGCGCGCTGCCGATCGACGGCCTCGTCTCTGCCCTTCTTCTGCCAGTGCTCCCATGAGCGCTTCTCGAGGCGCTCGCGCTGCCTCTCGGCGAAGTCGGCGTTGTTCTTGTTGATGGTCTGCGAGTAGCCTCCGACGCCGTACTCCTGAGCCACCATGACACCGCCACAGGTGGCGCCGCACGGCAGCTCGCAGACGTCGTCCGTGTTGGTGATCGCTTGCTCGCAGTGCTGCTCCTCGATGACGGTCCCATCGTCGTTGGTCTCGACGAGTCGCGTCTCGCGGTGGTCGCAGTCCGGGCAGACGAAGTCGATGTTGCGTGGTCTCTTCACTTCCTCTTCTCCTTCCGCTTCGGCGGCGGTAGTGCAGCAAGGAACAGGTCCAGCCGCATGATGCTCACGGTATCGGGAACTGGCAGGTCTTGCAAGGTGATGACGAACTTGGGGACCTCGTTGGCGTCCGGATCGCGGAAATCCGAGAACCAGAACGAGCGCACCATCACCAGCTGCGCCTTGTTGTTCCGCGTGAAGACGAGGAGCGGCTCCTTGTTCTTCGGGCACGTGCGGATCGTCTGCTTCCACCACTCGAGGATGGATCGCTCGTCCTTCACGCGCACGCCGGTGACCAGGTCGTCCAGCTGCCAGTCCTCGCGCTTCTTGCACTCGACGTGGAACGGGAAGCGCTTGTCCTCGCAGACCAGGTCGCCGGTCACGCCGAACGCCGCGGTCGACCAGCCACCGCTCTGCGGGGTGCGCTTCACCTTCCAGCCGCACCACGCCTCGAACATCTTGGCCACGACACGCTCGTTGCTGCTGCCCTTGGCCTTGGAGCGCCGACGTGCTTGGCGACGGTTCATCTTGGCGAGCGACGTGTCAGGCACGCGCTCGCTCGGCAAGCGCTTCTTCCCGCTCTTGCCACTGAGCGCGGCCATCTCACGCCGCATGTCATCGAGGTCACTCACGGTGTGTCTCGTTGAGCCCGCGCCTTCTCGGCTTCCGCCTGGACTTCGGCGTCCGTGGCCTTCTTGAGGTGGAACGCCGGCTGGTCTTCTTCGCTGTGGAAGTTGGCGCCGTCCAGCGTGTTGCGCAGCTCCTCGGTTGCGAGGTCGCTCGTGAGGAACGCGATCAGCTCGTCCGGGTACTGCCAGACGAGCGACATCGTCTTCTTCGGCACGAGCACGCCGTCCTCGTATAGGAGCTGCGTCACGTTGGGCTCGGCGTAGACGGTCTCCAGCTCGATGCGGTCGACCTGGTACGCGAGCGTCGCCCGGTCGAAACTCGTCATGCTGGTGAGCGCCGCGATGCGGTCCTTCAACCACACCTTGTGCTCGTCCAGCTGCTTGACGGCAATCGCCATCAGCTGCTGGTATTCCTCGGTCATCTTCTGCGCGCGCTCGTCACTGATTGGGGTCGTCATGGTCTTCTCCTCTACTCGTTGTCGTCGTTGATGTGGTTCATGCAGTACGGGGTCTTCGTGTCGACGTTGGCGGTATGCGTACAACCAGCATGCCTGCACGGAAGTGGACGTCCGATGGGGTCGCGCAGTTTCATCCAGTTCTCGAAGTCGAGCGCACACGCGCGGCAGAGGTCGAACTTGTTCGGTCCGTGCACTTTCCACTTGTGCTGGTGGACGCCGCTCCAGTTCTCCGGGTAGACGGCAGGCACGATGCGATCGTCCACCAAGTCAGCCGCCACAATGGACGTGTTGCCGCAACGGTCGCACTTCACTTCGCACAAGGCTCGGTCGCTCATGGGCTCATCCTGTTGATGTGGTCGAGTAGCTTGTCCATCGAGATGGTGTAGTCGCGGATGAGGGACAGGTGACCCTCGCCGGTACGCTGGTAATGTGCCATGTCGGCGCGTGCCTTCTCGATCGCGTTGCGGATCTCGTCGCGCATGGCCGAGTAGATCTCGCGCGCGTAGTGCTCACGGAACTGGCGGTCGCGCGCCGCCTGCTTGGGCACGATGCACCACTCGGCGTGGCCGTCTTCAGTGTTGCAGTTGCCGCACTTCATTCGGTCCTGCCTTCCTGGTCCAGCCAGTCGACGTGGTCACGGAGAGACCGAGGCAGACTCTCGTAGCCCGCCTCCTCCATCTCCTTGGCGATGCCGAGGATGCGATTGCGCATCGTGCCTTCCTGTTGCTCCCAGGCAGTGTGACCTGCGAGCACCATCAGCAGCTCGCGCTGCTGCTTGAGGTTGGTGAAGCCGTCGACCTCCTGGATCGGGATGCCGCCGGGGCGCGTCTCGTCCAGGTCGATCGTCATCTTCACGTTGCCGCCGAGCACCGGGAAGTGCACGACGAAGCGGTGCTCGTCTTCGTCAACGAGCACGCCAGCGAGCCCGCCGCTGAGCCGCTTGAGCAGCATCACAGCGAAGCTGCGCTTGGTCAGCATGACGAGCCTCTCCGGCGTCGTCACCTCGTCTTCACTCATGGTCGTCTTCTCCTCTTCTCGTGGTTGGTAGCTACGGGATGCCGACGGTCGTGTTGTTACTCAACACGATGCCGGTTGTCGGAACGCTCACGGCCGGTGTCGTTGCCACGGAAGCCGCGGCATCGAGCACGACCGGGACGTAGGTCGTCACGCCGTTGTAGGTGAGGTTGCTGTTCTGGATCGTCACGCCGGTCACGCCTCGCGCCACCACCAGCGGTGCTTGCGTGCTCTGGGTCAGCGTGCTGTCGGTGATGAGGATGTTCGCCAAGTCGGCCTGCATGTTGGTGCGCAACGGCGTGATGCGCACCAGCGATGCAGCGAGAGGCGAAGACTGCGTCAGCGTGAGGTCGGTCAGCGTCACGTTGTGGGCGCTGTTCGCGATGGTCACCGCGCCGACGTAGTCACCAGGCGTGACTTGGATGAGGTCGGACACCGTGCTGTGCTCGACCCTGCATCCATCGCAGAAGTACAAGAGGATGGTCCTGCCGTGCAGCTCGACGTGCGACACGACCGTGTTGGTCTGGCGCTGGATGTTGAGCGCCAGGCCCGGCGTCGTGGACACGAACCTGCTATGCTCGATGCGCAAGCCATCGATCCCTCCCGCGCCTTCGCTGCCGAAGGCGCAGCCGTCTCCGAAGTCGCTGTTGCTGATCACGCCGTTGGTCACGCCGCGCGAGATCTGCACACCGAACCTGGCGCACGACGTGAACTTGACGTTGTCGATCACCAAGCCCTGGATGGGTGTGGTGAGCGAGCCGACGATGTTGATGTCGTCACCAGCCGACGGACTACGCTTCGGGTGCACCAGCTCCACGTCTCGGATGACGTGACCGTTGGTGGTCAGCCGGATGAGGTGCGCCTGCTCCGGTGTGTTGAACACGCAGTGCGTGTCGAGCTTGACGTTGTTCACGCTGGCGTCGAGCACACCTGCCCAGAACATGCCGCTCGCGTCACCGTGGAACATGATCGTGGTGCTCGACCGCACGCCGCACAGCGTACCGCCGGCCAGCATCGCATCGCGACGACGGCCAGTCGGACCGAGCGGTGCCATCGCGATGTGGTACGTACCGTCGGGCAAGCACGTCGCGCTCTGCATCGCGGACGTCACCAGCGCCGTGTCATCGGTCGTCACGGCGCACAACGGGTCGTCAGACACAGCCTCCAAGACGGAAGCCGTCGGTTCGAGCGACACGCTTGCAGAGCAGGCGGTCAAGCAGACGAGAAGGAACATGCGCATCATCGTGGTCTCCTTGGGAACGGGTACCCAAGGATGATACTACGATTCGTGCCCGTCTCGCTTCTCAGTTGCGAGCGCTAGCTCGACCTCGCGCGTACGGAGCTTGGCACGAAGCCACCGGATCTCATCGGTTGCCCGATGGATCTCGTCGCCGCACGTGCCGAAGTCTCCCACGCTGGCCGCGATATCGAGGTCGGTCAGTTCCTGGTCGCTCAGCGGCTCGATGTCGTCATCGTGACCGGACATGCCGCCGCCGTGGCCGTCGGACTGCTCGGTGCGCTTGGGCAACGCCTTGAGCGCGATGCCGTGCATGTCGATCACGTCGTCGTGGAACGCGTGATCGTAGTCCGCGGCGCGAAGCTTTTTGGCGATGTCATCGAACGTGGTCTTGTGGACTTCGAGGATGGCGTACGTTCTCGTCACTTGATCTTCTCCACGATGGGTTCGAGGTGTCCGCACGCGACGCACGGCTTCGAGTCGAAGGTGACCTTGGTGACGTGGAGCCCGGCCGTCACCTTCGACGTGTCAGCCTTGGCGCACACTGCGTAGCCGTTGCCACGATTCGACGGAGCGGTGCACAGCAACGCCTCGCGCAACTGCTCCGCCGTCGGGATCTGCTCCTCGGGATACGCGTCCGGCACGTGGATCTCGACCTCGAGCGTTGCCTTGTACTTGATCACGACTGCTTCCTTCCGTTGATGATGACCCAGCCGTGCTTCACGAACAGCTTGCGGAAGCGGTTCGGCTTGTGGCCGAAGTAGATGATGAGCGACGGGAACGGCGCCGGATCGCTGTCGCTGAACTTCAGCCGTCCCTTCCAGAAGCACATCCCGGTCATGTGCTTGAGCAGCACGTCGTGGAACCACCGCGTGTCAGGACGCGCCGGCACGAGCAGGAAGAGGTGATCGGTCTTGTTGACCTTGAGACCAGACGCCTCGATGTCGCGACTCTCAGCGAACTCGTTGACGCCTTTGTTGATGAACTTGAGCAGCGTGCTACGCGCGTACTCCGGGTTCGCGTACACCACACCAAACCCGGTCCACTTTTCCTTGAGACCGTCCTTGCCGTTGTGCAGCGAGTAGTTGACCTTCGCGAACTGGTGTTTCTCAGCCTTCGCCGCGCACGGGTCGAGACCGATCTTACCCTTCGCGAACCGCTCGATGAGCTTGATGAGGCGCGGATCGGTACGCCACTTGTGCTTCTTCGAGCTGGTGGTCACGCGCATGGCGTGCGTCTTGAAGCCGCCGCCCTTCTTCGGCGTCACCTTCTTCACGACACGCTTGGCGACCGGCTTACGTGCGGCCTTTGCTTTTGCCTTCGGTTTCGCGCGCGCGGCGCGCTTTGGCTTGGCGGCGGAGCGCTTTGCGCTTGGCTTTTTCACTGGCTTCGTCCCTCTCTTCTTCACGTCTCTTCTCCTCTTTGTAGCGTTCGTTGTTCGACATGTGCCGACTGCACCAACCAGGACGCCGGGTGAACGAGCAGTCGGCACAGCGGTATAGCGCCATGCGTTCACCCAGCGGAATCAGACGAGGATGCACCTGCCACGGCGGCCACCAGTCGAGACCGAGTTCTTTCTGGATCGCGCGCCACAGACGCTTCGGCTTGTCGCCGTTCGCCTGGAGCACGGGAAGGATGCGGTACCACGCCGTCTCGAAGAAGATGCCGGCTGCCTTCCAGCCGTTCTTGAACTTCACCTCGATGCCGTAGCGAAGGATGTACGGGTCGTGCTGGAAGCTGTACTGCACCTGCTTGGCGCGGCAGATCTTGCTGAGCACCACCCCTGCCAGCGTGTTCACGCTGCGCATGTTGATCCACTGCTGGTCTTCGCTGAGCGGTGGCAGCTCACGACCTTCAAGGATCGGCGGCAAGCGCAGCATCTCGTCTTCCGGGATGCGTGGCTTGCACCACGCGCAGAGCTTACACTGGCTCCACTCGCTGGTGATCTTCTTCCACTTGTGCTTGCAGTTCGCACGGTACTTCGCCGTGCGGCGGATGAACGGGTTGCCCTCCTTCAGCGCTTGCTCCGCGATCGAGCGCGGTGCGTAGGCCACCATGCGCTGTCGCTCTTGCGCGGCGTGCCTGTGAACTCCGGGATGCGTCGCCTTGGCCTTCGCGCCACGCTGGAACTTGACCTGCCGCTTGGTCTCGGTGCGCGCGCTCTTCGCGATCTCGAGGTCGCCGCCGAAGCGCGCCTTGATGAACGCATCCTTGATCTCTTGCGCGATGCCCTTGGCCTTCATCGCCTTGAGCACATGCTCGGCACGCATGCGCTCACGGTCGATCTCTCGAGCCTCGCGCTTCTGCTGCTTGTTCTTCAGCTGCATGACGTCTTTGTCGAACAGCCCGTCGACTGCCAACTTGTTGAGGTGGTAGACGACGTACGCCGGCCAGTTGTCGCCGCACGCCGTCCGGTAGTTCTTGGAGGACGGCTTGAGCAGATCACGCGACAACGTCGGGAACCCACTCCAGTCCATCCTGATGCCGTGGAACGGCGTCGAGTCGAGTGCCTCATCATCTTCTCCTCTGCTCATGGTCGATCCTGGTGATCGATGTTGACATCCTACGTCGCATCGCGTAGGCGGTCAACCGTTAGTCGTGTCCGTGAAGCAGCTCGTGCAGCTCGTCCACGTGCTCGGTGACCAGCGCGAGCCAGATGGTCTTCGCTTCGCTGAGCGGGATGCCCGGATTGCCGAGCGGTCGACACTCCATCCTCAGTTCGTAGCACGTGCCGAACCACTGCTTGGGATTCAAGCCGTGGTAGCGGTGAACCGTCAGACGCAACGGTCCGATGTGAAGCTCAGAGTCACCAACCTCACCATGCGTGTGTTCGTCCTTCCAAGCCCACGGACGCTTGCCTTTCCGTTTCTGCGGCGCGCCTTCACGGACTGACGGTGGCTTGCCGCCACGCTGGATCTCCGCCATCGACTGGTTCGGCACCGGCACGGTGTGACTGCCACTGCCGTACCCCTTGCCTCTTCTACTACTCGACATGGGACATGCCTCCTTCCTTGACGACGGTCAGGACGTTCGGGAAGAACGCCTTGAGCGCCTCGTTGTGGGTGATGACGAAGACCGACTCGCGGTCGGTCAGCTCTTCGGTCAGCAGCGTTGCGACACGCTCGATCGCGGCGTCGTCCAGCGACTCGAACGGCTCATCGAAGAACGCCACGTTGATCCCGGACTGCGCGCGCGATGCCACCAGAGCTTGCAACGCCAGGCCGACGCAGAGGTCGACCTTCGCCTTCTCACCAGCGCTGTTGCCCTTGTAGTTGCCTGCGCCGTGCTCGTTGGTCACCGCCACCTCGAACTTGTCGACCGTCTTGCCACTCTTCAACAGGCTCTCGGTCTTGAACTCGATGTGGATGCTGCCGCCGGTGATGGCGCGAGCGTAGTGATCTACACGCTCGTTCAGAATCGGGAGCGCGGTGTCGATGAGCAGCGACCGCAGTCCCTTGGCGCCGAACGCGCCTTGCCAGAACTCGTACAACTCCAACTCGGCCTCTTCCTTGGCGAGGTCGGCGCGCACACGCTCGCGCTCTTCGATCAGCTTGGTGACCTTCTGCTCGGCCTCCTTCACCAGCCGGCGGTACGGGTTCTTCTCCTCCTTGATCTCGTCCAGCCGGCGCTGGAGAGCCTTCGCGCGTTCCACCAGGCCGGCGCGCTTCGTGTTGAGCTTCTCGGCGCGCTCGATCGCGTCTTCCACCTCGGACACACCCTCGCGCTCCTTGTGGAGTCGCGAAGCCTCTGCGCGCGCCTTGCGGTCGGCGTTGTCAGCAGCCTCTTGCGCTTCGCGTGCGGAAGCCTGGGCGTTCTTTAGCTGCTTGCGCATGTCGTAGAGCACCTCGGCCTGGTCGTCCGCATCGATCTCCTGACCACACGTCGGGCAGTCGCCCTTCAGCTCCTCGTGGCGTGAGATCTCACGCTCCAGCCGGCCGACCTCGCGGTGAAGCGTTCCGTGCTCAGCCTGCATCTTCGCGGCGTTCTCTTTCAGGCTCTCGACGTCACGCTCCCGGTTGCGAAGCACGTCCCGCATCGTCTTCAGCTGGTCACGCAGCGTCTTGACGTCCGACTTGACGAGTGAAGTCAGGCGTTCGTTGACCTCGTCAAGCTCACCCTGCACCTCCTTGAGCTTCGCTTCCTGGTCAGCCTTGAAGGTGCGCTCGCGATCACCAGCACGGTCACGCTCCTGCTCGGCCTTCTCGATCTCTGCTGCCGTGTCGTCGAACGTCTGCTTGAGGGTGTCGACGTTCACGCTGTGGACGCTGACCTTGTCACGTGCCGCCACGCCAGCTTCCGCGTACGCCTCAATGCCGAGCGCCTCATCGAGGATGGCCTTCTGCTCGGTGTCGGTCAGCGAGCTGAAGCGGTACGCGTTGCTCTGCCCGAACACCACGGAGGAGAGGAACGTCTTCGCCGTCATGCCGAGCATACGGTCGATAAGCTCCTGCGTGTCAGCGACCGTGGACCCTGTGACGCGACGACCATCGTGGTAAAGGTTCAGGCTCGTCTTGAGCTTGTCGTCTTGACGAGTCCGCACGATCTTCCACTTCGAGCCGCGGTCCTTCCACACGGTCGTCACCCGGCAGTTCTTGCCGACCTTGCGGTTGATGACGTCGTCGCCGACGTAGCCGCGCAGCGTGGTGCCTTGGACGCACCATACGAACGCCTCCACGATGGCGCTCTTCGCAGCGCCGTTGCTTCGCGCTGTCGGGTCGTCCTTGTTCTCTCCTTCGATCAGCACGAGACCGCGTCGCGCGAGCTGGATCTTCGCGCGACCGAACGACAGGAAGTTGCGGATGTCGAGACTGAGCGCCCTCACGGCTGCGTGTCCTTGGACGAGATGTGCCGCCAGTGCCACCAGCGCTCGAACGCCGCGTCAGCTTCTTTCCCGGCAGCCTCGTAGTCGCCGAGAGAGCTACGTCCGTGGAGGTAGCCGGCGACAAAGCCGCGCTTGACCTCCAGTCGATGTTCTTCGTCCGTCATTCAACTCCTCCGGTCTTGCGGTTGAACGAGTAGAGCTTGTACGGCGGGTCCGGGTTGAAGACCGTCGCGTTCACCGAGCAGTTGTTGATCCTGCACAGCGCGCTGTTGGTGTAGTCCTGGAACACGGACGCCGACTGCAACCCGAACACGTCGCGTTCGCGTTCCTCTGACGTGAGGTCCGGCCGTGCACGATGACGGCGCTCGTACAGCATGTCGAGCACCTTCGTCTCAGCGTCCCGCCGTGACGACCCGGTCACCAGGTACACGTCCTCCACGCCGTCCTTGCTGTGCACAACCTTGAACACGTAGCTCACGTCAGTCCTCCTTGTCTTCAGTGCCGCGCGGTGGCAGCGAGATCTCGCCGGTCATCTTGTCCTTCACGTACTTCGTCCGCAGCGCCTCCCACTCGGTCAACTTCGGGTGCTCGCGCTTCACCAGCTTGCGCAGCTCCTTGTCGTTCTCCGCCTTCACCGTGGCGATGTACTTCCGCCGCCCGAAGGGAGGCGCGTGGTAAAGGTAGAATTTCTTCATGGCTTGTCCAGTGCACGCCACATCAGGTGGCCGTAGCAGTTGCAGTGCATCGCGATCCACTTGCGCCAAGACAGGTCCGTCCAGAATCCGGTGTACACCGGCGGTGGTGGGCACGCGCACGTCGGCAACGGATGTGGTGGCAGTGTCTTGCTCACGATTCACCTCGATGGCGCCACTGTGCGGGCAACGCGTTGCCACGCGAGAGCCAGTCGTTCAACTGGTTCACGCGTTCGGCAAGCGCCGTGGCGTCATCGCGGAGCGTGCTGTACGGCTGTGGGTCGTCCGCGTGTCGGACGATGCGGTCCGCGATCATCAACGCTTGCTTGAGCAGAGCGGTCGGATCCATCACCGCCTCCCGCGCACGTGGTTCATCGCGTTCTCGATGGAGTACGCCAGGTAGTCGGCGTCCACACCTTTCGCCAGCAGATCGGCCGTGTAGCGCCGCGTGATCGGCTTGAGGTTGTCGGCGTCGCACTTGCCCGCCTTCATGAGCGCTTCGACCTCGCGCAGCGCCTCCGGCGGCAAGAGATCCTTCAGTTGAGCATGGCGCATCTTCTCTTCTCCTCTTCTCGTTGGTTGTCTACTTCTTGTCGCTCGTGGCTAGGACTTGGGCTTCCAGCTCACGAACGTAGTCCTCGAGCGCTTGTGCGTGGTGATGAAGGTCGCGCAGGCGCAACGGATCGCGCCTGACCACCTCCAGAGTCTCTTCGCTCACCGTCACTGTCTTGCCGATGCGCAGAGCCGCGAGCACACCACGGGCGTGGTGCACGACTCCGGTCACGGCTCCGAGCTTGATGCTCATCGTTGCTGTTCCTCACTCCTCTCCGCTGTTGTAGAGGTCCAGCCCGATGCGGAGCAACTCGGTCTGGTCCAGGTGCTTCACGTCGTCCTTGCGGTACTTGATGTACCGCTTGAGGACGGTCTTCACGCTGAGCGTCGGGTCTACCTCCAGCCGACGCTCGTCAGGTGTGATCTTGGAGCGGCGCAACGGCACGAGCTTGACGCCAGCGGCGCCGAGCTTGATGAGGTCAGCGTGCAGATGTGGGTCCCACACCTCGTAGTGGAAGTCGACGAAGTTGCCGCGGATGCGGCGCTTCGCCTTGTCAGGCTTGGCTGCGAGCAGCTCCTGCGTCACACGGACGAAACGTGGGCGGTCGATCGGCACGAGCGTCGCGGTGTTGGTCTTCGAGTCGTAGACCGTGAAACCCTTCGGCTCTCGGCCTTCACCACGTGTGTGCTGCATCGGTGAGCCGAGATACAGCGCGTTCTCCAGCTCACCGATCGACTGCCTGCCATGGTAGTGACCGCTGAAGATGAAGTCGAACGCGTTGCCCAGCGGACCTGGATCGACGTCTTCCTTCACGATGTACTCCAGCGCGCTGCCAACGCGTGCGCCTTTGAAGCCGTGATGGAAGAGACCGATCTGAACCGCCGCGGGCGCTGCGTTGCTGAGCGCCTCGTCCACACGACGCAAGAGCAGCTCTCGGTTGTCGCAGTAGTTGAAGCCATGGATGGTCAGGTCGTCGAACTCCCACGTCGCCCAACCATGCTCTGGTGGCACTGCGTGCGTCACCAGCTCAGCAGCAGCGAACGTGTCGATGGTCGAGACCGTGCCTTCCTTGTCGGCCTGGTCGTGGTTGCCTGTCACCGCGAGCACGATCTTCCCGTCGCGCTTCATCGCTTGCAGCTCCTCCACCACCATCCGGTACGGGCGCGTGTAGATCACGTTCCGCTTGTGGAAGACGTCGCCGATGATGGCGATGACGTCGATGTCGTGCTCGTTGCAGTAGGCTCGCACGTCGGCCAACACGCCGACGCCGTGAGAGAGGCGAGAGGGCACGCCATCCTCGATGACGCGAAACTCTGACCAGTCGTGGATGTGAATGTCGCTGACCAGCGCGATGCGCATGCCGCTCTCTCCTCTTCTCGTGGTGTCGTCGTGACGACGGAGCTACTTCTTCGACTTCGACTTCTTGGACTTCTTCTTGGCCTTCTTGCGCGGCTTCTCCTCTTCCTCCTCGTCCTCGTCATCCGGGGCGGTGACGTTCGCGGAGCCTTCCGGCGCGTCGATCTTCCGCACCTGGCCGTGCGCGTTGACGCGGTAGTGCTGCGCCTCGGTCGCTTCGACCTCGGACAGGTCTTCGATGATCTGCGCGATGGTCTTGACGTCGGGCTTGATGACGTAGAAGGCCACGCACCACGACGTGTCGAGGTAGGCGCGCAAGCGCTTCTTCATGTTGGCGTTGCTACCGTCAGCGAGGCGCTGCGGCTCTTCCTCGCTGTCGGTTCGGAACGCGACGAACATCCTGGGCATCTTCTTCTCTCCTTGTACTGGGTGTCAGTGGTGGTGACCGCCGCCGTCGAAGCCACCGCCGCCGAAGTCGGTGGAGCAGTGACCGTGATCGAACGGGCTGTTGACGTCGTGACCGGCGTGAGACGGCGAGTGCACCGGCGCCTCGGCGCACACGTTGCTGCTGCCGTGGTCGTGATGAGGCACCGTGTGCGGATGAACGTGTCGAGGCGCGTCGTCCGTGTGGGTCATGAGCATGGTGCGCATCTGCTCGAGGTGCGGCGTCGTCATGACGCTGGTCTCTTCGTCCGGTACGTGGCGCTTGATCAGCGCAGGCACATTGGGGTCGAGCACCATGTCGTCGTCCGCGACCGCGGTCATCTGCCTGGCGTTGCGCCGAGGCGCCGGCGGCTTGACCGACGTACGGTACGGGTCGGTGTAGAACGGCACGACCTTGGTCATCTCGTCGTCCGGTTCGGCGCGCTTGCGACGCGACCGTGTGATGAGCACGCCGACGCAGACACCGGCGCCTGCGACAGCGAGAGCGATGAGCAGTCCATAGATGAGAGGCATCGTTGATCCTTTCTGAGATCAGAGTCTACAGCTTCTTCGGGCGGTTGGTGACGGCGTCGAACGCTTCTTGGTCGGTCATCGGCGGCGGTTGCGGCTTCTGAGGAAGCGGACCGCGCGTCGTCTGTGCGATGTGACGCGGCACCGTGACCTCGACCGGCCCGCTTTTGACGCTGGCCGGCGTGTCGTGGTCGCCGCTCTCGGGCAGACCGTGCTTGCGATGCGCCTTGAGCTTAACCGCAACGGCCAACGCGGTGCCGACCGAGTCAGCTGCGATCACGCCACAGAACGCCTGCGCCGTGATGTCCTGGAAGCGGTACACGATGTCGGGCGTAGCGTGGTAGACGACGTCCAGCTCGCGCGTCGCCTGGTCGTAGCCGATCATCTTCACGTTGCTGCTGCCGTGTACGGTGAGCAAGCGCTTCATCGCGGTGTCTCCTTGTGGAGGTCTCGCATGTGCGATCGCAGCTCACGCACGGCGCACGTAGTGCAGTAGCGCCCCATGCAACCACCACCGACCGGATCGGGGCAGCCTTTCGTATCGTTGCTGGCGATCATGTCGATCAGCTCGTCCATGCGCTTGAGTCGGTTATTCACTTGCGCTTCTCCTTGCCTCGACGCGTGCGTCGAAGCGTAGCGCCGAACGCTGCCGCCACGTGACCGGCATCAAACACGCCGTCGATCGTCCCGTCAGGACGCGCCGTGACGACCGGCTTCTTCGCGCGACGCTTCGGCGCATTGATGCACAGATGGATGTCGCTGTTGACGATGATGTCACCGTGCGGCGTCGGTGACGCGCAGTTGTTGTCGACCACGATCCGCCCCATGGTCTTGATGCGCAGGACTGTGCCACCGTCCGGGCCATGGACCCAGAGGGTATTTCCACCTTCGTGGAACTCCAGCTGCGCTACTGGAACGGTGCGGCAGCGACGGCTCACAGCTTGATCTCGACTTCCTTCAGCTCCGCCGTCGCGATCACGCCGTTGGCGAGCGTGACGGTCTTGTCGTCCAGCGTGGGGCAGTCGCTGAACCACGTCTGGCCGACGATAATGCTGAACGCGATCTGCGACAGCTGGTGCGAGAGCGAGCGAACGTACGCCTGGTTCATCTTCTCCTTGCCGGTGAGCCAGTTCTTGTGGAGCTTCTCCGGGTTCTTGGCCAGGAACTCCTCGACCTCGTGGATCGCAGAGACCATCAGCGTCTCCGGTCCGTTGAGCTTGGCTCCCTGCTTCGCCATCTTCTCGCGGACTTTCTCGACCGGCGGCAGGGACGAATAGCCCTTGAGCTTGATGCTCAACTCCTTGCCCATGATGAAGTCGGTGGACTCGGCTTGCACCTTCGGCGGGTTGAAGCCGCTGTACTCGGTGATGCCGTTGTCCTTGAGCCACTGCGCGGCGGTCGTGCCATACTTCGCGTTGAATGCCACGAGCTTCTCGCCCGGATAGCGGGTCTTGACGTAGTCCTTGAAGACCTTCTGCGAGGCGCGCGCCGCCTCGAGATGGAACGCCAGCTGCGCGGTGTCGGCCAGCGTCACGGACTTGACCATCTGGCGGTTGATGATGGGGAGCGACGTCAGGTCGATGACCGCCTTGCTGGTGGTCTCGCCGCTGCTGAGCACGCCGGTGAAGCGCACGTTGTTCTCGATGAGCTTCTTCCAGACGGCGTCGCTCACCATCACGGGTAGCTGCTTCACGTTGACGATGCCGTGCGCGACGATGGCGTAGTTGCGGTAGATGAACGTCGGGAAGTTGCTAGGCGGCACCACATTGTCGTTCGACAACACGCCGAGCTTGTCCAGCTCCGCACGCCGCGGCGCGATGTCCACCGTGCCGGTCTTCTTGACTAGGACCGAGATGTTCGGGCTCTCCTCGTTGTAGGTGAGCGACGAGATGTCGTAGCCGTCCGGCTGCGGGTCCGCCGTGAACTTCAACGCCTCGCGCTTCTTGCTGGTGATCGCCGTGAGCTGCTCCTGCAACGTCTTCAGCTTCGCGGCGTTCTTCTCCTTCGCCATCGCTGCGATCAGCTTGGCGACCTGGTCCTGCTCGGCCGCGGACAGGTTCTCGTCCGCGTTGAGCATCGCCCTGGAGATCTTGCTGTAGTCGAACGCCGGGTCGTCCAGCAGCAGCTTGGTGTGGTCGTCCTGCTCCAGCAGCTTGAGCAGATCGAAGACGGTGAACGCGTCCTCGGCCGGCACGAGTGCCGGGTTGTGGCCTTCCTGGTAGCGGAGCGCGGAGTCGAACGCCGCTGCCTTGGCGGCATCCATGAACGTGTTGTACGCCTGCTTGCCGAAGCAGTTCGCGAACGCCTTGATGAAGCGGACGTCGCCGGTGCTCTTGAGCAGCGGGAAGATGATGTCCGGCTTCATCCGCACCGCGAAGAGCGACAGCGCGGCGTACTGCGCCGCCCAGGCGGTGTCGGTGAGCGGCGGCTCCTGACCTTCGGGCTTCGTGCTCAGGAACCACAGGTGCTGCGTGTTGGTGTCCACCAGCGCGGTGCCGCTCGTGGCATCGTAGGTGACCAGCTCGTTGCCATCCGTCATCTCGAAGACGATGCCACCAACTGCGTGGCTCGGGACACCGACCTCGGCACGCAAGCCGGCGTTGACCTGTTTGGTGATCGCCTGCTCCAACGCCGGCTCGAAGTCCTGGAACGAGTCGCAGTGGATCAGCTGACCGCCCGCCTTCGCAGCCATCGCGCTGAGCATCTGTCGGTCGGCGTAGTAGCCGTACTCGACGAACGTGCTCGACACGAGCCCCTTCGCCGCGGTCTCGACCGTCTTGAGGACGTCGGCACGGTTCCACTGGTTGTCCATGCCGTCGCTCATGAAGAACAGCGAGAACTGATTGTTGTTGGTCTTCTGGATGCGTCCGATCATCCGGGTGACCTCCTCGAGCGGCTCCTTGAAGCCGGTCAAGCCGTGCGGCTGGAGCCAGCGGTCGATCGCCGTGTTGATCTTCGTGAGGTCGCGCAGCGTTGCCACCGACGCGCCTTCGAGGATCGGACCGAACTCGCCGCGCCCACTGAACCAAACCAGGCTCAGCGTGTCGCCTTCGCGCACGAGCGTCGGCACCTTCGCCTTGACGTGCGCACGCAGCTTGTCGAGCTGGCCGTACATCGAGCCGGAGCAGTCGACTACCACGATGTGGTTGATGCTGGTGGGCGCGCTCTTCTTGGGCGCGCTACCGACGCGCAGGCTGTTGATGTAGAGGTTGTTCGAGACCTTGTAGCTGTTGACGTTCTTCATCTGCTCTTCTCCTTGTTGCGTGTTGCAAAAATCGTGAAGGTACTTGCCGTCAATCGGGCAGTCACAGCCTTCACAGATCGTCGTCATCGTCTTCGTACTGAGAGCTGTCCATGCCGTCGTAGTTGAGCTGGACCATCGCCGAAGTGGTGGCACGGTCGATGCGGTTGTAGTGCGCGGCAGCCTGCCTGGTCAGCTCGACCACCCTGCGGTAATCGCGCATCTCGACCGCTTTGCCGATCTCACCGTTGAGCAGCGCAGCACCAGCGATCTCTTCGATCGCCGTGGCTGCGATGACACCGTGGTGCGCCTCCTTGACCTTGTCGGACACGGGGCGCGGTTGCTTCTTCGTCTTCACGCTCTTCTTCATCATCGTAGTCTCCTTGGGTGAGCGGTCACGGCGGCGCGGTGCAGGTCTTGCACTTGCCGCACTTCGGATCTGCTTCGTCTTCCGCACGCTCTGCCGGCGTGGGGTGTGCGAGCACGTCGACCAAGAGGCGCATCGCCGGATCGCCTTTGTACAAACGACGACTCGCCTCGTAGCGTGTCTTGTTGCGGCGCCAGAAGCTGCACGGCCTGTTCGGCATCAGCTTCAGATTCAACCACTGGGCAAACCTTCGCCACCTACTCGTCATCGTCATCACCTCCTGAGCTTCCCTTCCCGCCTGGGATGAAATCGCCGTGCACTTCCGCGATGCCGACCTTGTTGTGGATGTCGATGTGGACCTCGCGGAACGGCGGCGCAACCTTGTTCTTCACGGTCTGCACCTTGGTGCGGATGCCGAACTTCTTGTCGCCCTTCTTGAGCGTCTTCACGCGCACCATGTCGAGCCGGATGCTCGCGTAGAAGCGGAGCGCGTTGCCGCCGCTCGTGGTGTTCGGATTGCCGAACCGCACGCCGATCTTCTTGCGCGTCTGGTTCACGAACACCATGAGGATGCCGGCGTCTGAGACGTGCTTGACGAGCTTGCGCAAGCCCTTCGACATCAGCCGGGCTTGGAGGGCGACGCTGCTCTTCTTCATATCCTCCTCGTCTTCGGCCTCGGGCTCCAACGCTGACACCGAGTCGATGACGATGACGTCAACGGCTTGCGCCTTCGCCAGATCAATGCCGAGGTCGAACGCCTCCTCCGCGCTGCTGGGTTGCTCGAACTCCAGCGCATCAAGGTCGACGCCGATCTTCGCGGCGTACCCGGCATGAAGCGCGTGCTCGGCGTCGATGAACGCACAGCGAAGACCGGCGGTCTGCGCAGCCTTGATGATCTCCAGCGTCATGGTCGTCTTGCCGCACGACTCCGGGCCGTAGATCTCGATGATGCGACCGCGCGGCCAGCCGCCGCCGCTGCCTTCGACCGTCTCGTGCGTCTTGTCGGTCGTGCCGGTGAGCAGGTCATCCAGCCGCTGGTGGCCTGACGGAATCGTCAGGATGTTCTTCGCACGAGATCCCGCGAGTGGGGCGATGCCGTACTTCTCGCGGATCTTCAGCATCGCCGCGTCGCGAGCGGCCTTGAGCTTGACGGCAGCACGGACGTGCTCCTTGCGCCGCCGCTCCATCTCCTTGAAGATGTCGATCCGCTTCTCTTTCGTCTTCGCCATGCGTCCTCCGATGAGAGGGCGAGAAGCCGCTGTACAGGCGGCTTGCCGCGGTCTCGCTAGTTGGCTTGCGCTCCGTGGACGCGCTCACGCGCATGGTAGGCGATGAGTGCCAGCTCTTCCGGCGTGATGCACTCGACGCAGAACTCCTCCACGTGGTCGACCACCGTGTGGAACGGCATGTCGACAGCGATCGGGTGCTGCTCGCTGCACGAGCCGCACACGTTCATCTCGTACAGGCGCTTGCAGCGCTTGCACCGCACGATGTCTCCGAGCTTGTAAGTGACGACGGGCATGGTTACCTCCTGCTTTTCTTCTTGAGCTTCGACTTCATCTTCTTGCTCAGCTTGGAGGACTTGATGGGGCGCTCGTCTTCGTCGTCCTCGTCATCGTCCTCCGCTTCCTCCTCGCTCTCGTCGTCTTCCTGCTCCTCGTCTTCGTCCTCCTCCTCCTCTTCGTCATCGCTGGAGTCGTCGGACTCGTCGTCCTCCTCCTTGACGCCCTTCATGATGTTGACGATCTGTTCGGCGGTGCGCACCTCGCCTTTGGCAGCCTCGAGATCGTGGAGCATGTCCTTGACGGTGTCCCACTGGTCTTCGATCGGAGCCGGGTCACCGGGAAAGACCTTGTACTTCGTGTTCCGGCCGTCCCCGATGCGCTTGAAGTTCATCCACGAGCCGCCGTCGACCGCGGTGAAGTCACCGACGTCGGAGTCGTCCTCGAAGAAATAGCCGAGAAGCTGCTCCATGATCTGGTCGCCGCAGCTGTGGAGCTTGACCTCGCCTTCGCCGTCGATGACGTTGAAGTAGTAGCGGACGCGTGGGCAGTAGGCTTCCTTCGCCTTCTTCCACTCGTGCTTGCCTTCCTCGTCGCCCTTGCCGTACTCGCTGTTGACCCGATCCTGCTCCTTCAGGAACTTCTTGCAGATCGGACACGGCGTGCCGGGCGTCGGACGTCCTGACTTCTTGTCGATGAACTTGTCGCCGATGCACCGGACGGTCCACTGATTCGGACCGACCTTGAAGTGCATCAACGATTCTGTGTAGAACTGCGGGTTGATCTTGCCGTCCACGAGCCGCGGCAGCACACGACGCAGGTTCTTGCCGACCTTCAGTTCATCGAAGCGCTTCTCTCCGCCTCCGCCACCGGGGTTCTCCGAGCGCTCCTTGAGGCGCTGGTGGCGCTCGCGCATCTTGCGCAGGTCATCGTCACCACCGCTCTTCGACTTCTTCTTCGACTTGTCCTTCTTCACGTTCATTCTCCTGATGGACCATCCGGCCTCAAAGGGCATTACGGTCGTTAGATGTGATCTTTCGTTCCGCGTTCGGCGAGCATGAGCTGGACGAGATCACGAAGCGTCCACTTCTTGCTCTGGATCTGCTCGACTGCGTCCTCCATGTTGCGCAGCATCTCTTCCGCCTCCATGCGCTTGCGGAACGCTCGGCGCATCTTGGGGTCGACCTTCACCAGCATCTTCAGCTCTGTCTCTGTGGTCTTCGCGGCTCCTCTCTCTGCACGCTTCTGAGCGTACAGGTCTTCACTGACGTTGTGCTCGTTGTGCTTCGCTTCATCGAGAGCGGTCTTCGCCGCAGTCTTGAGCGCCAGGTACCAGGACAACGTGCCTGGCAAGCGACGCAGCTCCATGTCGAGGTCGGAAGAGATGAGCGCATCACGCTGCGGGTTGACGTAGATCTCCGCCTTGGTCTGCGGATGCAGCGCCTTCACGCGACCGACCTCGCGCTTCTGCCAGAAGCGATGCGCCATCATCCGCTTCGGCGTCACGGCCGGCTGCCTTCGGCGAACGGGTTCGCTGTGCCGGTGCGTGTGTCTTCCTCGAACCGCTCCGGCGGCATGTCGGCCTTCGCGAGACGCAGCTGCTCGCTGAGCTGGGCGTTCTCGGTACGCAGCTCGCGAAGCTCGCGCTCGGCGTGGTTGACACGCAGCTCGCTGGCAGCGAGCGCAACCATCGCACGGGAGAGGTAGTCAAACAGGTACGTGAGTAACATGCCGCCGCGTGACGGGACCACCTTGCACAACTTGACGCCTCGCTGCGCGAGGTCATACATCTTCTTGCGCTCGGCTTCTGTGAGTCTAGTGGAAATCATGCCGACCTTGGTGTGCATCTCCTCTTCTCCTTCCGGGCCTTAGCCCTTCGCTTGCAACCAGTTCTCACCGATCATGCCTTCCACGTCCATCAGGAAGGCGAGTTCCTCGTGAGGCTTGGGATGCTTCTTGCCGCTCGAACCAGGAGCGAACGGTTTCTTCATGTTGCCGATCACGATCGGCAGGCACTCCTGCGCGAAGCGCTTCGGCACCTCGAAGACCAGCTCATCGTGCACCGGGAACAGCTGCGCGCAACGCATCTCGCGAAGACGCTGATCACGTTCGCACAGGATCTGCGCCATCTTCACGATCCAGCTCGCGCTGCCTTGGCACGGCGTGTTCATGCACACGCGTTCCCAGTGAGCGATGAGACGCTTGCGCTTGTCCTCGTCCGAGACGAATTTGCCGTTGCTGTCCTTGCCTGCGAGACCGTTCGCGACGTTCGCGTGCCAGCCGCCGAGCACTGGGACCCAGCCTTCTTCGTAACCGTGGTCCACCATGAAGCGCTGGTAGATCGGGATCTCCTGGTAGAGGTCGTTCCATGCCTGCGCCTGCTCGCGACACTCGTCCAGCACCGCCTCGTCTCGGAAGTCGAGACCGCGAAGCCGCGCCATCATCTTGGGCGAGCCGCCGTACAGCAGGTTGAAGTTGTTGTTCTTCGAGATGAGGTACTGGTCAGGGAAGAGCGCCTTCACCATCTTCCAGTCGTCCATCTTGATCTTGCCGAGCTTGATCTTCTGACCGTCGGCGTGGAACTTCTTGAAGACCGGCTTGCCGTCTGCGCCCATCACCACGAGCTTGGTCTTCTTGTCAACCTCGTAGCAGCTGGAGTCGCAGCGGTGAACGTGCTCGGCGTAGAGGTTGATCGCGGTGAACGCGTGGCACGCGCTCGGCGAACCGTACTTGTGCATCACCTTGAGCATCGGCGAGTCCTTCACCAGGCTGGACGCCCAGTGAATCGCCATGCACAGCTCGAAGCCGCTGAAGTCGCAGACGATGAGCACGTGGTCTTCGTCCGCCACGTCGCCCCACGCTGTGATCTGTCCAGCCTTCGGTGCGATGAAGGCACCACGGATGCCGTCCGGATCCTTCTCCTTCCGGCTCGGGATGTTCTGGAGGTTCGCGCCGACCTTCACCTTCTTGGTGCGCGTCTTGGTGACGCCGTTCTTCAGCGTGTACTCCTCCTCGACCTCCTCAACGCCCTTCCGCGAAGAAATGCGACCGGTGCGTGCGCCGATCTGGTTGAAGTCCGAACGCAGGCGACCGTCGTCACTGACACCGTTGATCAAGCCTTGGAGGAACGTGCCCTTCATCGTGGCAGCGTTGTTGAACTCCAGCTTGACGTCGGCCATCTCGTAGCCTTCTTCGCTCCACCAGTACATCGCCTCCTTGTTGAGCTTCGCTGCGCCGGTCGCCGTCTTGAAGTCGTCACGCACCGGCCAACCCCACTCGTTGATGAGCAGCTCCTGCATCTGCGGTCCGCTGCGCAGGTTGAGCTTCGGGTTGCCGGCTAACGCTCGGAACACACGCTCCGCGCGCATGATCTTCACGTCCATCTTGCGGAGGATGACCTTGAGTCGCGGGATGTCGAGTAGCACGCCGCGGTCGGACTGAGCGAGGAGCGTGAGCGTGTACGGTCTGTCGATCGCGAGGTAGTTCTTCCAGTAGCCGATGCGCTTGAGGTACTTCTTGTGTACGTGGTGGTTGAGCACCGTGCTCTCGGCGTCGTCACCCGAGTAGTCGAGCATCAGCTGCAACCACTGCTCGCGCGTGCGCGGCTCCGTGGTCGGTGGGATCTTCTTGGACTTCACGCCTGGTGTTTTCAAGGCGTTACGCAGCGCATCGGGCGGCAGATCGTAGAGCACCTGGAACGGCGTCATTACGATCGGCGTCTTCTTGCCTTCCGGCACGTAGGCGAAGAGGTGCTGGTACGGCTTTCGCCTCCACGGCTTCGCTGGAGCATCCGGGTCCTTCAACCAGTGCTCGCTCTGCGTCTTGAGGTCGTGCTTCATGAGCGTCTCGTCATGAAGCCAGCCGGTGATCATGATGTCAGCGTAGAAGCTGGGTACGACATCGATGCCGGCCTCTTCCATAACCTCCTTGTCGGCCTTGAGGTTCTGGTAGACGATCTTCGACTGGTCGTCCACGAGCCAGTCGCCGAAGTGAGGCAACACGAGGTCGCCTTGCACGACGCGGCGGATGCCTGGACCCCAGGAGTACGACATCAAGGCGATCTGGTTCGTCTTGAAGTCGAACTCGGTGTCCATCGCCGTGTCGAGGCGGTTGAGGTACGCCTCCTTGTACAGCTCGTCCATGAAGCGACGGGCTTTCTTCTTGGTATCGGCGAACTCGACTGGTGATCTGGACATCGTGCTCCTCGCTTGCTCGTCTTCATCGCTTGCGTGGCTCAGTGGCGCCGTCCAGCTTCATCGCCCTGCATAGGAAAGGCTGGACGGCGCGGTCAGTCACGCATGCGTCGACCTCGTGCTCGGAGGAGTTGAACCTCCGCGCCTGTTGCTCCCAGAGCGTAGGCGGATCCGCTCGTGGCCTTTGAGCGGCAGCACCTTCGCACTCGGTCGACCATGTTCTGTGCCTTCAATCATGCAGCCATGTATCCCTCATTGTTTTCGTGTGACACACGCGGCCGAAGCCGCTCACCTGCGGAGGCGCTCGTTGTCGCGGCATGCATCTCCTTCACGTTGGTGTCGCCGTGCGAGCTACTTCTTGGCCTTGCCGGGCAGCTTGATCTTCACCTTCGGCTTGCCAGCGGCCGGCTTCTTGTCGCTCTTCTTGGACGACTTGGCGGGCTTCTCCTCCTCGTCATCGTCGTCATCGTCGTCCTCGCCATCCTCGTCCTCGTCGTCATCGTCCGAGTCGTCGTCATCGTCGTCGGACTCCTCCTCGTCGTCATCGGAGTCGTCGTCCTCGTCGTCATCATCCGAGTCGTCGTCCTCGCCCTCCTCGTCCTCGTCCTCGTCGTCCTCGTCGTCATCATCATCGTCGTCCGAGTCGGACTCCTTCTCGGCCTTGGCCTTCTCCTTCTTCGGAGACGCGGTGTCGCCTGCGGTGACCAGGAGCGTGGGGTCGCCGCTGATGTTCACCAGCAAACCGCCGACGCTCTTGAGGATCTCCGGCAGCCGCTCCTTGGCGGCGTCGAGCGCCGTCTCCTTGCTGGTCGCCTGCACGAGCAGGGTGCCCTGCATCGGGAAGGTGACGACGAACGGGGTCTTGCTCTTCTTCTCGGTCTTGTCGTTCTTGGCCATGGTCTTGTCTCCGTACGGTTGAGATTGCTTGCGAAACTGTTGGATGTGATGGCGCGATCGCTCGCGCCGTGTCTACTTCAGGAGGCCGGCCTCCACGTACGCCTTGCGCTCGTCGTCATCGAGGTCGGCTTCGAGCTTGATGTAGCCGAGCTTGCGCAGACCGAGCACCCAGTCCTTGACGAACGACTCGTCGCCGGCCAGGTCGTACTCGCGCTCGACGATCTCACGCAGCTCGGCGAACGTGCCGGGCACCTCCTTGAAGACCGCCTTGAGCGTCTGGTAGGTCTCGTGGTCCTTGTCGAGCGTCTTGATGTCGACGTCGATGACCGCGATGAAGCGGTCCGGATCCCACTTGACCTTCTTCGCCTTCGGCTCGTCCGAGGGCTTCTCGTTCTTCTGTTCCTTCGCCTTCTTCGTTGCCTTCTTCACTTGATCCTCCGTGACCAAGGCAGCCGACTCCTCTGCCTTGATCTCCTGCATTGCGGGGCGGAACACCTTGAAGTCCCCCTTGAGGTTCTTCAGGTACTCCTTGGTGCACGTCTCGACATCCGGGCACGCCATGCAGCTGGCCGAACGGATGTCGATGAAGATGCCGAAGCAGTCGCGATCCAGCACCTCCTTGAGCTTGCTCGGCTCGATGTTCTCCAGCATGGAGAGCATCTTGGGCGAGGGCAGCGCCTGCATGGCGTCGTTGATACGCCGCCGGAGCACGTCGTCCTCGTCCTTCTTGTCGTACTCGATGTTGACGCCAGCTTCCTTGAGCTGCGCGATGGTCGCCTTCAGCGACTTCCTATCCATCTTGGTGACCTCCACGGCGGGCAACGGCACCACCGTCATCTTGGTGTCCTTGCTCCGCTTCTTCGGAGCCTCCTCTTCCTGGTCGCTCGTCTCCTCCTGAGCATCGGCGTCGACCGGCGCCTTGCCATTCTTCTTGCTCGTCTGCTCCTTGCTCGTCTTCTCCTTCTTCTTGTCCTCCTTCGCCGGCTTGTCGGCCGGCTTGTCGGTGAGTGTGATCTCCTTCTCCTTGAAGAACGCCTTGGCCGCGCTGGCGGGCTTCTCGCCCTTCTTCAGCGCCTTGGCGATGGCGTCCTTCAAGCCGATCACGTGCTTCGGAGCCAGGCCACGGCCCTTGTAGTGCTCCGAGTAGTAGGCTTCTGCGTCACTCTTGTAGCTCATGACCTCGTCTCCTTACTGAAGCAACACGCGTTTGAGTTGCTGGATGCAGATCGCCGGGAGCTGTTTGGCGTTCATCACGTTGACATACCCCGGGTTGTAGAACTCCGCAGCCTCCGGCGCACCGATTCCGATGCACACGATCTCGATCGGCGTGGCGCTGCGGATCTCCTTGACCACGTCGTGCAGGTACAGCCGGTGCGCTTCCGTCGACTCGCTTGCGCACGGACCAGGGATGCCGTCGCACAGGACGAACATCACCTTGCGTTGGCTGCGTCGCGCCATCAGCCGCTGCGCGCCGATCCGCAGCGACTCGCCGTCGTAGTTGCACATCGCGGCGTTGACGTGCGCAAGCCTCCACATCACGTTCGCCCAGCGCTCATCGAAGCGCTTGATGTCCATGATGTGAAGACCGCCGAACCGCGAGTAGAGCTGGCGCACCTCGTTGTACTCGTCCACGGAGCGGTCGCGGATCTCCTCCAGCACGCGCTCCGACATCCCGGGATCTTCGGTCGTGTAGGTGTACATGTCGAACGGCACATGCACGGACTCCAGCGAGTGAGCGAAGACCAGCGCGCACTTCCGTGCGAGCGAGATCTTCGCTTCCCACTCCGGGGCCTTCACCAGCTTGTGGAGCGTCATCACCCCACACGACGGGCACTCGTGCGTGTGCGTCTTCGGTAGCTCCAGCCGGTGAGCAGCGCTGAAGTGATAGTAGTCGATGGACGGCGGCACCACCAGGTGCTCGGCTTCGGTGTCGCACTGCTGGCAGTGCCAGAGCGAGACGTCCTTGCCTGCACACCCCATGCTGCCACTGACATCGATCACGATCTCGACATCGGTGCTCTTGAGGCTCTTCGCGCGCACCTTCTCACGGAAGACGTACTGCGCCTGAGCCTTCATCTGCGGACCACCATTGGCCGCCGATGCTAGCCTGTGGAGGGCTGCCGGGTCCAGCTCTCCGGCGTCGAGGCCGTGGATGTAGAACGAGTGCGTCTGCGCCTTGAGGAGGTTCTCGAGCTGGCGCTTCACCGGTCCGTATGCGAAGCGGGTCTCCTCATCGAGCCGGTTGACGAACTGCCGGTAGCGTTGCAGGTCGTCATCGCTGGGCGGCTTGGGCGGTGGTCCGATCACATCGTGCTCCGTGGTGTAGACACGGTACCGCCGCTCGCCGACCGCGAGCGTCTGCTTGACCTCGTTCTTCATCCGCTCGCGGATGGTCTCTTCCTTCTCCTCGGCCTTGTCGGACTCGTCGGCTTCATCACCAACGAGTTGCTCGTCGGCATCTAGCGCAGGGTCCGGCTCCGGCGCTTCTTCGGTAGCGGCATCGTCTCCGTCGTCATCTCCTCGTCCTCCGTCACCGTGATCGTCACCGTCACCGTCGTCGTCGCCTTCGTCATCGGCAGATTCATCGTCGTCACCGTCTCCTTCAGCGCCCTCCTCATCTCCAGAAGAATCATCTCCGGCATCGTCGTCGTCACCGCCGTCTGAAGCGTCGTCCTGGTCGGTGTCGTCTTCGTCCAGAGGAGCGCCACCGGACGCGTCGTCGTCCTCGCCTTCGTCGTCTTTGGACGAAGCTTTGGGCTTCTTGGGCTTGCGCTTGCTCTTGCCATCGCTTTTCTCCTTCTTGGTCTTCTTGCCGGCCTTGGCCTTCTCTTCGTCCCGCTGGCGCTTCTTCTCCTGCTTCCGTCGCTCCTCTTCGTCCTTCAGGTGGTTCCAGATCTCCAGCGCGATCTTGTACGCCACCTTGGGGCTCTGCGCGTTGCGTGCACGCATCACCAGCTTGCGGATGCTGGTCACGTACTCGCGAGTCTGCTCGTTCAGCATCGACCACAGCTGGTGGTCTTCACCGCGACCTGACAGCGTGCCGATGAGCCCGATCGCGTAACAGGTGGCCGCGAACGGTGAGAGCGTACCACCAGCGGCTTCCAGCTTCTTGGCGATGCTGGTCTGCAACCAGTCGTTCATGAAGACCAGCGCTTCGCGAGCACCCGGGTACAGATTGGCGATGCTGTTCTCGACACGCAGGTCTTCGATGACGTTCCACAGATGCTTGAACTTCGGGCTGACGCGCATCGCCGATCGGACGATCGACGTGATGTCACCACTGAAGATGATGTGCGCGCCTTCGTGGTAGACGAAGCCACGCGTGCACATCAGGAACTCGAGCGCTTCATCGATCTCGGCATCGGTCATGTTCGGGCGCGAGAGCAGGCTCAACTCCGGCACCACGATGATCTTGCCGTTCGTGTACGCGGACGTGCCGCGGAACACGAGCTGCACGCCGTAGTTGCCGGTGAACATCATGGCGAACTTCTCCATCCCGGACTTGAAGTCCTCGATGGAGATGTTCAACGCCTCGCGCTTGCGTGACGAGACAGCCGGTGCTGCGGTCATGGCTGCTTCCTCGGTGCGAAGCCGAACCGCGGCTGGATGACGCGCTTCGGTTGTTCGGGTTCTGAGTCCTGGCTGCCGTCCTGCTTGATGGCGATCTTGGCCTTGCCTGCCTCGATCTTCACCTTGGCTGCCATGCGCTCCTTGAGCGTGGTGATGTCTCTGGTCGAGACCGGAGGCGGGCTCTTCGTCTTGCTGAGACCGACCGGCTTGGTCACCGGCGCCTTGCCGCCGTAGCGCTCACCACCGCGCTCGACGCATTGCTCCCACCACATCGGACGCTCGCCTTCGACGTCGTCGTTCGGACGCACCTTGAATCCGTCGCCTTGCTTCGTCTTCAAGATGGCGCCAGCGTACGCCTCTGCGTTGCGCTGACCGGAGAACTTGTCGCCGCCCTTGCCGCCGTTGTACTCCTTCTCGCCACGCACCGTGTGCGAGTCAGTGAACCCCCAGGCGGTGTAGACCGTCCACTGATCGTTGTCGCGCTCGTTCATGAGGACGGCGATGAAGAACTGCTTGTTCTCATCCTCGTTCACGAGGTACGCGTGCATCGGTTGGCTGCTACCTGCCGCCACGGGCCTCCTCCTTCATCTTGGCGAGCATGGCTGTCTCCAGGCCGGCGTAGTCGGCCTTCGCCAGCACACGAGCCGCCGGCTGCGCGATCAACGCGGCGCGGAGCTTCGAGCCGAGGTCGGTGCGAAGTGGGATGTTCTGCGTACGGGGCTGCATGCGATCGCTGCGACCGCTGATGTTGATCTTGCTCATGGCGTCGTCTCCTGTCCGAACTCGGCGTTGATGTACTCGAGGATCGCGTGGCTCACGTCCGGCTCCAAGGCGTCGAGGAAAGTGCGGCGCGCGGCGTGGTGCACGCCTTTGCCGAGCACGAGGTACTTCTCGACCCAGTTGACCAGCTCGCGAGGGCTCACAGTGTAGTCGATCTTGCCAGCTTGCTGCGCCTCGCGCACCTTCGTGGCCACCGCGATGAACTTCTCGGGCGAGTCCTTCGGTGACTCCTCCTTCTCCTCGTCACCAAGGCGACCAGGGAAGTAGTTGCGGAGCAGCTGCGCCTCGTCGTCCTTGTCGAGGTAGTTCATGCGCAGCTTCAGCGCCCAGCGGTTCGTGTCGGCCATGCTGTGCGTCTGCGCGTTGACGAACATGCCAGTCGAGTCGCCACGACCCCAGGTGTTCGCGCATGCGATGATGCGGAAGTCTGGATGCGCGTAGACGATCTCACCGCCGTGCTCGAGGATGGTCAAGCGCGGCGGATCCTCCAAGACAGGCTTGAGGATGTTCATGGTCAACGGGTCGAGCATGTCGACCTCGTTGATCACGAGCCAGTAGCCACCGCGCATCGCGCGCGGCAGGATGCCATCCACCCAGACAGTCTCGCCGTTGATGACCAGGTACTGGCCGATCAGCGTGGAGCGCTGGATGAACGCGTCCGCGTTCCACTCCAGCATCTCGGCGTTCAAGACCGCCGCGACCTGGAAGGCGAACGTGGACTTGCCAGTGCCGGGCGGTCCTTGGATGTAGACGCGGTTGCGCGACGGCAGCTCGATGATCGGCAGGAAGTCGAGCGTGGTCTCCTCCGGGAAGAGGAAATACGGATCACGCTTCGGAGTCAGCGGACCAGGCGTGTCGAACACCTCGTAGTCGCCGACCAGCTCCAGGCCGGACTTCTTGCCGAAGTCGGGGAAGAGCTTCTTCATGGCGACCTTGCGCCGAGGACGCGGCGTTGCGGTGACCACGGCGCTGCCGTTGTGGATCTCCTTGAGTTTCTGGAGACCGTACGTGCTCCAGAGCGGCGCGCCCGGGTACTTGTCCAGGTACGCCACTGGATCGGTGTCGTGCTTCTTGGTGATGTGGTCAACGAGGATATGCTCCTCGCGCTTGCAGATGCGGCAAGCAACCTTCGCAGCCTTCGCGGCAGTCATTTCTTCCTCCGACCGTCCTTGGTCTTCACGGGTGGCGTTGCGGACGTGGCGCTGGTCTTCTTGACCGAAGACGCCAGCGCCAGCGTCTTCGGCTTGTCAGTCATCGTACGAAAGCCCTCTGACAGCGCCTGGGACGGCGTGACGTAGTCGTCGCCTTGGCTCTGCCTGCGGAGCTTCTCGGCCGCGTGCTTCTTCGGCGTCTTCTTCGAGAGGTCGAGCGGCACCACGCGGACCTGATTCTTGCCGGGCTCCGGGCGCCAGACCTCGCCGACTGCCGGCGTCTTGTCCTTCTTGAACATCTCAGCGATCGCCAGCTTCGGCTCCGGCGTCGGCTTCCGGTTCATGGTGACCGGCGTGGCCGGTGCGCTCGGGTAGTCGTGAGCGCTCTTGCGGATGCCGTGCGCGTTGACGTTCAGCGCGCGCACGGCGTCTTCAACTTCCTGCGGACTCATCTTCTCTTTGATCATCTTCTGCTCCTGTCCTGTGCACGTTGCACACGCGCACCTCCATTTGGTTCGTGACTCGACACCGCTCCACACGGGACCATGTGACGGCACGTTGAACATGCCGCCTCGCTTGAGCTGAGCATCGCACGCTTCACGGTCCAGCGTGTCGACGTCCTGCTCCAGGTCGTTACCGAGCGGCGTGCGCCGCGGGTAGGTCGTCGTGATGAGCGTGCCGTCTTCGCGGCGGTGCTCCACTACGGATCGCACCACCTCTTTCCGTTCGCCGGTGAACGCGTTCATCGCGTACCACTCGGTGCCTTCCTGGTTGAGCGGCAAGTAGACCACCTGCATCGGGTGGTCTTGATGCGGCTGACCTAGCGTGTTGACGTGCGTCAACTCGGTCACGACGCGGAAGGTACGAAGACCGAGCGACGTGCGCCACTTCTTGGCTTGCTTGCAACCGAAGCACGGGTGCTCCGGCATCGAGCTGTCCAAGTAGCAGTTGTGGAGGAACGTGAACGGTCCGAAGACCTCCTCCGCCGCCTGGTCGGGTCCTTCACACGTCAAGGCGCTCGCAATCGGTCCGCTGGTGCGGTACCGAGGATCAAGCGTCTCACCACGCTCACGCCAGCCGCCGTTCTCCACCAGCTCCTTCTCTCGGAACGCGTCGCTGTACGGGTTGCGACCGAACGGACAATGGACGCGCCGGTATACGACGCGCAAACGCACGGCTCTGCGTCTTTCCACCATCTTCTCTTCTCGTGGCACGTTGGTTGACGTGTTCTACGTAGCGTAACACGCTACGCGGAGACGTGTCAATGCGTGGCGACCACTTGGTTTTTCCACGAGTCGACGCGCGCCACCTGGCGCAGCTCCGACACGTCGGCTTCGTCGCCGTAGGACAGGTGCTCTCCGAACTGGCACGGCTGACCAGGGTCGAAGAGGTAGTGCGGACGGAACGCGTTCGGTCCAGCGCCATCGATGTAGTCGTAGCGCTTTCGACCGCCGAGGTCAGGTGACCGGATGAGGAACTTGTTCTTGGAGCAGCCGACCGCGTGGAACATGTCCACGCGGGTGGAGAAGACTTCGGCCTTCACCTGGTGGAGGTCGAGCACGACGTTGATCATGTTGTGCAGCTTGATCCAGTCCGCCGACTCGAGGTAGCAGGACTTCGGCAGCGGCCTGGGAGAACCATCGCGCCTGCGCGGACGTGCCGCCACACACGGACCGGCGTGCTGGCCGCAGTACGCTTTGCGGGCGTCTTCCTTGAGGCGGATGTTGCGCATCTCGATCACGAAGACCGAGCCGAGCTTCTTCGCCTTCGTGTAGTGGGTCTTCCAGTCGCCGAGGTTGTAATGCTTGTGCATCAGACCTGAGATGTCGATGCCGAGCTTGTCGATCGTGACCGCTGGTGCGAGCGTCACGTTGGTGGTGGGCAAGTGATGCTCCTTGAGAGCTTCTTGGTCCAGCGGGATCCGAATGGTGTATGCCATGTCTTCATCTCCTTTCTACGCCGGGTGGCGGGTTAGCCCAGAGCCTCGTGCACGCTGTCGGATTAGAGTAGCCGAACACGGGCTCTGGTTTCGTTGTGAGGTCAGCGATCGCTTCCATGCAGTCAGCCTGGTCGCCGGAGTCGAACGTCACGGCGCTGTTGCCGGGGTAGCACCAGTGCCGGTAGACGATCTCGCAGCCGGTGTGCGCGTAGCCGACCGCCTCGCACCAGGCATCAGCTTGCTCGTCACACGCTTCCCACGACGGGATGCGGTTGTCGCCGCAAGCTGCTGACAGCAGGATCATGAAGAACACAAGTATGCGAAGCATTACGTTGACTCCTTGGTGTGGTCGCGCCAGTGCTTGCCGATCACCCACAGCAATAGCGCTTCGCAAGCACGGTCAACGTTAGCGGCGACGTCGCCACGTTCGTCCCACGTGATGCTCATCGCTCGGCGTGCGTTGCCGAACACGTGCTTGGTGTCGGCGAAGACCGTGAAGTGGATCGCCTGCGGTTTGAACCAGAGGCGCACCGTCCCGTCAGGCGACGTAGCGTGCCGAATCTTCAGCTTCGAGTCACTGAGCGTCCAGCCACGAGCCGCCAGCCAGTCGATGATCTTCTGGTGCGCTTGCGCGTACGTCACGAAGCGCTCCCACGCTTCGTCTTCTTGCCGCCGTGGTGACGGCGGTCGCGCTTCTTGTCCTTCAGGTGGTGCGTCGCGGTGAGGTTGCTCGGATCGATGTCCTGCGGCTCCACGATGCCAGCGATCGGCGGGCGCTTGGGCGTGACAAGCTCGTTGTTCTTCGACATGTCGATCACGTAGCTGTCAGTGCTCGGCGTGGTGGTCTTCTCGTGGAACTTGAGGCGCTTGAAGACGAGCACGCTGAACGTCTGCTTGACGCCGGGCTTAGCCCGCAGCGGGTACTTGCGGACCTTGACCTGGTACGTGCTCTCCTGGCCGGTCTTCTTGAGCGCCGCGATCGTGGTCTTGCGAATCGTGTCTGCCTGCTCGAACTCCGGCAGTCCGTGGACGCACTTCTCCGCGGCCTGGGTCCAGTTCTGCGGGTTGATGATCCGAGCGTCGCTCTTCGTATCGGTGGTGGTCATGTTGTCCTCGTAGTTGTTGGTGCAGTCAGTGCAGGGGCAGTTGGAGGCGTGCTTGTAGATGGTGCTCACGGCTTCAGGACTTCCGCGAGCTTCGCTGTGATGACGTGAATGTCAGCCGGCTTCTCGATCCAGTGCTTGTGCGTCTTGATGCGCTCGTCGTCCGACAAGAAGACGAAGCGATCGACCAGCGCGGGCTGGTGAATCTGAAGCCAGGCCAGCACCTCGTCACCGTGGCCGTCTTTTAGGTTGAAGTCGCAGACCACCAGATCGGTCTGCACGCTCTTGAAGAACGCGATGGCATCCATGACCGTGTCGGTCGTGAAGGCGATCGCGTTCGGGTACTTGCGCTGGAAGAAGCGCTTCATCATTGCCTGAACAGACGGGTCGTCTTCGATGTGGAGGAAGACGTGGGTTGGTGTTGTTGTCATGTGAGTTCTCCTACGCGCCGCAGCTGCGGCAGCGCTCATAGCGATCGGTTGCGGTTTCGTAGCCAAGAGTGGCGCCGCAGTTGGTGCACGGACGCTCACCGTTCTTTGGTGCGGCCTGTGGGGTAGAAAGCGGCTGCGGAGGTTCGTCCTCATAGAACGGCTTTTGCGAGTCGCGCCACTCCATGCGACCGTGCACACGCGACCAGACGTGTTCGTCACCGGCTTCGCGTAGCGCGCTGATTTCGTCACTGGTCAGTGGTGTCCAGCAGACGCCTCTGTAGTGTGTGACATTTCGCCGCGATGCCCAGTTACGTGCGATCGGTAGACCGTCCGTGTCATCCGGTGTCTTGATGTAGAGCTGCCAGCGCGCGTGCTCTGCCACCACGAACTCACGGGTCGCCCAGAGCGCGTCTTGCAACGTCTTGCGCTGCGTCGCGGTCACGTCGACTTCGTCGATCGCATCCAGGCAGCGCTTGAAGGTGACGGTGATCGGTTCGTGTGTCTTGACTGCGTGCAGGTAGGCGCTCGCGATCTGCCCGCGCATGCGGTCGAAGGTACGCGAGCGCGTCTTCGATGCTCGCGGTCGCTTGCAGCCGTAGACGTCGCAGTCGTTGCCATCGCACATCGAGTGGTGCGCCATCACACGCCCCACGTTCCGAGCACGATGGCAGCCGCGATGATGAGCACGATCACCACCCACGGGTTGTTGAAGGTCGAGCGCTGGTAGTTGAACTCACGGCGTAGTTCTTCAGGCGTCATGGCGAGCCTCCTACTTCTTGTAGCGGATGATGGTGCGCTTGCTGGCCGGGACGAAACGCGCCGGCACACGGTAGGCGCGGACGTTGATGACGACGGCTTCAGCCTGGCCGCGCCTGAGAGCGACGATGCGCTCCATGCGCTCCTGGAGCCGTGCCAGCTCGCTCGTCCACTGTGACTCGTTGAGCAGATTGATGGGTTGCTTCTGGGTCTTCACGATTCCGACTCCTTGTTGTTGACGGTCGACTGACCGAGCAGCGCTACAACACAACCTACCCCTTTGCAGCGCTATTCAGTCTTCGAGCGTGCGCCGACTAGATGAAGTTGTCGGCCGGCTTCTTCCACGTGCTGCGGTCGCAGTACATCGCGAACGCAACCGGCGTGGCCGAGGTCGCGTAGCTCACCACCACGACGAATGGTCCGGTGATCTTGACCGTCCGCGTCTCGTCCATGCTGAAGCCCCTGGACACAGCCACCTCCGCAGCCGCGCGAGCGCGACCGCCGATGTGGTTCATCTGGAGCCTATACTGCTCGGCGGCCTGGGTCACAACGTTCTGGCCGCTGCGCAGACCGAGCATGTACTCGGCATCGCTGCGAGCGAGCGTGTCGACCATCGGGAAGTCGAAGTTCACCTCCTCGTAGACCTCGTCGTTCACCATGCGCATCGCACGATGCATCAGGTCACTGCGCGTCTCCGGCGCGACGTCGACCTGCTGGAAGAAGAAGCTGACGCCATCGATCTGCGTCTTCACCTCCACCACCGGGTGCGCGTTCGTTCGCGTCGTGCTGGCGTGTCCTCCCTTCTTCATGTAGACGCGATCGATGCCCTGCTCCACGGTCGGCTTGCCGGCCGTCTGCCACTTCGCCGCGATGTCGAGCGTGCTGGCGAGGAACAGGTCGTTCGGCTGACCCTGCGTGATCTGCGCGTGCCACCCCTGCTCCATGAGCCAGCTGACATGCTGGCTCACGTCGTTCGTGGCGTTGCTCTTGATCTCCGGCATGAAGCGAGCGCTGCGCGCGCGGTCGCGGAACGTCTTGAGCCATTCGGTCTGCTCCTCGTTGTCCGGGTTACCGGACCAGACCGTGTTGGGGCCGAGGATCTGATCAGCGGCAGCGAGAGCGGCGGGCATCGTGAACGGGGAAAGTGCAATCGTCATAACGGTTCTCCTGTCTTTCTTCTCTGCTAGTTCAACAACTCGCGGTTACGACTCGACCCCATTGTCGACGTCGTTCGCGAGCTTGTTCCACAGTTTGTGACGAGACGCGAGGCGCGTCTCGCGAGCCATACGAACCAGCTGCTCCAGGTTGCGCAACGCTGCACGGTGGTGCAGATCGGTGGCGCGCTGGTAGGCCGGCATGTAAGCGTCGACCAACTCACGATCGCTGAGCTGGCGGGCATTGCTCGCGTTCCACGCTTCAGCGCGGCGCGCGAACTCGGATGCGGTCTTCGACTCCTTGGCGATCGTGCCGAGCGTGCCGGTGTGCGCCTCGTACAAGGACGGGCGGTTGACGCGGCGTTCGGTCTTCGGCTTCCTGGCGTGTTGCGTGCGTGACATGTTCATCTCCTGCACTCTGCGAGCAGTTTCTCCAAGACGTCAGGATCCATCGGCTTCGTGGGGCGAGCCCACACGACGATCCACTGGTTGAGGATGAGGCTGTTGACGTCATCCGTGATGTCGCGATCGCCGTCACCGCTGTCTGGGTACAGCGTTGGAAGAGGTGGCGGCTTCGGCATCACGGCACCTCATCACGGAGCGCGATGGCTTCGCGCGTGAGCTGGCGGAGTGCCGCGTTGGCGGACTCGAGCGCCAGCACGCTGGTCGGGTCGAAGCCGGCAGCTTGCGCAGCTGCCAGCATGAGATCCGACTGCTTGACCGCAGCGGTCAGCTTGAGGTTCATCGCGATCAACGACTCGATGCGCTTGGACATCACTGCACCTCGTGAACGTAGGGCACGACTTCAAAGTCGCTGCGCGTTGCTTGCTTGAGCTGAGCGGCCATGCCTTTCGCCACGGACTCCTCTTCCGTGAACCACGCGTGGCTCATCTCCAGCGACATGGTCAGCTCGTCCCGTAGCATGTGCGAGAAGTAGAACTCGCTGCCGGACCACTTCAGGATGAAGCCGACGCGCGTCACGACTGCACCGCCTGTGCCTTGGCGGTGCGGATCTGATGGATGATGTGCTGAACGATCCAGGTCTTCGTAGTCTTCATGGGCGTGAGCCTCCGACTTGGCTGGCGGTCTTTGCGTTTTCAGGCTGCGAGCATGCCGCCGCTGCTCGCCGCCTCCTTTGCCTGCACCTAGACAGAGCGCGCCGTTTACTCGACGAGGATGCCAGAACCTGTGTGATTTCGCATACTTACAAGGCTGCCTGCTGTGAATGCCTGCAAAACCTGGTTTCCTGGCCTTCCTGGCATGCCAGCATGCCTCACGGCGCCAGCCTCGAGAGCACGTAGCTCTTGAACGCTGCACGCTGGTCAAGCGGCTCGCTCCCAGCGATCAGCTCCTCCAGCTCTTCGCGTGGTATCTCGTCCGGATCGCGTTCGTCCGGCAGCTTCACCACGCGCACCGTCCAGAACTCGGACAGCCGCAACGCCAGCTTCTGCGCCTTCTCGTAGCCGCTCTGCCCCTTCTTGGCACCGGCATCGAGGTCCCAGATGATGACGATCTCGCTGGCTGCGGTGCGCAGCAGCAGATCCAACTGGTACTGGGAGAACGACGTCCCGAACGACGCCACCGCTTCCTTGCCGATGGCCATCGCAGAGAAGACATCCTCCACGATGATGATGCGATCCTCGCGCTTCGCGCGCGAGTAGTTGAAGAGCACGCGGTTCGGATGACACCCCTTCGGATAGAGCGTTTTCTTGACGCCCTTCGGTGGCTTGGGCTTCATGTAGCGCGCCACGAAAAACACCTGGCGGTCTTCGTGGTCGAACACCGGCACGATCATCCGATTGGCGAAGTAGCCGTCCTCGCACCATCCGAGATCGTGTCGCAGCGCCCGCTTGAGGTAGATGCCGCGCTGCTTGAAGTACGGTGGCAGATTCCGAATGCCGGCCTTGACCATCTCCAGCGGTAGCGGCACCGGCGTGACTGGCTTGTCGTCCCACTCTTCCACGTCGCTCACGCCGTCCAGCGTGTTGATGACGAGCGCACGCAGGTCAGCTACAGGTCGATTGCCGACCTGGTGCTGGGTCATCACCTCGATCGCGTGGAAGAGGTTGCAGTCCTCCACGCGTTGCACAAGCTGGAGCGGCGTCATGCCGCTCTCGTTGCAGTAGTAGCAGATCCACGCTCCGGCCTTGGTGCCGTCCTGCTTGTCCGAGATGAGCACCCAGAGCTTGTGGTCCTTGCCGCACACCGGATCGCGGACGGCGATGTTCGCGCCGTAGTGCTTCGCGTCCGTGTCGTACTGCTTGAGGTAGCCCTCGAGATCGAAGGCTCGATTCAGCGCATGGAAGTTGACCGGCATCTCCTCTTCTCCTTGACCGCCGTGGCGGCTCCTAGCACTTGCTGTAGCCGCAGTTCTTGCAGAGACCGCACTTCTGCTCGAACGACAGCGTGGCCTGGTGACACTGCGGGCAGAAGTCGAAGCGCACCGCTGAGACGTGGTTGATGTTGCGACGCGTGAGGTAGGCACGCAGCACGTTCGCGATGGCGTCCGCAGCGGAGCTGATGCGATCCGGTCCGAGCCCGATGCTCTCGCCGCCACCGATGCCGGATAGCTGGTCGATGAGCATCTCCACGCGCTCGGTCGGCGTAGTCGGTGACGGCAGCGAGAACAGGTAGCTCGCCGAGCGACCGAAGGCTTCCGTCCAGGCGTTCACCTCGCTGCCACCCTTGCCGATCCGCACGAAGACCTCGAATGGCTCACCGTCATCCGGGTGCTCGTTCACGGTGACGTGGATCGAGCCGTAGGCTGTCGGCCTGGTGATGGTCACGCCGGTGCGGTAGCCGTCCTTCGGAATGACCCGTCGCGGGTGCAGCGGTGCGCTGACCATCGAAGACACCGGCTGTGCTTGCTGCGTGCCGGTCGTCAGCACCTGGCCGTCACGCGAGCCGTCACGGTAGACGGTGATGCCCTTGCAGCCTGAGCTGTACGCGAGCATGTATGCCGCGCGGACGTCGTCTTGCGTGGCCTCGCGCCGCATGTTGATCGTCTTGCTCACGCCGTCTTCCACGTACCTCTGAAACGCGGCCTGGTGAGCGATGTGCGCTTCCACAGGGATTTCGTTCGCGATCATCAAAATCTGCTTCCAGCGCTCCGGGACGCCGGGCGCTTGCTGCACGGAGCCGGTCTTGGCGACGTGCGCAGCCAGCTCGTCCGACCAGAAGCCGTGCTTCTTCGCCACGACCTCCAGCAACGGGTTGATCTCGACCATCTCCATGCCGGCTTGCTGCCGCGTCATGCCAAGCGCGTAGAGCGGCTCGATGCCGGACGAACAGCCAGCGATGATGGAGATGGTGCCGGTCGGCGCGATGACGGTGCACGTGGAGTTGCGCCGTGGCCTACCGCTGCGATGCTTCGACTTTGCGAACGCCGGGAACGGGCCACGCTCCGTCGCCAGTTCTTCGCTCGCGGCGATCGCCTCTCTCGAGATGAAGGACATGAGCGAGGACGCGAGGTCGTACGCTTCCTGGCTTGCGTACGGCAGCTCCAGCTTGATGAGCAGCTCGGCCCAACCCATCACGCCGAGACCGATCTTCCGACTGGCAGCGGTGACCTCGTGGATCTCCTTGACGGGATACCTGTTCGCCGTGAGCACGTTGTCGAGGAAGCGCACCGCGAGCTTGACCGTCTTGCGCAGACGCTCGTAGTTGATGCCGGCCTTGCGCTTGTGGTCATGACCATCACCCGTGACCACTTCAGGCTCGAAGAAGTTGGAGAGGTTGATGCTGCCGAGCGTGCAGGCGTCGTGCGCGCGCAGCGGCACCTCGCCACACGGATTCGTCGCCTCGATCTCACCGAGCACCTCGGTGAGCGGATCCAGCTCGTTCGCGCGGTCGATGAAGAAGAGACCCGGGTCACCGATGGTCCACGCGCAGCGCACGATCTCGTTCATGACCTCCTTGGCGCTCAGCTGGCCGACCACCTCCTTCGTGGTCGGGTCGACGAGGTCGTAGGTCTCGTCACGCTCCAGCGCTTCCATGAAGCGCGTGGTGATGGCGACGCTGACGTTGAAGTTCTGGAGCGCGTTGACGTCATTCGCCTTGAGGCGGATGAACTCCATGATGTCTGGATGGTCGACGCGCAGGATGCCCATGTTCGCGCCGCGCCGAACGCCGCCTTGCTTCGTCGTCTCGGTGGTGGCGTTGAACGGCGCCATGAACGAGATCGGTCCACTCGCGATGCCACTCGTCGTCTTGACCATCGCACCCTTGCGACGCAGCCGGCTGAAGCTGAAGCCGGTGCCGCCACCGGTCTTGTGCACGAGCGCCATCTGCTTGACGGCCTCGAAGATGCCTTCCATGGAGTCCGGTACCGGGATGACGAAGCACGCGCTGTACTGACCGGTGCCTCCCGGACGACCGGCGTTGACGAGGCACGGCGTGTTCGGCAGGAAGTCGAGCTTGCTCAGCATCTGCTTGAAGAGCGCGCCGTAGACGCCGCGGTCCTGCTCGGTCGCTTCCGATTCGGCGATCGCGTAGCTCACACGGTGCATGAGCTGGCTGGGCGTCTCGACGACCTCGCCTTGCTCGTTCTTGATGAAGTAACGCGCCTTGAGCACCTTGTACGCGTTCTCGTTGATGTTCGGTTCGGTGACCTTGGTGGTGTCACCGTTGGTGGTGGTGCGTGGCACAGCGATCGTTTCCATCTCAGCTTCTCCTGATGGTTGAACGGCTCCAGTCGAGCCTGACCTTGACGTCGAACTTGTCACCGCCGAATCTGTTCTTCGCGAAGAAGAGCCGGGCGGCTTTCTGCTTCTTCTCCGCGAGCGTCTGCAAGAGGATCACGACCGCATCCGCGACCATCACCTTCTTCGAGCTGTCAGCCACCGCGTTCCAGTCGACGAACTCCTTGTTGAGCGCGTCCTTGTTGGTCTGCGATGCCGTCCAGATGGGGATGTTCAACTCGAACGCGAGACCACGCAGCTCGCGGTACACCATGCCGTAGTCGTCGTACGCGTTGTGGTCACGCGACGCGTACAGCGGGATCATGTCGTCAGCCGAGTCGATGATGATGAGCGTCGGGTAGAACGCGATCCGCTCCAACTGCCGGACGAACGCGCGGAGCGAGCGTGCGGTGAGCGTGGCTGGCGCGAACTCTTTTATGCGGAGGAAGTCGCCGTACTGCTTGCCCAACTCGAGAACCTTGGCGCGCACCGTCTTGCGCTTCTCTTCCAAGCGCTGCACCGGGATGTTGGCGAGCCGTGCGTCGTAGCGGTCGCTGATCATCTCCTCGCTCAGCTCGGTCGTGATGTGGAGAACCTTCGCGTTGCTCTCCAGGATCGCGCTCGCTCCGATGTGCACGAGGCAGTGCGACTTGCCCTTGCCAGACGGCGCGAGCACGACACCGAGCGCCTTCGGCGGAAGGCCGCCAGGCTTCATGTGCTCGTCGAGCTGCGTCCCGCTGCTGACGCCGTTCTTCTCGTACTTGCGTCGGCGCTTCGTGCGCTCATCTACGCCGGTGACGAAGCTGTGACCGAGACCGCCGTCAAGCTCCTGCTTGACCTCGAGCACGCGCGCCCACTCCTGGTCGATGGCCTCGAAGTCGAGACGATCGAGGTGATCGAGCGAGCTACGCATCGCCTGGTTGATGGCCTGGTGCTTGATGAAGCGGAACAGCTCCTCCTTGATGAAGGAGCGGTCAGGCACCGGGCGATCGATGCTCTTGACCAGCGAGTCGACCTTCTGCGCGTGGTCGAGCTTGAGCGTCTTCATCTTGACGGCTCGATCGCGTTCGAGCTTCAAGCCGTCTGCGCTGATGCCGTGGCCGTGCTTGCCGGCGAAGCCGATCATCGTGCGCGCCAACCAGCGATGGGCGGGCGAGTCGAAGACGTCGTGCTTCAGATGCGCTGCGGTGGTGGTAACGAAGTCCTGGTCTTGGAACAGGACGCGGATCATCTTGCGCTGGAACGTCGAGTCGTAGCCCGTCGTGCTCAGCTTCATTGACGAGGTCGCTGGCATGGTGACGACCTCCTAGTTGTGGCGCTCGTTCCAGACCTCGGCGACCAGCTTCCAGACACCCCGATGCTTGAGGTACTGCTTGCTGAACTCCTCCGGCTTCTCGGTCAGCACCTCCTCTTCCGGCTGTCGGAGCACGCGGACGAGACCTTTCAGCTTGCGGTCCTCGGTGAAGAACTCGTTGCGGTGCTGCTTCTCCGGGAGCACCTGACGGTCCTGGCGCTCTGCCTTGCGCAGCTTGTACTGGATGAACCGTGCCTGCGCTCCGACGCTCGCGAGATGCACTGGCATCGGCAGCAGGATCTTGCTCTTGAGCTGGCTCATCTCTGCCCAGCGCTGAAACTGCGCCGTGATGAACTCGCGAGGATCGGCTCCAACCTGGAGGCACGCTTCAGCTGCGCGCCGGAAGTCTCGCCTGGAGCTACCTTCAAGCGAGTCGTAGGTGGTCATGTCGTGCATCGCCAGCAGCCCACCCCGGCTGCCTCGTGTCTGTTCTTGCAGGGACCTCTTCAACGCCGCGTAGTAGAGCGAGCACAGCTCTCGCGCTAGCTTCACCACCTCCGCCGAGACCACCCGTTGGTTCTTCACACGCTTCGGTAGTTGCACGCTCGTCTTCTCTTTCATCGGCAAGATCCCCCATGGCCGGTTGAACATCCGCGGTCCAGTCCACGCGGCAGCGATGCTCACGTCACATGACGTGAGGTTGACGCGCAGGTCTTCAGTCGTACCGCGAAGCGTGCGCCGCTGTCAATTCTGACTGTGGCAGGAATGCCAGCATGCCTCGCAAGCCAGCACTCCATGTTTGCCATTTCTTGAGTCGCGACGCGCACGTAGAACGCCAGCATACCGCAGATCCGGAGCGAGATCTCGGTGTGCGGATCTGTCGTGACGCCGCGCGTTGCCGCTCACTTGACATCGAAGCCTTCGCCTTCGTAGATGGCCAGCCGTTCGAGCGAGTGCTTGCTCAGCCACTTGTGCGTCAGGTCGGCGAAGTCGATGACCGCCAGCGTGTTCTCACCCTCCTTCTGGCGTAGACCGCGTCCGATTTTCTGAAGTACGCTCCGCACGCTCTGCCCGCCGTCCGCGACGATGAGTGCCTTGATTGCTGGCACGTCGACGCCTTCATCGAAGATCGGCGACGCGATGATGACCGCGTAGTTGCCCTTCTCGAAGTGAGCCTTCTCCTTCGAGATCATCGACTGAGGCATCTTGCCGTGCACGAAGGTGTGCGAGACCTTCAGCGACTTCAGCATCGTCACGAGGTTGTCCCCGTGCCACAGCTCCTTCACGAGGATCAAGCACGGCTTCTTCTCCTTCGCGAAGCGCGCCGCCTGCTTGACGATCAGCTCGTTGCGCTTGGTGTTGAGCACGATGCCGGCCTTGTAGACGTCGTCCCAGGTGCCGTCATCGATCTCCGGCTCACGTACCTCGAGCATCCTAATGGTCGGCTTCGCGCTCACGCCAAGCTCGATCAACTTGGCGTTGCTGACACGCGCCACGACCGGACCAACGGCAGCTTCGACCATCAGACCATTCTCGTTGCCGAACGGCGTGCCCGACAGGATGAACCGGAACTGTGCCTGGATGCGGTTGATGAGCTTGTACCAGGTCGTCGCCTTCGTGTGGTGACCTTCGTCCACGAACAGCACCTTGATCGTCTTGAGGTACTGCGCGATGAGCTTCATCTTCGCGGGATGACCCTTGCGCGTGAGGCTCTGGATGGTGGCTACGGTGATGTGCTTCGGGTTGAACTGCCCGTCGCCGATGATGCCGATGTGCTCTTCGATCGTGCCGAGGCGCTTCGCGATGCGCTCACGCGCCTGCACCAGCAGCCCCTTCTTGTGGACAAGGAACAGCGTGCGGTGCTCACCGAGCACCTTGATCATCGCGCTGGCAACCTCCGTCTTGCCGGCGTTCGTGGCGAGCCACAGGATGCCGTGGCCGCGCGTGAGTGCCTTCCGTGCGCTCTCCAGCTGGTAGTCGCGCAGCGTGATGCCTGAGAGCATCCCAGGCTTCAGGCGAGACAGGTCCGGTGCCGGCAGCTTCTCGCGCTTGTCCACGACCTTGACCGTGTAGCCGGATTCCTTGAGCAGAGCCTTGACGCGCGGCTTCAAGCCGGCAGGGAACGTGCCGCCGGTGTCCTCGCCACCTGTGTAGAAGAGGTGCCGCCGGCCGTCCCACAAGCCGCTGCGCACGCCTTCCACGAAGTGCGAACCCGGGATCTCCACCGCGAGCGCGTCGTCCACCAGGCGCACGACCTTCTTCTGCTCCTTGGCCGTGCCGCCCTTGAACGAGAGCTGGCAGCGCGTCCAGTTCATGAAGGTGATGACGACCTTCACCGGCGCACGACCTTCGTCATGTAGATCGGACCGTCATCCAACGTCTTGCGAATCCAAGCAGCGAGGCTCATGCCACTTTCCTTGGCACGAGCCTCCCAGCGCTTTCGCTGCTCCTTGGTGCAGTTCAGTAGGTACGAGTCATCCATATCCTACGAGCTATACCTCAGATATATGTCCTATGTCAAGTCCGCGCTGGTGGACCGTCGACGTTCACGGCTCCAAGTAGAACAGGAACCACTGACCGGAACCACCCGGGTCCCAGAACAGGTTCACCACCGACGCACAACTCGGATCCGTCTGGATGAACGTCAACTGGTCGTTGATGTCGTAGCTCGAACGCATCTTGAACTTCGGAACGGCCATAGTCTTCTCCCTTCGCCCGACCCTACGGTTGCAGCTCGCACAGTACGACACGCACCGTGGTCGAGACGCCTGCCTGGCGGGTGATCTGGATCGCCGTGATCGGAGCGACCGTGGCCATGATGAAGCACACCTTACCCGCCGGAATGAGTTGAAGCGTGCCGTGACTGCTGGTGAGTGCCACCTTGACGTCTTGGCTCGCACGAACAAGGACGACGTGCGCTTGCGCGAGGTCCCCGAGCGAGACCGCCTCCGCCGTGTCGGCGTCGAGTGAGATGGTCTGCGCTAACTTGCGCTTGACGTTCATGGTCTCGTTGAACGTCGAGCTGATGTCGAAATCGGCGGACGGATCGGTGTCCGTTGCGCCGTGGATGACGCTGTAGCTACCCTTGAGGCTGAACGTGTCCGACATGAAGTCCTCCTAATCGTCTTCGGTCTTCGCTCGCTTCTGAACCTCCTCTACGTGGTGCACCATCGAGGTGTCGTCCCACGCATCAGCCATCACCGGGACAGCGTCGTCGATGTCGACAGCAAGCTGTTTCAGATCCTCGGTGACGGTCTCGATCTCGCTGTAGCTCGCTGCCGAGCGTTGCTCGAGGTCGGCGAGGCGTAGTTCTGCGTCTGAACGAAGACGCGGGCGATTGGTGTTCGGCATCGCCTTTGAGGCGACCACTGCCATGGCTCCACTACGTGTCATCGCGTCCTCCCCCGACATCCGAATCACGTGCCGGACGCATCCGACGTACGGCCGACCCCATGACGTCCTTCAACGCTGTGGTCAGCTGGTTGTACTTCTCGAGCTGGTTCTCCGTCTTGGTGATGTAGCGCTCTTCGAGCTTCTGGTACTCGATCTTGGCTTCCTTGCGTTCATCCTCACATGCCTTGCGCTCGTTCGCCAACTGCACACGCCAGGACTCGCGCTCCGCTGCAAACACTGCCCGCTCCGCCGCCAGCTCCTTGCTGTGCTCCGTCTCCTTCTCCTTCAGCTCTGCCTTGTGCCGAGCACGCTCCTTGCGCGTGTCCTTGTACATGGCGATCATGCCGATGATGCACAACGCGGCCAGCGTACCCAACGGTCCATAGACCGCCAGGTTCGTGACAGCGTCAACGGTGAGCTTCGCGGGCTCCATCATGCGGATCCTACGCTACCGCGGCGTGCGCCGTCCAGGCTGCCGTAGCGGCGGCGGACTTGACACCGAAGCTGATGATGCCGCTCGTTGCGAGCAGCTCGGCGGACACGCCCGGCTTGAGCACCGAGAACGTGACGCCGTTGTCGGTGGTGTACAGCAGGTTGTTGGTAGCGTCCTCGTTGTTGATGACGAGACGACGCGCGAACGACTCACGACCGCGTCGATCCTTGATGCGGACGAACGCAACTGTCGTCGTAGCCGTCCCGCTGAATGGTACATCTTCACCGTAGTTGAGCGACATGACAGAGCCTCCTTTGCTGGCGTTTACGGGTGATCGTACGTGATCTCCACGCTGTAGAACTCTTGACCAGAAACTTGTGCGGTGACCTGCATGTTGATCTGCTCACCGGCAATCAGTGTGTAGTTGATTGACGACAGCGTGCGATTCTGGGTGGTTCCCGTACCAACAGTGGCTTCGGTATCCGTACCACCCGGTGCTGCGCCTCTGGGTGCGCTTCCCGCAAAGGTGCTGATGCTGATCGACATGGCAGAAGCATTACTCGCTTTGAAGAAAAACCACTTGTACGACAAGATACGGTCACCGACCCTCAGCGGAATAGGAGACACAATCGTGTTGTTGGGTTGAACACCCCAACCACTCCAAGCCGTGCCTGGAATGCCACCAGATCCTTCCATCTTGAGTGTTGTCGACAAGCTACCAGGGCGAAAAGAGGAGGCATGCAACGTGATGACACGAGCACCGTGCTTCAAGTCAGCGGTGTTCGTCAGCGTCAGGTTCTGCCCCGAAGGAATCGTGATGCCGAGGCTTGCCGTCAGCAACGCAAGGAAGGTCGCCGTTGCGTTGACAGTCAACGCGTCACCGGAAGCGTTCCCGAGCGTCACGTTACCGTCTGCGACAAGAGCAGCCGTGCCGTTCAGGTGAAGAGAGCTTCCGCTCGTGACGTCAACGTTGTTGAACGTCGCGCCTCCCGTGAACACCGAAGTCGCGTTGACGGTGAGGCCATCCGCGCCGGTGTCTCCCAGCGTGACGTTGTCGTGTGCGGTCAACGAACCGGTTACGGCCACGCCAGCCAGCGCAGTGAGCAACCCGGCGACTTGCAGCGTGCTGTCGAACTGCGAGGCGCCGTGAAAGAGACCGGCCGTCAGGTACTCGGACAGCTGCGCGATGCTGGAGGAGTGCTGCGTCCACGCTTGAAAGTTGTTCGCCGAGGTCGGAGGTGAAATTGCCGAGCCCTTCCAGACCGCCTGCCCGATCATGTACGCAAGCGCCTGCATCATGTCGGTAAACGTCTTGATGGAACCGTTCACGAAGGGCGTCGTCGGTGCCACAGACGGCGCTGCCGGAACGGTGAGCCTGTTGACGATGTCGGTGCCGTTCGGTGCCGTCGTAGCGTTGTACCCAGTCATCGTGATCGTGCCGGTGCCACCGTTCGTTGCGATGCCGATGCAGCAGAGCGCTGTCGTCACGCCGTTGACGACAGCTTCCGGTACGACGCTGCCGGCAACACCTGGAAGTGCAACCAGCGAGACCTGACCCTGGTACGCCGTGTCCATCGCGCCACTGGTTTCCACGAACGGAGACGTCACTGACAGGAAGCGACGACGTGCGTTGTCGGTGGTGACCTCGCTGTAGTACGCGTAGATCTGGTAGGTCCCAACGGGGATCGCGAGGTCGAGCGTCACACCCTGCGGCTTGATCAACAAGCCGCCGTCCGAGTCCACGGCAACGCCAACGTTCGTGCCGACGCGAACCTTGCCGTCAGTGGAGCCGGTTGGGTTCAGCGTCAACTCGAAGCCTGTACAGATCAGGCCGATCGTTGACGGGCTACCGGCTGTCGCGCGCGGTGTGCTGTGTGCCGCACGCATGGACGCTTTCGCTTGCTCACGTGGAGCACGGCTCTGCGCATCGGCGTCGCTGGTGTCGAAGCGCTCGTTGGACTGGTAGCGTGGACGCTTGGGGTTAACGATAGATCCAGCCATTGGGTGCTCCTTTCAAATCAGTTCGATGCGCATGACGATGCCGGCAGCTCGGACGAGAAGGTTCATGTAGAACGTCACGATGTCAACAAGACCAAGACCCGTGAAGTATACGCGAAAATCAGCCTGTGGGGTGGTGATACCTCCCACCTCTTCGATCGCTCGAAGGATGTAGCCCGAGGAGCTGCTCGCGATGTTCGACTTGTCGAGCACGATCTGCGTCTGGTTGGTGGTCGCGTTGTAGGAGCCGATCGAGACCAGCGTGTAGTCCTCGACGCGGTCGACGAACGTCAACGTGACGGTGTCACCGATGCGGAGGAAGCCGCGTGCATCTCCAAGAACGAGGATCGAGTTCGTCGGAAGAAGCCCCGCAGACGAGACGAAGGTGCTGTTGTAGTCACCGTTCGAGAGGTAGTCGCCTTGGTATGAGGTGACTCCGTCACCCGGGATTTCGATGACGAAGAGGCCGCCGCCTGCCGGGATGGTGCCTCCGGTTACGAGCACCGTCGTCGTGTTCGTTCCTGAGCTGTAGACAGCGGAGTTGACGGTGAACGTGTTCCATACGCCACCGAAGAAGATTTGGATGCTCAACCCGTTCAGCAACGGCGTCGACGCACCTTGCGTCAGGTCACCGGTCGCAGTGAACACGTTTGACGGCCCAGCTGGCACCATCGCGTAGCCACTGATGCCGTGCATGTACGTTGCGTTCGCGTTGGTCGCGCCGATGAGGCTGAACGGGATCTCGAGCACAACCTCGTTCGCGTTCGGCTCGTAGACTTGCCACGCGCGTCCACCCGCCGTTTCGATGTCGGCTTGCGAGCCGAACACCGCGGTGAGCACCATGAACGTCGTGAATTTGATCGTCTTCGGCTGCCACGCGAGCACCGGAACGAGCTTGCGGAAGATCTCATCGTCATCGGTCTGGGGTGGACGTGGCACACCGTAGTTGCCACCGATGACGGTGAGCGAGTCACCTTCCGCGGTGTCGAGCAGGAACGAACGCTTGAGCGTCTGGATCGCAGAACGCGGCTGCGTCGTATCGAGCCCGGTCGGTGACGGTTGAACGTCGACGAGTGGAAAGACGAAGCTCGGCGTGGTCATGCAATGTTCCCCGCTGCGTCAACTGCGATGACGCGAAGCACTGGCGTCTGCTGCCATCCGCCGTCTCGAAGGACGCGGAACTCCCACCCGCCAGTAATGGTGGTCACGGTGTTGTTCGGTCCGCTGTACGCCGGACCGAAGCTCTCGCCGTCGTAGATGACTTCCCATGCGTTCGGCTTCGAGAACACCGCGTACAGAATCACGCGACGCATCGCGATGGTGTCCGTGACGTCGACCGTGATGACGGTCTGCCGCGTGATGGGTTGACCTGGCGTCGGCGTCACGATGGTGATGACGGGAGGTGTGGTGTCACCGCCGCCACCGGTTGTGGTGATGTTGAACGTAGCGCCTGGCGTAGCAGTAGGCGACCGCGATGCTACTGAGCCTTCGGAGTAGCTGGCGAAGTAGGAGCGCGTGTTGTCCATGACGTTCACGCTGAAGTGCCCGGTCGCGTCCGTCGTCGTCACGGTAACGAGCTGCGTCGGGTTGAGTGGGTCGGTGGTGTCACGCGCGTAGATCTCGATGACCTTGCCTGCCGGTGCCGGCAAGCCCGCGATGTTCAACAATCCAGCCACCGGGAACGTGATCTGATGATACGTGTACCAAATACCCCACGACGCGTTCAAGCTGCTCTGCGTCGACATGATCGTGCGGCGCTTCGCAACCGGATCGAAGCGCGTACCACCGAAGTGCGTGCGGTTGTACAGACCGGTCACACCGATCCAGTTCGGCGCCGTGTTCGAGACGAGCTGTGACGCGGTCTGCGCGACCAGACCCCAACCGTTGCTGTCGAACTCACCAGGCAACTGCTCAAGTGCCAGGTTGAGGCCGATGTTGCCAGCTGTGCTGAAGACTGCCTCGAAGAGGACCCCGCTGAACTTGTACGGTGGTGCGATGACTGGCGGATGGAGAACACCTTCACGCGTGAGTTCCACCGAGTTGACGGTCTGCGCTGAATCGAGTCCTCGCGCGTGGAAGTAAACCGGATGGTTGCCCTTGTCCGCGTCCACGCTGATACCTGCGGTGTAGTTGATGATCGCGTAGCTACCGACCTGCAACGTACGACCGACACCGTAGATGTCGAACGGGATCCTGTTGATGCCGCGATTGAGGGTGATGCCACTCGAACCGATGTCGAGGCGTTGAACCACGAGCACCGTGCCGAGGCTGGCCACGCCGGGTGACCAAGTGCGTGGAGGCTGCACGCCGGCACGCTTGACAGAGATACCGGACGAACTCGACACGGACTCGTAGCAGCAAGCACCCGATTGCACCATCGTGACAGGTCCAGGCTCCTGGATGTCGAGCTGCATGATCAGGTGCTGCCAGTTGAACGGCTGCGCGGACGATCCAGTGCCACCGACAACGCTGGCATCAGCCACCGCGTCGTACGGCACGCCGGTGTACGGGCTCGTCAAGTCAGCGATCGAGAGCGGAACGATCGCTTCGTACATCGCCAGACCGCTACCGGAGAGCGTCGCTGCATGATCGTACGTGTACGTCACGCAAAGAAAACCGCCGGCCCAGGTGAGCTTGTTCGTGGTCGTTGCGTCGCAGCGCATGCTGAACGTGTGCGGTGTCGCCGGGTTCAAGGTGGCGGTCAGATCCTGCTGGTGACGCCACTCCTGCGAGCACAGCAGCTGCTGGTTGATGTTCGCACAGAGCGTTGCTGCACCGCCGTCGATCGAGATCTCCGGCGTGAAGCTGTTCGTCGCAGCACCTGCGTCGTTGCCATGAAGGCACAACCAGATCTTCTTGTAGACCTTCCCTGACTCCGGGAGGATGGTGTTGAGCGCTGGGATCTGGCTGCTCGGTGCCGGCGTGATGCCATCCGTTCCAATTTCCTGCTGCGTCGTGGTGAGGAACGTCGAGTGCGAGTGAATCGGGAAGCGGATGGTCTTGCAGCGCGTGTTGTTCGAGACCGTTTCGTTCGGGTTGAAGCCGTAGGTCACGTACAGCTCGAACACGTGCCCGTTGACCTGCGATGCAGCAGACGTGGACACGGCACACTGAAGGTTCAATGTGTTCTGCGTCGAGCTGAGCCCGAAGGCGTCCTCGAAGAGATCGGTGATGTCGAAGTCGATGTTCTGCACCCAGGTGCGTGATGCCGTTGCCGCCACCGTTACGACTTGATCGTACGTACGAGCCACGCTTCCGAGCTGAGCGACGATGCGGGTGCCTGTGAAGTTGACCGCCGTGGTGGCTTGCTCATTGCGAAACCACACGCGCAAGCGCACGCTGTGAAACACGCGCTCTGCACGCTCTGGGACGGAGATCGTCTGCGACTCCGATACGTAGAGCGTTGACGATGAAAGCGTCGTGTTGGTCGCAACAGCACCACCGACGTTCGTGTTGAACATGAACTGCGTGGTCTTCTTGACGAGGTACGACACCTCGCTGAAACCGGCAGTCGCTGTCGGTTGACCCGGTATCTCGTAGCAGCTCGACTTGTTCGCCGCATCGCCACCGAGCTTCGCTGACAGCGAGGCGCTGTGACCCATGAAGCGTGCGGTTGGCCAGAGCGCACCATCGCGCCACGATTCCTGCACGGATTCGTCGCGCCTAACCTTGTCGAGACGATCGCTACCGTCGAGCAGGTTGCGTAGACCGCCGGTCTGGAGGATCTGACCACCCATGTTACACCGCCTTTCGTGTGAGCTTTCCACCGTTCGGTGCCACGAGTTCCACGTCTCGTAGCGGCGTTGCCAACTCGACGTCCTTCGCCGGAACGACGACGATCTGATCCTTCGGCTTCATGCTGTTCTTGATGAAGTCGCGTGCGTGGTCGAGCGCATCGAGGCACCACTGTGGATCGGCGATCGGACCCGTGATGGTGAGCGCACCGCTCGCGTGAAGCGTGATGACGAGCTGAGCAGCGACGACATCACCAGCAGGCGACATGTGATCCGGCAACGCGTCCTTGCCTGAACGAACAGGGTTCGCCATGGCTACTCGTCCACCACGCAGGAGATGTCGCAGACCGGCGCGGTGGCGATGATCCACGTGATGATCGAGTTCGAGGTCGGGATGCCGAGACCGCGCGGAAACGTTGCGATCGCGCCGACACCGATGGAGCCGGCACACGGCAACCGCCGGTTGAAGTTGCTCGGGATGGTCGGCGCCGTGCCCCAGGCCACCGCCGCAGTGGTCTGCGCAGCCGGCGCGTTGCCGTCACCTTCGTCGACGAACGTCTGCGGCGTCGTCGGCGTAACCCCGATGGCAGCCGGCCGCCCGATGCCGTAGACGCCAGCCACCGCGGTGACCTGCGCGATCCACAGCTCCATGATGCGCGGCTTGTTGCCAGAGGTGCTGCGGACCTCCCAGGACGGATTCGCAGCGGCGGTCTGCGTGGTGCGAAGTGCGAGTGCGTAGAGGGACATGATGTGCTCCTTATGCCGTGGTGCTGTCAGTGATGAGCCCGAGATTGGCGAGCGCGGTCAGCAGCGAAGCGAGCGCCGCGTTGCCGCCACGAGATCCCGTAACCGTCGGCTTCACGGCAGGGGTGGCGGAGAAGAAACCGATCTTGGTCGACAGGTGACGAATGCTACCGTCGGTACCGAAGTCCATGATCGTCTGGTTGCCCGTCGTGTAGCGCAAGCGAAGCACGCCACCGGAGCCAGTCGGAAGGTCGAAGCCGTAGACGTTGGTGGCGCCCGTGTTATCGGCCAACGCCAACGCATGACCGCTGGCGCTCGACTCAGCCTTGATCGAAACGCCGACGCCTGACGCGCCGGACATGAAGAAGTCCTTGTCGATCCACCAGCGATCGATCGGTGTCGAGTCGTGAACGACGAGCGCCTTCCCGGTCTGAGAAGGGCCGACGCGGAAACGCGCGGTACCCATCGCAGGCTCGGCATCCGATGCTGCGACCTGAAACCGCGCCGAGCCGTCTGGCGGCGTCACGCCGAGACCGAGTGTCGGCGACAGTGCACCGCGATGCTTCCAGTACAGCAAGTCGGACGACGACGTGGTCGCGAGCGTGACGCGCAACCCAGAAGCTGTCGCGGTGGCGTTCGCCGACATCGTGAGCGTGGTGAGGCCGCCGACAGCGATCACGGTCGTACCGTTCGGAATGCCGGTGCCTGTGACGGTGGCACCGATGAGCACGCTGGTGAAGTTACCGTCGCCGGGACTGGTCAGCGTGGCCGATCCGTTGGTCGTCGCGCCATCGCTGATGGAGAAGCTGACGCGCTGACCACGCTCGACGTAGTCACGAGAAGTCGGCGCGTTGGCCACGTCGACGCCCTCGAACCACTGACCACGGAAGCCGATGTGATCCGTCTCCGGCCCGACCGTCGGGCTACCACTGTTGGTGATGTGCAGGCTCGTCACCGTCGTGGTCGACGGAATGTCGAGCGTGCCGGTTCGGAGGTACAGCTGGATGCTGAGAAGCGCGGCCTTGGCAAGACCAGCGTCCACTGCCTCCCACCCTTGCGTCGCGATCGGCGGAGGGCTGCGACCAGGTGCGTCGGCTTTGTCGTCCCAGAGCGCGGTGTTGTCACGGAGAAAGTCGGTCATGAGCGATGCTCCTTCGTTACTGAGACGACAGCTTATCACCGTTGGGCAGGAAGTCGTCGCTGCCGAACAGACCTCCGATGTCGTTGTCTACCGAGCCGATGACCGTGAGGACGTCGCTTAGCCCAGAACCCCAGGAAGTGTCCCACGGATGCTTGAGCAAGCCGCGCATCAGCTTCCCCTTGTAGTTGTCCTCGGTGCCGTCGAGAACATCGAAGGCTTCCACGGCGATCGACGAGACCACGAACGCACGCGAAAGGTTCGAGTTGATGCCGATCGCAGGAGGCGGCACCTGATTCGCAGCCGTATAGTCGACGTCGAACGCCATCACCGTCATCGTGTCACCAACGCCGAACATGAACGGCAGGGTCGCCGGCAGGATGCCGTTGGTGCCGACGAACGCGCTCTGACGAAGCGTCGGAAGCGGCACAGGATCATCGAAGAGCGGCGTGGTGCCTGTCTGATCGATCTGCATCGCCACGTACAGCACGCGCGTTGACGCCGGCACCGTGTGTGGAAAGGATCCGGACACGGTGGTCAACGATGTGCTCGTCCCGGTCACAACCGCCCCAACACTTCCAGCTGGTGCGAAGAAGCCGCTCGTGAACGACGCGCTCGGCAGTGTGAAGTTCGGAGGAGTGAACACAGGCGTGAACGTGTCCCAGCTTCTTGCGGCACCGCGCACAGCGAACATGATGCCGGCCATGGTTGTGGAAGCGAGGTACGTGAACGCGTAGAACGTCGGGTCGTCCAGCTCGACGTACTTGAAGGCCCAGATGACCCGGTTCGTCGCAGTCTGCGTGAAGCCAGCGTGTTGCCAACCGGTCGGCAGCGGGAGCGCGGTACGGAAGTCGGTCGCGTCGTTAGCCGCGTCGTTCATGATGATGAACGCAAAGAGCAGCAGGTCACCCTCTTGCGCGATAACTTGACCTGCGTCTACCGGCACGCTGATCAAGAGCTGCGTTGACGGGTTGACGCTTGTAAGGGTGACGCCGATGACTTCTGTCGACATTAGATGATCACCACATCGGTGTCGCTAATGCGGATGAGCTGGCCGCTCGACACGATGAAGTTGGAGGTTGGGTCGATGACCGCCACGTCGTCGACACCTGGTAGCGCCTTCACCAGGCGGATGATCTCGCTGAGGATGACGTTGTCACCGATGCCAAGCGAGTTGATGTACGTCTGCACCGCGACCTGCACGGGGCTTTTGAGCTGTGCGTCGGTGAAGCCGCGTGCTGCGACGACCTTGATGGTGAACGTCCGCGTGACGACGTTCGGCACGGTGACGACGCATTTCGTGCCCATGGCTCGCAACCCCGGGAAGTCCACGAAGTCGGTTGCGTCGCCGTTGACCAGTCGCTGCACGTACGCCGCGAGGCCGGTGCTGTACTGGTACGCGCCGAGCCCCGGTGCAGCGCCATCGCTCGCTGCAACGAGACCGTCATGCGCCACAAGCGCAGCAGCCAGCTCGACGTCACCAGTCGCCTCGTTGAACGTGAAGTCGGTGCCGGGAATCAGCGGCGTCGCACCGAAGTTGAAGATCGAATAGCTGCCTGACGACGGCGTGGCACCGCCAGCGCTCACCGTGTACCGGATCGCGGTGTTCGACGTGATGAGGTAGAACTGGTTGTCGTCCGTCTTCAGGTAGTACCCGACATACGCATTCGCGGTGAGCGTCTTCGACGAATCCTCCAAGAAGTTGGCGCCGACCAACGTGCTCACGCCGCGATCGAGACTCTTGAAGAGTCGCGGTGTGACGTTGCCCGTCGCTGACACGTTGTACGGACCAAGCTGGCTCAACCGACCACGACGATCTCCTGGTTCTGCATCCGTGATGAGCACATCGCGTCCAAGGAACGGTTGCTGCCCAAGCGAGAAGTTGAGCGTGCCGTCGGTGACGTAGAGCAAGCAAGCACCAGGTGACACCGGCTCGATGATCTGAGCGAACGCAACCGTTGCACCTGTTGCCGGGTCGGTCGCACCGCTCACCAACGTTGTCACGGCGAGCGGCGTCGCGCGCGTCAGGCTCTGGATAAAGTCCTTGAGCCGCTGACGGTACGGGTCGTCCTTCTCACGATCGACACCTCGAGTGGCCGCCACCGGATTGGTGACCGTCGCGTTGGAGAATGGCGGCGCGAGCCAACGCGTGATCGTACTGGAACCGGCTCGTGTCTCGAACCCGACGTTCTGCGACTCGACGTCGATGAGGTCGGTCACGAAGTCACCATCGAACAGCGTGCCTGCCTCGGTGGTGCGGAAGTCGATCTCCTTGGTGGAGTCGGTCGCAGGAACGAACGGCACGAGACCGGAAGCGATGGTTCGATTGGATCCAGTCGTCCCTTGCACGACCACTGTTCCAGCAGGGTGCGCGAACGTCGTCCCGAGACCGAGGGTAAGCGTGTCGCCGCTTCGCGTGAACGAGCGCTTCTCCTCATTCACGGTACCGCGCTCTAGGATGACGGTGCCCGACGTCTGCCAAGCTGCGCCTGTGCCGACGGTCAGCAGCACCGTCGTACCGCCGATGGCGATGCTCGTCTGAACGACCGATCGCACCGACACGCGAACAACAACAGCGCCAGCCGCGTGCCCGCGCTGAAGCGACGACGTGCTGCCCACCGGCACGTACGTCATCACGTTGCCAACGCGCGTGTAGATGACGGTCTCTGCGTTGCTCAATCCTTGATCGAGGGTCACGGTACCTGACGTCGGGAACACCGACAGGTCGTCACACGTGAACGTGGTGTCACCGACGACTGCATCGAGCGTCAGGCGTGCGGTGAGCAAGAGCGTGCCGTCGCCAACCACGATCGAAGAGATCGAAGTGTTCGCCGGTCGACGCTTCAGTTCTGGGAAGATCTCCGCGCCGAGGTCCAGCGCACGACGATCGAGGTCATCGCCTTTGCAGTTGTCGATGTTGAAGAGCTGCTCCAGCTTCGACATCTGCACGTACTGGTCGGCATCGCTGAACGCCGAGCACTCCAGCACGGTGCGCAGCCCGCTACCCGGCAACACGTCGGCATCAGAGCCGCGGCGCCGCCGAGCGCGAGCAATCATCGTCGCGAGGATCTCTGGAAACGTCTTGTAGCGTAGTGCGGTCATGCGTTACCCCAGGGTGACGGTGATTGGACGAGCCTTGACGGTCTGGATCGGCTGCACGTTAGCAGAAAACCGGTACTGGTCGCCGACCATGTCGATCTGCGCGTTCTTCACAGCCTGCACTCGAGGGTCCGAGAGCAGCGACCGCCGGATGAAGTAGGAGTAGAAGAGCGCAACGTCCAGCGTCGACGGACGACCGATCGGATGCTCGACGCCGTACGACGGGTGGAACGGGTGGTCACCGACCTCGGTGGTGAGGCGCAGCATCATCTGCTGCATGAAGTTGTCCTGCCCACTCACCCACACCAGGTCGTTGCGCGAGCTGAAGACCAGGTCGCACTTGCCCTTGCTGTTGAACTTCACCAAGAGATCGGTGCCGAAGGCGCGCGTGTCCGGCGTCACCGGCTTGCGCGGATCGAACGTCACCATGTTGAGCGTGTACGTGTCACCCACGGCGAACGGTAGCGTGAAGGCGATGTTCACCGTCAGTGTGTCCTCGGTGTTGCTGATGACGATGCGCGATTCGGTGGCGCTCGCGTGCGTCACCGTGATCGTGTAGCCGATCCATTGATCGACACGCCACGGCAGGTCGAGGTTCTTGTCGATGACCTGGTTGGTCAGCCCGAGCATCGACACGGTGTGGCTGAACGTCGGCGCCGGCTCACCGGAGACGTCGCCAAGTTGAGCCTTCTTGGTCGGATCCGGTACCAGGATGTAGTCGCCGTACGCCAGCGTGTTCGACGGACGTGCACCGGAGTCCGGGACCACGTACGGGTGCGTGAGGTCGTTGATGATCACGAGGTCGATGAAGCGATTCGCGTCGCCAAGCTCGCGACGCGCGATGTCGTAGATCGTCTCGCCGTCAAGCACCACCACCGTCTTGAGCGCAGTGGTGCCTGCGATCCTGCGGATGTCCGTGACCAGGCCGAGACCGCTCGAACCGGTGAACGGGTTCGCGTCTGGTGTCGCGGTTCCTCCGTCTGGGAAGGCCATCAGATCAGTCGTCGCGCCGGCCTTCATGCGACCAGTAGAGAACTGCTGGTTCGTCAGCAGGATGTCATTGCCCTTCTTCTGCGACTGGACGCCGATCTGATCAGCCATGTGAAGCACAAGGTCCGAGGCTTCGAGGTACCACTCGTTCAGCTCACGCTTGATGTTGTCCGCAGCGTAGAGATTCGCGGTCTCGACCATCCCGGTCAGCGTGTTGTCGGCTTGAGCAAGCAGCACCAGCGCCGTGTCGAACAACGTCTTGGCGGTGTCGTGGAAGTCCTCGAAGAAGCCGACCACATTGTTGATGGCGTTCACCGCGCTCTGGAAGCCGCGCTGCACCGCACCCGCGGTGTGCTTGATGAACGTCAGGCCGCTCGTGACCATCGTCTTGAGCCTCGCGATGCTCTGAAAGAAGCCGCCGGCAGCCGACGCTGGTCGCACCCAGTGAACAGGAAGCGGCGGAGGATCCGCGCTGCGTTCGGAGAGCCGCTCGGTGATCGCAGTGTCGGCCAGCTCGATGCACTTGAACGCGATGTTGTACTCGAACGTGAACGGCTTGCGTGCCGAGCGCGTCATGATGAAGGAGTCGGGCTCGATGCGCCAGAAGTCGTCGTTCTTGAAATCGAAGTAGTACATCTTCACGTCCGTGCGACCCGTGCGCAGCTCGAAGCCGTACAGCCGGAAGAGGTAGCGCAGATCGTGGAACGCCTTGAAGCCGGAGATCGCCGCGAGCTTGGTGTCCAGCTGCGGGTCGTTCGGCACCAGCGAGCCGCGAAGCGTCGGCAGCGTGCTGACCGTGCTCGTGCGCTTGTACGGTGCTGGCAGGAAACCGGTCTGCCCGCTGATCGTGCCGTGCTTCAGCACCTGACCACGGCGCTCGATGACCTTGCCACCGCCTTGCGCCAAGCGCACCGAGGTCGCGAACGGCTCGTTGAGGTTGACGTTCTGCGGGTTGATGTTGAGCACGACGTACCGGCCAGGCGAGCTGTTGTCGCTGCCGCTGAAGTCGAGATCCGCCGCGGTCTCGCCGTCGTACAGCATGCAGAAGCCGTACTTGTACGACTTGTTGAACCGCAACGCGAACGATGCGTCGGGCTGTGTCGGTGGGATGAAGGCGGGCATGATCGTGTGCTCCTAGAGGATCGGTGCGAGCGTGCCTGGAGGGAACGTTGCGAAGCCTGCGGTGATGACTTCGCTGTAGAATACCGCAGCCACGTTCTGCGTGGCGTCATTCTTGCTGAGCGCGCTGCTCGTGTTCGACGCGAACACGGACGTCAAGCCAACAACGAGCCCAGCATGCGGCGGCGGTGTGATTGCCGTCGAGCCGGCGAACGCGCCAGCCAAGAGCGCAGCGACGGCTGCCCAGAAAGCGACGACGCCGTTGAACATGATGGTAGCGCCAGCACCTGACGCGCTCATGCCGACGAGCGCTGCCTGCATGGCTGCCTTGCCTGCTGTGACCGCGGCTGGCGTGATCGTGGCTGGCCCGGCTTCTGCGTCTGCCGCAAACACGCCGTAGGCGTTCACGAAGTTCACGATCGCCGCAGCCTCGGTCGCGACAGGCGAGAGGTTCTGAAGCTCGAGTGCCAGCGTGTCTGGGTTCATCGCCACGGTCACACCTCCTGTGTCGTGAACGACATGTTGCTGAGCAGATCGTCGAGCTGGCTTTGCAGCTGCTGCAACGTCGTCTGCTGTGGCGGCAGCATCGGACCACTCGGTCCGACACCGGTTGGGTATGTTGCAGCGAGCAACGCCGTGATCAAGTTGTCGAGGAACGTCTTGAGCTTCTGACCAAGCACCAGGTTCTCGGTAGCGCCGTCCGCGCCGATGAACAGATCCTTCCCAGAAGCCGGCGTGAGCTGGATGTGACCGTCATCGAAGAACTTGATGAGCGACCCGCTCTTGTGCGTGATGGTGTACTGGCCGAGCTTGTCGATCTCGATGCTCGTTCCGTTGTGCGTGGTGAACCGGCGATCACCCTGTTCGAGCGTCGCGCCGTACTTGGAGAAGGTGTGCGTGAGCACGCCGAGGATCACCGGTCGCGACTGCGAGCCTTCGATGAACCCAACGAGCACACGATCACCATCGGTGTTGATGGCCGGCGTCTGCTTAGAGATCTGCTGCGTGCCGCCGGTACGGAGCTTGGTCGCTGGACGAAGGATGTACTCGTCTCCGTTCTCGAGACCTCCCATGATGTTGACGCGTCGGCAACCAGGGACAGCGGTCATCGTCTGGAGGTCACGGCACGTGTACTCGACGTAGCTCCGCGAACGGTTGCCGTCCTCATCGACGAACTTGCGATCGATGACGACCATCTCGCGCAACCCGATAGCGGAGAAGTGCGGCGTCGCGCCGGTGAGCTGATGATGGTCGTCCTCGGTGCCGGCTTGCACCGGAGTCCCGTCGTATGCCACGCCGTTCATCAGACATCCTTCTGCTGGTTGATGATCACGCCACCAGCTTGCGTATTAAGGTTGAAGCCGGCTGCGGTGAAGCGTCCGTACGGATCGAGCTTGGACGGGATGTTCGCGCCGGTCGGCTTCCAGAAGAGGTTGTTCACGAGCTTGCCGCTGTCAGCGATGTTGATGCCGCGCGTAACCGTCAGCGTGGTCGAGCTGGCGCCAGCCTCCACCGAGAAGGCATGCGCAACGCCCTGGATGTAGAAGTCGTACTCGCGTCCTTTGCGGCGGAAGCGCAACCTGTTCCCGCAACGGATGTCCGGTCGGAAGCGGCAAGTGATCGTGCCGCTGAGCATCTCCTCGTTCGCGGCGTACCACGTCGACATGTTCGACTGGTACAGCGGTCTCATGTCGACGT